AATTTATTGTCAAAGACTTATATAAATTTATTGTCAAAGACTTATATAAATTTATTGTCAAAGACTTATATAAATTTATTGTCAAAGACTTATATAAATTTATTGTCAAAGACTTATATAAATTTATTGTCAAAGACTTATATAAATTTATTGTCAAAGACTTATATCGTCAATTGACTTATATAATTTTATAGTATTAATATAAATGTCAATATTATCAGATGTATTTTATAATTATTTATTTGGTATGAAAAAAATAAAGGAGATAAAAAAAAATGATACTGACAAATTTTATTATTTATCATTAATCAAAGAAACAGAAGGTTGGTCTATACACGGTTTATGGCCACAATATAATAAAAACCAATATCCTTCATTTTGTAGAGAAGTCAATTTTGATATAAATAAATTGGAACCAATATTAAAAGATTTAAATGAGAAATGGTATAGTGAAGATAATAAAAATGAAAATTTTTGGAAACACGAATGGGAGAAACATGGAAGTTGTATGTTTATAGAATTAAACGAATTGGAATATTTTGAAAAAACATTAGAATTATTTGATACTGCTTTACAAATAGATTTACCTAGTGATTTTTATAATGAAGAAACTAAAAAATGTTTAATACCTCTTACATTAGATTTTAAATTTGATATATGATTATTAGTTTCATTTTTTACTTTAGTTGTCATTTAATTTAAAATCCATTTTTTAATATCTTGTATTTTTATATTCTTATAAATTTTCATTTCTCCGTCCTCTTCATCTATGTCATATTCTACTATATCAAAAGTATTTTTATTTTTTCTTTCAATATATCCTTCTATTTCTATGTCTTTATCTTTATCTTTATTTTTGTCTTTATTTTTTTTTTTATATTGAACTATATCTCCAACATTTATATTATTTGTTTTAATTAATTTATAATCATTTAATCTACACGGGTATGGGGTAGGTTTATTATATCCATAAAATAGTATCTTTTCAGTTTTTTGAATATTTTTAGTATTTTTATTTTTTTTAAACCATAAATATAAATCAAACAGATAATTATCATTTTTTAAATAACAATATGGAGGAATATATATATTATTTAATGGTATAACAACATTATTTAATGAATTATCGTCAATTAGAATTGTATTTTTATGATTAAAAATTTTAGAATAAAATTTATTTTCATATAAAAAATCTAAATTTTTATTAGGTAATCCGTTAAAATTAGATAAAGTAAATTTTTTATCATTTTTTATATCGTTAAATTTTGTTATTTTATGATCATAATAAGTTCTACCAATTATAACATTTAACTTATTATATAGTTCTTCGGGTAAAATTTTTTTTAATAATATTTCTATATATTTATCTGTTCCCGATGACCATATACCAACATTAAAGTTTTCTATACAATATCTTAACAAGAATATAGCATAGTTTCTTATATATATAGTTCCTAATTGATCCTCTTTATTTATTCTTTGTGATAAAAGTTTATATTTTGTATTTTTATCTGCTCTTAATACTTGTTTATGACCTTTTTCTTCATATACTGTATGAATTAAAGTTTGGTCTATATCAAAAATAACACATAATTTATTTTTATCATTATTTTTTTTTATTACTATATTATTACCTGCTTTATTAGTTTTATTTTTATTTACAATTAATTTTTTTTTTGTATCTTTTGTTTTTTTTACTGATGATTTTTTATTAAAACTTTTTTTTTTCATTATATATATATAATATATTTAAACTAAATAAGAATAAATTAAATCATTTTCATCAATTTTCTTAAAATTAAAATTATTTTCTCTAAGTTTTTCTTCTAATTCTAAATTATATTTAGTTTCTAATCCTACTAATACATTTCCATAATTTTTATTAGTTTTTTTAATATATTCAAATCTGGTAATATCGTCTTTTTCGTCTAAAACATTTATAATAAATTTCTTAAGTTCTTTAGGTTTCTGTGAAAATTCTATAATATAATAATGTTTTAGACCTAAATAAATCAAGTTTTTCTCTAATATTTCAGGATATCTCATAATATCATTATTTCCTCCAGATAAAATACATACAATATTTTTATCTTTTATTTCTTCTTTATCTAAATAATTTAACGCACTAACACTTAAACAACCTGCCGGTTCTAATATAATACCTTCTTCTTGATATAAATTTATCATTTCGTGGCATAATAAACCATTATCTATTACTTTTATATCGTCTAGAGATAAAATATTTTTAGTAATATCAAAAGTAATACCTCCTACCTTACCTACACTTGCCCCGTCAACAAAAGTATCCAGGTTTTTTATTTGAAAAGGTTTACCTATATTAATTGCTTGATACATAGAATCGGCACCTTTTGGTTCAACACCTATAATTTTTTTATTTTTATAGAAACTTCCTAAACCGGAAATTAAACCTCCTCCTCCAATTGAAGATATAATAATATCTGGGTCTATATCTAAAGATATTTCATATCCAAGAGTTCCTTGTCCTTCAATAATATCCAAATCATTATAAGGATGGATAAATAATGAATTATTGGAATCTGAAAATTCTATTGCTTTTTTTAAACATTGGTCAAAATCATTACCATATCTAATAAGTTCCATATCAGAATTCCCGAAATTTTTAATTCTACCTATTTTCTGTGAAGAGGCTATATTGGGAACGTAAATAGTACTCTTTAAATTTAATAAATTACACGCGTAAGCAACTCCTTGAGCGTGATTTCCAGCACTCGCACATACAATATGATTTCTTACAGTTTCTTTATTATGAATCAAAGATTCAAACTGGTTAGAAATCATAGATTCCTTCAAGTTTTTTGCTTGTGATTTTTGATCTAAAATTTTTCCTTTATTAGAAATCATAGATTCCTTCAAGTTTTTTGCTTGTGATTTTTGATCTAAACTTTTTTCTAAAAAGTTTTTAATAATTTTATTTAATGAACCACGGATTTTAAATGACCTTGTTTTTTGTAAATCTTCTCTTTTTAGATAAATATTTGCTCCGTATTTTCTTGATAAACGCTCATTAAATTCTAGAGGTGTTTTATTAATGAAGGGTTTTATTTTATAGTATGATTTTATAATATTATCAATTTTAGGCATATATTATTTTAGTATAAAAATGTTAAATTATGAATTTAAAAATTAAATTTATTTTAAATTATAAAGTATGAAAAAAAATTGCCCCCTGTTTTTAATAAATAGAAGACAACGTCCAGAAAGATTATTACATACAATAAATGAATTAAATAAAGTAGGATTAACAGATTATATTATAAGAAAAGAGGCGTGCGATGTAGAAAGAGCAAAAGAATTAAAATATGAATATATAAATGAAGAAGTGGTTGATAATATTGAAAGAGAGTTAAAAAGTTGTAATATTATACCAAAATGGGAAGGTGTTGCTTGTGCCATATCACATATGGAATTATGGAAAAAAATAGTAGAAGAAAATATGAAATACGCTATTATATTGGAAGACGATAATGAAATATATGATATAGATAAATTTAACTGGGTTTATCATAACGCGTTAAAAAAAATAAAAAAAGGTGAACATTCTTCATTATTTATATCATTATGTTCCAATACAAAACCAGAATTTAAATATTTTATAGATGAAAATATATATAAACCGACGGGTTTCTTTACAGGGACATCATTTTATTTTATAAATCTTGTAGCAGCAAGGGATCTTATAAAGAAACTTGGAACAATACATTTACAAATTGATTTGGAAATATCGAATACATTTTTACATAATAATAATTTATCTAAATTAAAATTACAAATTTATGATAATACTGGCGTAAGACAAAGTAAAAAATTTTATTCAGACGTCCAATTTAATTTTTTATCAATAGACGATATTTTTAATTTATTTAGTATAAAATATAATATTCCATATGAAATGGCTGAAAAAATATATTTTTTCTTACCAAATAAAAATGATTTAAATGACTTAGGAGCATATACCAGTGTATATGGTTATTCAAATTAGTTTGATATAATAACTATTTACTTTAGGTAAATCTATTTTTTAATTGCGTTGAAATAAAAAAAATATATTGTTCTTAAAAAATATAAAATGGGTGATAATATTACGGTTTTAGTAGACGCCAAAATAGAATATACTAAACAATTAACTAATATATTGGTTCCTTATATATTTGAAGGTATTAAATCTATTTATGAAACTTCGAGGGAAGTATGTAATATGAATAATGATGGAAATATTTTAATGAGGTTTCAAGAACAATTATCTCAAATACCTAAATGGAACCAAGAAATTATAGATGAGGAATATAGCAGAATAGTTGAAAATTCAGGGTGCGATTGGTTAGATGAATTAGTAACTGCTGTTTTTCTTAGTCATACTAAAATATTAACTTCTATTAAAAGTAATAAGAAACAAAATAAAATAAATTTGAAAATACCTAAAATAGATCACTTCATACATAAATGTTATATAGAGTCAGCTAGAGAAGTATGGAAAAATCCATATTTATTTAGCGATAGATATAAACAATGCGAATATCAAAGAAATGTTAGAGATTGTAATACTATTATTAGCGATTCTATTGAAGAAACTATTAGGAAATTACTACCTGTTAAAAGTATTCTTAAAGAATATTTAGGTGATAATAGTGAAGAAAATGATAATTTTGTTCCAGAACAATATAGAGATAATTTACGGCAATTAGTAAAAAAAGAATTAGAATTAGTGAAAAATACTAAAGAAGAAACATTATTAGATTTATCAGAAGTTATTAAAGAAGATATTGAATTTGAATCAAATAAAGAAACAAAACAGGATGGAATAAAAGAATTAGATTTAACTAAACCAAAAGAATTAGATTTAACTAAACCAGAAGAATTAGATTTAACTAAACCAAAAGAATTAGATTTAACTAAACCAGAAGAATTAGATTTAACTAAACCGAGTGGAATAAAAGAATTAGATTTAACTAAACCAGAAGAATTAGATTTAACTAAACCGAGTGGAATAAAAGAATTAGATTTAACTAAACCAGAAGAATTAGATTTAACTAAACCGAGTGGAATAAAAGAATTAGATTTAACTAAACCGGAAGAATTAGATTTAACTAAACCGGAAGAATTAGATTTAACTAAACCAGAAGAATTAGATTTAACTAAACCGAGTGGAATAAAAGAATTAGATTTAACTAAACCGAGTGGAATAAAAGAATTAGATTTAACTAAACCGAGTGGAATAAAAGAATTAGATTTAACTAAACCGAGTGGAATAAAAGAATTGGAAGAAGAAAATATAAGTTGTGAAATTACTAAACCAGATAGTATTCAAGAATTTAAAGAAATAGATTTAGATTTAAATTTAGGAAATGAAGTAAATTTATCTAAAACTCCGGATGATATTAAAGATATAAATTTAATAAGTAATATAATAACTAATGATTTATATAAGAAAGATTTAGAAAGTAATGTCGAATCTCCCTTAAATGAAATACAATTGGAAGATATGAACTTTAAAAAAATGAATATTGGGGAAATGAAAGTAGATGAATTAAATTTAGATAATTTAGATGATGTATTTAGTGATACTGTCGATAATAGTGATTTAGAAATAATAAATTCAGAAACCAATGTAAAAGAAACAAAACCAGATAACGATAATATAAAGAGAATTGTTATAGATGATGATAGAAATAATTTAAAGAAATATACTAAGGACAAGAATAAATCTTTTAGATTTTTCGACTAAAAAACAAGAATACCGTCTTTACAAGACTAAGTTGACTAAAAAAACAAGAATACTGTCTTTACAGGACTAAGTTGTATAAAAACAAGAATATATACCGAATAGTTTTTATTTAATTTAGTGTGTTTAAAAATATTTTTTTATTTCTGGAAAAAATGTAAAATGAATTTAGATTTAAAGAATAACAACTATTTATTATCTTTGGTTGCAGGTATTGTAGGAACTTTAATTTATTTAGTAATTGATAAAGTTACTTCAAATAAGGAAAATAAAAAAGTAGATTATGTTAATTATATAAAGGTATTTATTATAATTATTATAACTGTATTATGTATATTAATGTATGTAAGAAGTGATACAAAAGTAAGTACTGAAAGTGTTAGTGTTAAAACAGGAGAAAGTATTCCTATGGCAGAAATAAGGGGCAGTGGAGGGGGATTACAAGAGGTTAATATGAATGAATCTATTCATACCGGGAACCCAACATTTTAAATAAACCCAACATTTCAAATATAAAAAGTTTATATATATATAAATTTTATTTATTATAAATATAGTATATTATAATAAATGAAAGGTAAAAAGAATATTTTAAGTATAATAAGGAAAATACTTAAGAATGAATATTTAACTTATTTTGTAGGATTCTTTACAATTTTGTTTGTAATGGAAATATTAAATTCACCTTCTAATAATTTAATTAAATTACTGAGATATACCTTAAACTATAGAATAGTTTTAATTTTAGTAGTATTGGGTATAGTTTTTATAGGATATTTCAATATTCCATTATCATTATTGTTATTAACTAATTTGTTATTTTTAATGAATATAAAATTTAAAGTTGAAACTTTTGCTAATAGAATTCCAGATTTAGTAGATAAAAATACATTAATTTCCTATCAAAAAAATTTTGGAGATATAAAAAAATCTGCTAAAAAAGACGAAACTGAGAAAAATATAAAAAATAAAATTAATTTCGAAAAAAATAAAAGAGAAAAAGAATTAGAAGCAAAAAATAAAGCAGAAGAAATAATAGAAAATAAAAAGGAAGAAATAGAAAATAAAAAGGTTATAGGTTATTATGAAAAGGAATTAAATGTTAAAAATACTGAAAGATTAAATTTAGATAGTGAGGATAAAAGTGATAAAAGTAATAAAAGACATAAAAGACATAAAAAAAGTAATAAATATAAAAGTGATTATGATATTAAAAGTGAACTAAAAAAAGCAAAACAAGATCAAGAACAAGAAGAAGAAAAAAATGATAATACTTTAGAAGAAGAATTAGTTAAAAAAAATTATGAAATAAAAAGAGATTTAGAAGTATTAGAAGAAGATGAAAGTTCGGGATCCAGTGAATCAAGTGATTCCAGCGACTCCAGCGAATCTAGTGATTCAAGTGATTCTGAAGGTATGGATGATGTATCTATGGACGAAGCCAGAGAACACGTTATGAAAAAAATTAGAAATAAAATTAAGAAAAAATATGTTAGTAAGAAAAAATATGATTAAGTATTAAAATTAAAAAGTAATTAACATAAAAAGTAATTAACATAAAAAGTAATTAACATAAAAAGTAATTAACATAAAAAGTAATTAATACATATATACGTGGGTGTTTTCTGGTATATCTTCTTTATTAAAAAGAAATTCTTGAAATAATTCTCTATTAATTTGATTTTTAGGGAGACAATTTGTAGCATATCGTGAAATATCCATATATACGGAAAAGTCGTCATCCATTCTTGTAAAGTCTCTTCCGTCTGTTCCAATAGTCCAACTATTTACAAAACTCCCCAATTCATAATCGTCCAAATAATTTATTATAGTAGTTCCTAATCTTGCCAAATCAAAATTAAAATTATATTTTTTCTTTTTTTTTAAGCAACAACCTTCATTCATATAATTATATTGCCCTCCGGCGTCCCCATCATTTTTAAATACATCACTAAAATATTTTTTATCTCCTACTTTTAAAATACCTCTAGCAAAGTCTATTATTTTTATTTCTTTATTAAAAGTTGGAACTCTATAATATTTATTTTGATACATAAAGTATTTATAGTCTTCTTTTATGTTTATATACATTATATTATCAGTATGTAAATCATTATGTATAAAATCTAAATGTTTTTGGGCCACTGCTAAACCAAAACATATATTAAATAATATAGATTTCCATTCTTCTTTTTTCAAATCATTCTTAATTAAATTTGATAATGTATCTTCCATTAGTTCCATAGCAAGAATTTGAACCGGAATACTTTTTAATTTACTAAATATTTCTGATAAAATACAACTTTGATTAGACATTAAAGAACTTAAACTACTACTCAAATCACTTGAAGAACTTGAAGAACTTTCACTTTTATTATCTTCTTCCTCTTTATTATCTTCTTCTTCCTCTTTATTATCTTTTTCTTCTTCTTCTTTATTATCTTCTTTTTCCTCTTTATTATCTTCGTCTTCTTCATTATCTCCTTCTTCATCTTTATCTTCTCCATCATTTTTATCTTGTTCGCAATTATCATTATTAATATGTAGTAATTCCATATTTAAATCATATTCTTCCAATGATAGATTATCGATTTCTATAACTTCATTATTTTCTAATTCATTATCCATTTCTTTATTCATTTCTTCTAAATAATCCAATTTCTTCATATTTTCGAAAGTTAAATCTTCGAATTCAGATAAATTATCATGTTTTATAATTTCAAATAAATTATTATTATTTTTAATAAACCAGTCTTTATCTTTTATATATTCATAATCTTCACTTATATCATGAACAAATTTTTTACTAATACCGTTAAATGTTCCATAAAACTCTGGAAATATAGAAGTTAGTTTTTTTTCATTTAGTAAATTTAGATAATAACAACAAATTCCTTCTATATAGGCATTATTATTAATATTATTAATCTTATTATTTGTTTTATATGAAAATAATGAAGGTGTTTCAATATCAGTTTTATAAGTTCCTTCCATATATTTTATAACATCTAATATAGGATTGCTTTTTATAAATATATCTTTGGTAACAATATAATTTTTATAAGCGTCATGGTGATTTGCTTGAGAATATATTTGCTTATTAATAATATTCGCATTTATTTTCCCCTGTAATAATTCACTTATTTTAAAGTTATTTTCTTCTTTTTCTTCTGTAGGATTAATACTTAAAAGAATATTTTTCGAATTAAAGGCAAACAGTCTTTTAGAAAAATCGTTGTTTTTAATTTCAACAGAAGAATTGAATACAGGCATATAAGATTGTGAATTATTAAGTTCTAATTCTTTTTCTATAGAGATAAACAATGTTTCTTGGCATTGTTTTTTCAATTTAGTAAGTGAAAGTTTATTTAATGACATTTTTATAGAATAAATATACAAGTATTTCTTAAATTAGTATTTTTATTATATATTTGCGTAATTGGTCGTAAAAAAAACTATAAATATATCTTAATGAATTTAGAAATAAAGAAATTCGATATAACAAGTATAAAAAAAGATAAAGTGTGTGTTTTTATAGGTAAGCGTGAAACGGGTAAGAGTTTTTTAGTTAGAGATTTATTATATTATCACCAAGATATACCTATAGGTACAGTTATATCAGGAACAGAAGCAGCGAATTGTTTTTATGGTAATATAGTTCCGGGTTTATTTATTCACGATAAGTATACACCAGAGATAGTCCATAATACTTTAAAGAGGCAAAAAATGGTTGTCAAAAAATTAAAACAGGAAAATGATAATTTTGGTAATAGTGCCATAAATCCAGACGCTTTTTTAATTTTGGATGATTGTTTATATGATAATAGTTGGACACGCGATACTAATATTAGATCTATTTTTATGAATGGTAGGCATTATAAAATGATGTTTATTATTACTATGCAATATGCTCTAGGTATTCCTCCTAATCTAAGAACAAATATAGATTATGTATTTATTCTTAGGGAAAATTATGTTTCAAATAGAAAAAGATTATATGAAAATTTTGCGGGTATGTTCCCTTCGTTTGAAGTATTTTGTCAAGTTATGGATCAATGTACAGAAAATTTTGAATGTTTAGTGGTACATAATAACGCGAAAAGTAATAAATTAGAGGACCAGGTATATTGGTATAAAGCAGATCCTCATGACGAATTTAGAATTGGAGCCACTGAATTTTGGGAACACCATAGTAATAATTTTAGAGATGACGACGAAGACGAAGAGGAATTTTCTTATACTAAAAGAAAGGGACCTACAGTTAATGTTAAGAAGACTTTTAATTAATTTTTTAAAATCTATTAAAATTAGCGTAACTTTCTTTACCCGGGTCACTATCCGCAAACATTTTAGAAAATTTATCTAAGACGTCCGAAGGTTCTATTTGTTCATCATAAATAGATTTAGGCACTAATCTATATTCAATTTGTTTTTGTTCTGCTTTTTCTTCTATTTTATTATTCATATATCCAACAGTAATAAATATTATACCTATTATTAAAATAAACAGTGAAATTTCTTTCATTATAAATTATATATTTATAATAAAACTAGTAAAAAAAAAATTTATATTTAACTAAATATATATTTTTATAATAAAACTTAGTAAAAAAAAAATTATATTTAACTAAATATATATTTTTATAATAAAACTTAGTAAAAAAAAAATTTATATTTAACTAAATATTCAAATTATATGTGTAAATAATACTCCAATCAAATAATAAATCTTTTTTCTCTTCGGAATCTGGGATTACATTAAATATATTAAAAACAAGAGTATCAAATATAAAATTGGTAATTAAAATGTTTTTTTTTTTATTAATACAAAAATTATTTTTTTTTAAATCCCAATATTTTTTTATTAATTTAATTACTTCTCTAATAACAACATTATCTATAGTATTTTCATCTAATTTTACTAAAGATTGTAATAATGTATTTTTACTAATAAATCTTTGTTGTATCATATTATTTCTTTCCCCTTTATGTTTAAAACTTTTATCATATTGATTTAATAAGTTTAATAAATTATTATTCTTATTTTTTAAAATATTCCTTCCTATATTCATTCCTGTATTCATATTCCTTCCTGTATTCATATTCCTTCCTATATTCATATTCCTTCCTGTATTCATATTCCTTCCTGTATTCATATTCCTTCCTATATTCATTTTAGTATTCCTTCCTATATTCATTTTAGTATTCCTTCCTATATTCATATTCCTTCCTATATTCATTTTAGTATTATTATTTGTAGTTGAAATTATATTAGAAAAAATATTCTTACTTTGTTTATTCATAAAGGGTTTATTTTGTCTTCCCATAGCTCCTCCTTTTTGTTTTTTTTTTTCATAAATGATATATATTTTAAATAAGAGAATAATAGTTGAAAAAAAATCTTGAGAAATTGAATCGGGGAAACTTATAGTATTATTATATTTCTGGGTAGAATATTTTTTATTCATATCTGGGTGTGTATATTTTCCTGTTCCTTGATATTTATTTTTACATTTTTTATCTTTTAATTTACAAATAAATCCATAATCAATACATTTCATTATTCCTGTTTCTGGATTATAAACTATATTTTGAAGTTTAATATCTCTATGACTATATTTTAATATATTATGAAATACTTTAATACTCAATAATGCTTTTAAAAAAAATATATTTAATTCATTTTCGGTTATACTTGTATCGTTTAAATAATTATCTAATGTATTTCCAGATAGATATTCCAAAAATATTAAATCATTATCCATATCAACATTATGAATATTCATAATGTATTTATCAATAATATATTTATTTTTAGAAGAATTAATTACTTTATGAATTTCTTTTGTTTTATCTAATTCATTTAAATTTTTTCTCTTCATTATTTTTAGTACTAAACTATCACCTTTAGGAATAACAGAAACTTCATTAGTATTATTAGTTACTTGAAATACATTTCCATATGTTCCACTTCCTCTAAATGCGAAATTTAATACTTCATTTGGTTTTTTATATACTAATTTAAATTCCGGTTCATTTGAATGTTTTTTTTCTAATTCTTCTTTAATATTATCTATATTATTTTTAATAAATCTAATAATTGACATATATATATTATTTAAAGATATAATTTATATATAAAAATATAATTAAAAATGTCATTATCTACAGATAAAACGGAAATCGAAGATTATTTAGACGAGGATAAAGCAATTCCCGGACAAAAATACGTTTGTTTATCCTTTGTTTCCCCTGAACATGTATTAGAAGATAAGAAATTATATACTTTATATAAATTTATGAAATCGCAAAATTCAGATATGGAATACGAAAATTTTAAAGACGAATATAAAAATTACAGTGAAGATAATGAAGACGAAATTCAAAGTGAATTTGATTTATTAAGTGATTTCCAAACAAATATTAGGGGTGTCAAAGTTAGAGGAGTATATGATAGTGAAAGAGCAGCAAATATAAGAGCACAAGTATTACAAAAAATGGATAGTTCATTCCATGTTTATGTAGGTCAAGTTGGTTTTTGGTTACCTTGGGAACCAAACGCAAATAAAGTTCAAGAACAAGAATATATGGAAGATAATCTTAATAAATTGGTTAAAGAATATAATAAAAATCAAGTTAAAAAAGATATGTTTTATGAAGAAAAGAAAACAGAACAAAAGAAGGCAGCATTAGAACATTCTATTAGACAAAAGAAGAAAAATGATGAAGAAAGAAAGAAATTATTAGAAGAACAAAAAGAAAAAGAAAAAGAAGAGACTACTGAAAAAACCAAAGAGACTATTGAAAAAACTGAAGAGACTATTGAAAAAGAAGAAACTTGCGAAGTAACAGAAGAAAACGTAAAATTAGATATTAATGAAGAAAATGAATTAAAGGAAAATTTGGAAAAAATGGATCCTTGGATGGAACGTAAAATTACGCAACAAAATACAGAAACCAAAACAAAACCAGAAGAAACAACGGAAAATGCTTAAAATAATTAAATTTTAATTATTTTTTTAATTTTTTTTTATTGTATTAATATATAAAATGAAATATTCCAAATTATCTGCGCAAGCAATGGAAGTATTAAAGAGATTTTTCAAGTATTTAGTAGAAGGTTTAATGGTAGCAATTGCTGCTTATGTTTTCCCAAGAAAGAAGATGAATCCGGATGAAGTATTAATGATTGCGGTGGTTGCTTCTGCTACTTTCGCAATTTTAGATATGTATGCTCCAACTATAGGACATACTGCTAGACAAGGTGCTGGTTTTGGTATTGGTGCTGGATTAGTTGGTTTCCCGGGTAAACCATTCTTTTAAATTAATTAGGTTAAATTATATATAAAAAGTTAATTACCAAAGGTTATAACCTTAAAAGTTAATTACCAAAGGTTATAACCTTAAAAGTTAATTATCGTTGATAATTTTACCATTCTTAAGTTCTATAATTCTTTTTGTATATTTTAATAATTCTTTATCATGAGTTATTAAAATGATAGTTTTGGTTTTTTCTAATTCTTGTATAAGTTTAATAACTTTTTCTTTATTTTTGTTATCTAATGAGGAGGTTGGTTCGTCTAATATAATCGCTTTATGTTTATTGAATAAGAATCTTAATAACCATACTATTTGCCTTTGTCCTCCCGATAAAAGCGACCCATTCTTACCAACTTTTTTATTCATTAATCTTTTAAAATCAGGGATAATATCATTTATTTCATTTTTTTTAAGTATATTGAATATTTGTTTTTCACTTATTTTTTCATCAATACCATATGTGATATTTTCATATAAAGTTCTATTAAATAATTTAGGGTGCTGCGGAATATATCCTATAACTCTCCGGAGTTTATCTATAGGAACTTTGTTAATTTCAATATTATTTAGTAATATTTGACCCTTTTTATAATCTTTAAGTCTAATAATAATTTTTGCGATAGTAGATTTTCCAGATCCAATGGTACCTATAATTGCTGTAGTTACATTCGGTTCTAAAGTAAGATTAAAATTTTCAAATATAGGTTTATCTGTATATCCAAAAGTTAAATTTTTAATTTTAATGGTTGTTTCTTTAATTTTACTAAGTTTTTCAATATCATTAGGATCATATGTTTCTTTGCTGTTTTCGGGTAATCTATTTAAAAATGCCTTTAAAATATCAACTCTTCCTTTAGTATCTATAAAAAACTGAGTATCATAATAAATAGACATTAGTGTTGTTAATATAGAATAATTAATTATAACTACTGAAATTAATGTATCTATTTTATATGTATTATTTAGGTATAATTTGAAGGATACTAAATTAAGGATTATAAATATTATAATAAATGTAATAGAATATATTATTTTAAAATTATTATTACATTTATTTAATATTCTTTCTGCTTTACTTGTTTTAAGACTAAACTTTCCTAATCTATCTTTTTCATCTTTAGTTTTTTCAGATGTATAGATAGATAAAAGGTTTGATAAAGTATCTTCTATTTCTTCGTGTGTAAAATCATATATATTTTCAGAATCTATTACTTTTTTCTCACACGTTTTAGTATATTTATAACATATTCCTACTACTACACTAATACATACTAAATATACCAATCCTAATATTTTATTATGGTAAAATAAATATATAAAGGTGGATACTATAAAAAATAAGTTAGTAAATAAGAAATTTCTAATAGTTTGAAATACATCATATAGAATATAAGGGGAATTAATTATTTTAGTAAGTATTTCCCCTAATTTTAAATCTTCATAATTAGATTTATGTCTTTCTATAACTTCTTCTATAATATATTTTCTAATATAACTAATAAATTTAGGTTGTAAATTAGAGCTTATTCTACCAGATACTAAATTTAAAAACTGATATACAGACCAAATAAATATTAACATTATAAATATATTTTTTATTTCACTCATATTTTTTTTCTTGATAATTGAAATCAATTTACCATAATAATGAGGTAAAGCTACTTTATTTAATGGTATATATAAGAAAGTTAATATATATAAAATATACATATAAAGATTGTCTTTAATGAAATTAATATAAAGTTGATATATCATTATATTAATTAGAGGTAAAAAATATTTTTTTTTAAATTAAATTATAATATTTGGATTATTTTTACTTATACTATACACTTGGAATGAAATTCCTATACACTTGGAATGAAATTCCTATACACTTGGAATGAAATTCCTATACACTGGGAATGAATTCCCATTTTAAATGTTCGCAGATTTTTTCCCAAATTAAATCCTGTTGGTGTAATTTTTCCCTACTTTTTAGTAATATAAAACAATCCATAAATTCGTCTAAGTCTAATAATTGAACAAATTTATGTAGAACATAGGAATATGATAAGAAATTCTTTCTCTCTTTAGGACAATGTTTCGCAAATGGTATCTGTATTTCTTTAAACATTCTCCGTAATATTTCCTCTGTTTCTCTTGACATAATAGGAGGTGGTAATCCATTTAATTTATTCATAATATGAGGTACATGTTCATAATATTTATTTTTTTTAAGTTTTTTGAGAATTTCCCTAATCTTTCCCTGTGTTAAGTTAGACATATTATCAATTCTTTCTTTCTTTATTTCTAATAATATTTGGTCATATAAATCTTTAGGTATATCAGTTGTTTCTTTGGCTTGGAATTGTGCCAACCATTCATTAAAATGATTAATTCTCTTATATGCAAAATAACATACTTCTTTTGGCGGATCCTTATAAGAAGGTTTATCGGAATCAATAATAATATAGGAAATATCACCACATTTATTACATATCATACACCCTTGTGAAAGATGTATGATTTTTTCACCTTGACACTTTGTACATATATCACTTGGATCGTCATATACTTTTACAAAATCATTATCTGTTATAGATAAATATTGTTCACAAATATTTTTCCTAGAATTTTTAGTCATTGAGTCTTTACTTAACCAATCCATAACACTTTTAGAATAATTTGTGGATTTTTTAGTTTCTAATGGTTTTTTACTATTTTCATAATAATCAAACAATAAACTTGAAGTTTTTAATAAATATTCATTTTCATCATCATTATTTTCTAAACTTTTTATTTCATTTTCTATATTTTCAATTCTTTCCTCTAAATCGTGTTTCACTTCAAAATCTTCATCATTTAAAGTTTTGAAATCTATACCTTCAAACTTTAAATATTTCTGTTGTAACACTTTTAATTCTCTCTTTTTTAAAGGCAATTTACTTTTATTTTCTTTAAATCCTTTAATAGTTTTATTATGCTTGGCATCAATAGTTGTTCTCGTATCCACATACTTCTTTTTCCTATTTTTTACCTTAAATGACATAAATATAATATTGTATTTATATATTTAAGAAAAACTCTTTAAATTAAAAATTAATATGTATTTATTATTATTTAATTTTTACGATAGAAAAAAAAAACAATATTTCTTATTTAAAAAAAAAAATTAAATTATTTTTAAGGTATATTATTATTATATAAAAAAAACATAAATAAAAGTTATTTTTCTATTAATTCTCGTAAAATAAATATATTGTTATAGATTATAAAAAATGGGAGGAGGATTAATGCAATTAGTTGCCTATGGCGCTCAAGATATTTATCTTACTGGTAATCCACAAATTACTTTTTTCAAAGTTGTATATAGAAGACACACTAACTTCTCAATGGAATCCATTGAACAAACTTTCAACGGAACTGCTGATTTCGGCAGAAAGGTTGTATGTACTGTCTCCCGAAATGGTGATTTAATACACCGAGTTTACCTACAAGTAACTCTTCCAGGAGTTGTTGCCAAAGGAGAGGATTACTTCAGATGGGTCAACTGGGTTGGACACGCTCTCGTCAAGAACGTTGAAGTCGAAATAGGTGGACAAAGAATCGATAAACACTACGGCGACTGGCTCCACATCTGGAATGAACTTACTCAAACTGCTGGTAAACAAGACGGATATGCCAATATGGTTGGTAATGTCGACAGATTATTTAGACCCGTTGGTCGTGCTAACGGTACTGGAGGTGCTGGTACTTCCAGTATTAGACAAGCTGGTGATGCGGCAGGTGAAATGCCAGCAGTCACTTTATACATTCCACTCCAGTTCTGGTTCTGTAGAAACCCCGGTCTTGCTCTTCCACTTATTGCCTTACAATACCACGAAGTCAAGATTAACCTCGAATTCAGAACCCTTTCTGAATGCTGTGGTGTTAGTTCAACATCAAATATTCCATCAGGTGTTTCATTAACCGGTGCTTCATTATATGTTGACTACATCTACTTAGATACTGATGAAAGACGAAGATTCGCCCAAGTTTCACACGAATACTTAATTGAACAACTTCAATTCACCGGTGATGAATCAGTCACTTCAACTAACAACAAAATTAAACTTAACTTCAACCACCCATGTAAAGAATTGGTATGGGTTACTCAATTAGACGATTGTGTTACTGCGACACCTTCCGGTGCCAAAGTTAATGGAAGACAATGGTTTAACTATACCGATAAAGTTGATGCTACTCCATACTTCCAAAATGATGCCCTTGTTCTTAACGATATCTTAGATGGTGTTATTAATACCTCCCCAGGAGTAAATGTTGCCACATCATATGATATGACTTCCGGTTTGGCTGCCGCAGGTGGTGGTGTTAATATGGGTGGTCAATCTGTTACTAATGTTTCAGGAAATGGCAATCCGGGTCTCTTGTCCCTTAACAACGCCTTATATGACCAAGGAGAAAATCCAACCGTTACCGCCAAACTCCAACTTAACGGACACGATAGATTTTCACAAAGAGATGGAAGATACTTCAATCTTGTTCAACCATTCCAACACCACGAAAGAGTTCCTTCCACTGGTATTAACGTCTACTCATTCGGCCTTAAACCTGAAGAACACCAACCATCTGGAACATGCAATATGTCCAGAATTGATAACGCTACTCTTCACTTAACCTTATCTAGTCTCATTAAATCAGATAATGCCGCTAAGGTCAGAGTATACGCAACCAACTACAATGTCCTCAGAATTATGAGTGGTATGGGTGGTCTCGCTTACTCCAACTAAATTTATTTTATTTATCTATTTATCAAAAAAAAATTATATTTAATGATATTGAATATACTTTTTTATAAAATTTTTATAGTCATATATATTAAGTTACACTATGAAACAATTAAGTTCAACTATAAAAGAATTAAGTTCCACTGCAAAAGAATTAAGTTCCACTGCAAAAGAATTAAGTTCCACTGTAAATAAAAATTATATTATTCCATTAGTTATAGTCATTTTAGTTATTTTAGTTATTTACTTTAGGACAAAAGAAAATTTTTTTATAACAAATGAAATTGACCAAATAAAAAATACATTTAGAGGTATTTGGGGTGATATTTTAGATATTACTATACCTACAGTTAAAGAATTTAAAGGTTCCAATAAAAAAAGTGTTTCTAATATAATTAGACTTATACCTTGTAAAACAAACCTTTTTTCACATAGATTAATAAAAAATGAAATGAATAATATTAATAAAATTAATTACCAATACGGATTAGATGAACATATTAATAACCAACCTTCTGGATTACAAATAGGCAACGACTTATCTACTGATAAAAAAAATCTTAGTTATGGTTTTATTATAACATTTAATCCAGAACAATTAAAACATAACTTCGCTTATTTAGGTATAGAAATGAAATCCAGAAATGATTTCAATAACCTAAAGAAATTTAATAAATATAAAGATACTGTACCAGAAAGAAAAGTTATAGAAGTATTCACACTCAATAATTCCACTTCTGATTTATTACCATACTTCAATAAAGGTCAAAATAAAAAAGATATAGAACTAATCGGCATTTTCGAAGAACAGAATAATTTAGACTTTATCAAAACCTTTAAAGATAATAAATTTAACTTATTAGACCTCTACGGCAATAAACTTATTACCGGATGTAAAATAGATAAACCATATTGTAATATTGAACTTGAAAATAAAGGTAATGTTAGAGGAAGAAATGGATATATAGTAGGTAAATACTCCCCCAAAGATAAAGGAGTTATTGCTCTTAACCAAAATGAAGAATTCCTTAAATATGATAATCCAAAAGAATGTAAAAATAATATGAATAATCATAAATCATTATTTTCCGAATCAACAAATACTAAAAAATTAGCTTTAGATGATAACCTAATTAAAAATGAAAAAGAATTTATTAAAAAACATTTAATTGAAAACACTGGTCTTAAATGTAGACAACACCATTCCGAATATAACAAAGTTTTCTATTATGGGGGTATAGATGAAGATGAAGAAGTAAAATGTTATGCCGATAATATGGAATGTATTTATTATGATAATAAAAATAAATGCGATGAAGAAACAAGAAAAATTAAAGATATTAAAAATAAATTATTTAATTTAGACCCTTACTCAGAACAAGACGCATTTTATATTCCGAAAGATAAACAAGAAATTTATAAATCTTTAAAAGGAATAAATTGTATTAAAACAAAAGAAGAAGAAGTTACATGTAAACATATTCATAATAGAGTATTATCCGATCTAATAACATTTACTATAAACGAATGCCCTGAAAAAAATGCGAAAGATATTTTAGATACTCGTAGTGTTTTACAATTAAGAACGGCTCCAGGTTTAGGGGAGTTTACAATAGAACAACAAAATAATTACTATAAAAATAAATACTTTATTGAATCATATAATAAAGACGATTATAACCCGCACTTATTCTTTCAAAATATTAGATATTTTATGAAAATTAGAAACAAATTGGACCCCGACTCTCAAGAAATTACTACTATATGCGAACTAATTAAAATTAATAAAGACGGTTCTCATAATTCAATAGGTTATATGTTAAATACCGATAATGACATATACGAGTTAAAACCTTTCGATAGAATTTATATGTGTATTACTAAAAATAAAAAACTTAGTTACTCTATATTAGATAAACAAAATAATATTATATCACAACATATCTTTAAAGATAAATTAGAAGAGGAATTTGGTTCTCCTATTAACTATTATTTATCTAACAATAATACTAACATATTCGAAGAACCACATTATACTGAAAATGTTGCTGGTATGGTTATTCCATATATTTCAAATATTGAAATTAACTTAGTATAAATTGAAATTAACTTATGAAATTAACTTATAAAATTAACTTATAAAATTAACTTATAAAATTAACTTATAAAATTAACTTATAAAATTAACTACCTAATTTTTCCTAATAATAAATTATCTATATATTAATTAATGATACAAACTAATAAACTTAAAATTATATTTACCTTTATTATAATTTTAGTTTTAATATTCCTATTTATTTATGATAAATCCCTTAAAGAATTTTTTTTTTCTTCTAACAAACTTGAAATTAATATTAATAGAAAAGATAATGTTTTATTTTTAACTGATGATTTAGAGAAAATTACACAAATTAATAAGGGTACTTTCCTTATGAAACATAATAAAATATTTAAATCAAATGAAGATATTAATAGGAATTTCCAATATAATGGTTTTGTTTTTAAACCTAATGTGAATCTTAAAAATATTAAAATTGGTTTATATAATGATAATGATAAAAAGGATGAAATGTCATTTTATTTTGATATTAAAGAAAACAAAACCTTTAATATTAAAGAGTTAGATTTTGATAATAAATATAGCATCCAAAATATAGATTTATGTTTATCAACTGAACTAAAAAAATGTCTAAAGAAAAATAATGTTTATACATATCACAATAATGAACTTTTAGGTATTATGATTGATAATGATAAAATTAATTATCTTAGTATTAATAAAACTATGGATAGTGATAATAATATACAATATATAGGTAATATAATACATAAAAGTATTCATATGACAAATTACCCTCTAAAAGTTGCGATATATAATACTAAAAATGATAATTTAATTGATGAGGCGTATTGGATTACTAATTCATATGCGGTTGATTTTATTCATAATAAATGGTCTGTTGAAGTTATTGACTCTTATGATTATAATAAAGAAGAATTACCTCCAAAAGAATCATTATCAGAAGATATAGAAGAAGGAAATAATTTAGAAGAAGAAAAAGAATATTCCTTAGAAGGTTTAGCACCTTGGGATAAAAAAATATTTATTACAGGTTCAGAATTTAATCCGGAAACAAATATATTAAAACTTAAAACTATAACTAATATGACAAATGATAATATTAAATATCTAAAAAATGTATTAGTAAATATAGTATTAAATATTGATGGTATAGAAAGAACTTTAAGTATTCCATATTATGAATACCAAATAAAACCCAATTTAACTACAATGGAAATAAATATAAGTAAATATAGTAATTATTTATTAAATTTAGGGGAATTTATGAGTTATTTAGAATTAGTTAGGTCTGATACACAAGATAAAAATATAATTTCTAATGATACTAAAATTATTAATGTTGTTTAATATTAAATGACAGTTGCTCAAATAATTTTATTAATAGTAATATTATTAATAGTAATATTATTAATATATTTTATAAAGAATGTAGAAGAATATAATATATCACCTTCTTATTTAGAAGAAATAGATTTAGCAGAAAAACAACAACAATTAAAAATAAATAAATCACAATACCAAAAATTCTTAAAAGAAAGGAAGTTACTTGATAAATTTCTTGTAGACTATAATGAAAATAACGGTGATACTAATTTAGAATTTGGCTACGACACATTAAAAGAAACTGACGAAAAAACATTAGGTTTTTGTCCTCTAGGGGAATATTACCAAAAACAAAAAGATTTAGAATTTAGTGATAAACCAGAACATTTACAATATTGCACCAAATGTAAAAAATGTCAAGAAAAACCTAACTGGTATTTAGGAAGTGGATGCCTCGGAGACCAAGACTCAGAATGCCAATTCGGAAAATTACCTTTAGATTTATACCTGAGAGGACATACTAAAAATAGTTTATTTCATAAAGCACTACCTCAACATAAACATAAATTTGTTGAAGGTGTAAATAAATTTAGTGAATTTAATCATACACATTAAATTAATTTATAAATTTAATAAAATTAAAACACATTAAATTTACATTAATATTTTAGTTTAATATTTTTAATCTTTTATTTTATGTTTTATTATTATATATGGATAAATTTATTCAAAATCTTATAATAGTAATAACAGTAATACTTTTAATATTTATCATACAAATAACTATTGACAATTATGATAAAGAAAACACATATAAGATAAATAATATACATAATACAAATAAGAATAATAGAAATATAAGAAATAAATTAGTAGAAAATTTTGCCGGTGTAGATGCGACAAATATTACTAGTTTTGAACCTAGACAAGGTGATAGTTCTACTATAGTAACTATTACTGGAAGTGGTTTAGATCATATAGGAGAAGTTACATTTGAAGATGTAGAATGTGTTATTTTCGAAGATAGAACAGACACAGAAATGAAAATTCTTCCACCATCGTTAACTGAATTAGGTAAAACAATTCAAGAAGTTAGAGATATTATGAATAAAGGAGAAGATATTGGACTTCCTATAAAAAAAATAAAAATACTTAGAAGAATGAATATTACTAAACAAGATGGTATTTCTACATCTGACGCAATTATCTTAGACGGTATTAGATTTTACTATATTGATAAAATTAATTATTTAGATAATTGCCCTAAACTCGAAGAACCACCTAAACCAGAACCAGAACCAGGACCGATAGAAGAAGAAGTTGATATTAATAGGGAAGTTTCGGGTTCAGATATGGAATTTGTTAAGGAAATATTACCTAAAAAAATGAAACAATTACAGGCATTAATAGATAAACAAAATGAGATTATAAATTATTATGAAGCATTAAATATCGATAATAATAATATTGAATATTTAAGCAAAATACAAGCATTGGAAACACTAAATAATATGAAAAAAGAATATAATATTCAAAGATATAATATTCATAAGACTATAGGTAAGAGGTACGAGTATTCATTTTGAATAAGAAATAACGAGTATTCATTTTGAATAAGAAAATAACTTAATAAATAAAACAAAAATTTTTTTTGTTTTGGTATTTGTGAGGATAAGAAAATTTTTTCTTCTTCCTCCTAAATATTTTCAACCCGCGTGAAAAGTACGCGCGTGGACTTCTGGTTCAGTTGAATGACTGGAACCAATTTCCACAATTTCTGTGTATTTGGGGTTTTTCCAAATTTCGTTGTTCTCGACGTATCCATACCTACTTGCCATAAGCTCTTGGTACAGTTGACTACTGAGTACTTGACCGTATTTCGCGAACTTTTCTTTCATATCGTCGAAAGATATATAATGTGCTTCCACTCTTTCCAAATCAATGACTCTCTCCATTCCTCGATAGAGTTCTTTATTCGCCAAGTTTCTTGCTTCTTCCTCTGAAGTTGCACTTACTATGATGGCGGAATAATAATCATACGTCACCGGTATCTTATTTAGTATAAGTTTCAAATGATAAATTTCCATTTTTTTTTATTTTTTGTTTTAAGAATTTTAATTTTCAATTTTTTTTATAAAGAATGTATTTATAAAAGAATTAAATAAAAAGAATGTATTTATAAAAGAATTAAATAAAAGAATTAAATAAAAGAATTAAATAAAAGAATTTATTGAATTTTGGTTGAAGCAGAAATAACATAAATTGTATTTTCTGTAACAACTAAATATTCATTATTTACCTTGTAGGTATTTTGAATTGGCGAAGTGTGTTCATCATTACTCTTATATATTATTTTATCGTCGTCATTTGACGCAATACAAATTGCTCCCTTTAATGAATCAACATAAAAGTAATAACAAGTTGGTTTTTGTAACTTAATAGATAATTTACAAGCTTGGGTTAAAGTATCCGGACATGGAATAGATAATTTTGGTTTAGAATCTGCCATTTTATAATTTATTTAATTATTTTATTTTTGGAATTTAGACACACTTAAAGAATTTCTCTATATAATTTCTATTTTCATATTTTCCAAATAATCATTTAACCAATTATGTTTTAATAAATCTTCCGCCGAAGATCTTTTATTGGGATCATATTCTAACATTTTCCCTATAAAATCTAATAATAAATCTAATTCTTCATCTTCCATATCAATTCGGTTCGTTAATTCTCCTTTTAAATCCCGCATCTCTATATTCCTATTTTTTAATATTCTACCTTTAGAATCAAAATACTCGTCGCTATATTCACATTCTAATGTCATATCTCTCGGCATTTTCCCCAATAAACTATACATTTGTGCTAAATGAAATCTATCCTTTTCTATATCAACCTTATCACAATTTATAAAATCAAATATAGTATCCCCTACTAATAATTCATATAACATACATCCTATTACCCAAATATCCGCTTTAGTATTAAATGTTCCATTTATAATATTCTCCGGAGGTCTATAACATCTAGTATAAATCTCCTCGTCATTTTTACTACTAATTAATTCGGTATTACCTAAATCTAATAATTTAATATCTATATTATCTAAATCTATATCTAATCTATATTTATCATCTTTATTTAATTCTTCTTCTTTATCTAAGTCTTCCTCGCACAATTCTTCAATATTTAATTCTTTATTAACTAAATTTTTTATATTTAATACATTTATTTTATTATTTATTTCTATAATTTTACTTGAATTTTTATTACAAAGTTCCTTAATTATTCTTTTCTTTAATTTTTTTTTCATTGTTTTTCTCTTAGATTTATCTAATCCTACTAACTTTTTATTAACTGTTTCTTCTAATATAAGATTATAACTTTGATGTAAATTTAATTTATTTATATCTCCAATAATTGATTTTATTTTTTTATTACTTTCCCTAAATAATATATTATCTAACTTCAAATCACAATGGATTAAATTTTTCTTATGAAGAACATTTATACCTTCTAATAATGATTTCATTATTTTTCTAATCATATCTGAAGTTATAATATCGTCATTTTCCTCATATACTAAATTACTTAGAGAATTTCCTAATAATTCTAATAAAATTGCTTTTCTATTTCTACCCTCTATTTTTATATCAAAATTATCAATCATTTCACAAATATTACTACATACTCCATCTCTATGAACTGTATTTAACATTTTAATTTCATTTATTAATGTATCGTCATCATTATCTTCCTGAATCTTTAAGGCATAATATTTATTAACAGTTAAATCATATACTAACCATACCTTACAAAATGTTCCACGAGACAAATATTTAATAACAATATATTTATCATTTAATAAGTTACCAATAAAGTTATCAGACACTTCTTGTTCATCGTCGGAAGATAAATCGCCGTCAGAATCTTCTTCTTGTCTTACTTTTTCTACTCTTTTTATAAATTTATTCTTCTTTGCTTGTGCTTTTAATAATCTATATTTCATAAAATATTATATTTTTATAGTTTTAAATATATTTTTTATGAATTAAAAATTTATTTTTTTCCATTTTTATTACCAACTAATTTTTTTTTTTTTTAACTATTACCTTCTTTTTTGGTTTAGTGACCTTCTTTTTTGGTTTAGTGACCTTCTTTTTTGGTTTAGTGACCTTCTTTTTTTTAATAATTACATTCTTTTTAGATTTTTGTAAAGAAACATTATTTAGTCCTTTATTATTTTTATTGTTTAATAAAGTTTTTTTTGTAGAGTTTTTCATACTACTACATTTTTTAATATTTTTTCTATTAGAAATACTATTTACAGAAGCCCTTACAAATTGCGGAATACTTTCTTCAGAAACCTTATATGCTCTATTCGTTTTATTATTACCATTAATAGTTCTTTCAACTAAATGATATGGTCCTCCTTTAGATTCCGCAATTAATAATCTTCTTTTATTATCTAATTTTGTATTTCTCAATATTTTAACATTATTATTATTTCTATTATAAGAAAAATTATCTGTCATAAGAACAGGTTTTTTATTATTAGATGATTTGTGAAATATTTTTTTACTGGAAAACATTTTAACCATAGATGTACTATTATTCATATTTATAATTATATTAAATATATTTTTTTGGAATTAATTGTTAATTAAACAAAGTTAATTATAATCTAAACGAATAAATTGAATAAAATTGAATAAAAATAATAAAATATTATAATTTATTAAAAAATGTCTAAAATAATAACTATAAAAAAAAATAAAAATAAAAATAAAATGAAATTTATAGATTTATTTAGTGGCATAGGTGGTTTTCATATTGCTTTATCTAAATTAGGACATAAGTGTGTTCTTGCTTGTGATATTGATAAAAATTGTCGTGAAATTTATGAAAAAAATTATGGTGTTAAACCATGTGATGATATTAGAAAAATAGATGAAAATAATATGGTTAATTTTGATATATTATGTGCTGGATTTCCTTGTCAATCTTTCTCAAATGCCGGTAATAAAAATGCATTTGAAGATAAAATAAGAGGAACATTATTCTTTGATATTATAAGAATTGCGAAAGAAAAGAAACCAAAATTTATGTTTCTTGAAAATGTTAAACATATAAAAAAAATAGATAACGGTAGTGTATTTAATACTATTTTAGGTGCTTTGGATGAAATTGGATATCATATAGAAGATGAAAAACAAGTATTTGAATTATCACCACACCAGTTGGGTATACCACAAGATAGAAAAAGAATTATATTTGTATGTATAAGGAAAGATATTTATGACTCTAGTAAAGTAATAGATTTAGATTTAGACGAAAATATAGAAATTAAGTTTGATAATATTTTAGAAACTAATGTCGAAGAAAAATATAAAGTAAAACCTGAAATAGAACAATTATTTAATATTTGGGATGAAATGGTTAAAAAAATGGAAACAGGACAAAAAATGAGTCCTACTATTTTATGTAATGAATTCCATTCTAATTATACAGAAGAAGAATTTGAAACTCTTCCTCAATGGAAACGAGATTATATAACTAAAAATAAACCTATTTATCAAAAGTATAAAGATTTATGGGATATTTGGTACGGAATAAATAAAGATATATTAAGTAAAAAAGAAGTTAATGGGAAATTAGAATGGCAAGCAGGACCCTTGGAAGAAAATGACTCCATATGGAATCATTTTATACAAGTAAGACAATCTGGTATTAGAGTGAAAAAAAATAAATTCTTTCCTACTCTAGTAGCAATAGTACAAACACCTATTTATGGAAAAGAAAAAAGATATATCACACCAAGAGAATGTGCTCGTTTACAATCCTTTCCAGATACATTTATTTTACCAGATAAAGATAATATTGCTTATAAACAATTTGGAAATGCGGTTAATGTTGATGTGGTATATAGAGTAATGAGTAAAACTTTAGAATTATATAAATGAATTATTCTTTTAGAATTATATAAATGAATTATTCTTTTAGAATTATATAAATGAATTATTCTTTTAGAATTATATAAATATAATATAAATGCCAATTTGGAATAATCCTAATTTTTTACTTTTGCAAGATTACCCTTATAATAAAGAACAAATAGATAATTTTATAATTCGTGCATATAAAATGGGTAAAACTAAAGTAATACATAATAAAGATAAATATGTAGTAAAAAAAGAAATAGAAAGAATTAAAAAATATAAGAAAATTAGATTAACAAAACCTATACCAACAAAAAATAATTTAAAAAAAAGTAAAGAAAATGAAAATAAAAGAATGAAAAATATTTTTAAAGATTTAGCAAAAAAATTAAAAAAAAATAAAAAAACTTTGAAAAAAAATCATAAAAAGAAAATAGTTAAATCTAAGAAAAACTAATATTTATTTTTTGAATAATAATCTGGGGGGAACAAAATACATTTCCTTTCCATCTTATTTCTATAGAATATTTTTTAATTCCATCAACTAAAATGTCATACCACATTTTTGCTGCTTTTTTATTAGTATATTCCTTTTTAATTAATTCTATTTTTTTACTATATAATTCTTCTTGTAATTTATCTAAATCAATAACATTTCCCCCATCAACTTCATATACTTTATATGGAGTATTACTGGAACACAATCCTTCTTTGATTGAGCAAATTACTTTTTCTTTTTCAATTTCAATTGATTTATAAAGACTATCCCAATAAATATTTTCTTTTCCTGGATAAAATAAAGAATTTATTTTTTTTCTATCTTCTTTTTTAAATTCTAAATATCCTTTTGACTTTAAAAATTCTCTTTTAACTTTTTCTAATTCTTTTCCGTTCGATAATATTTTTTGTATAGAATAATTTGTTAAAAAAGAATCTTTTTGTGATTTAACCGATATACCAACCCAATTATTATTTACTAATTTTAACATAATATCTGATTTACATTGTATTTGTGATAAATTTTGATTTAATTCAGTTATCTCTGGAAAACAATTAGTATTTTTACCTAATAAATAAACAGTCTTAATTTTGCCAAATTTTTTTTTTTCTTTATTTATAAAACTTATATAATTATTTATTTGTTTTTCACTCCTACAATTTATATCTTTAATATATTCATCCTTTTTTAAACATTTAATAGTTTCCACATTATTAATAATATCATCTCTATTTCCTATATTATCACATTTCAAACACACTGCGACCAATAACTCCGCAAAATTATAATCAACATTTTTTCTCTCCACATTACTTATGGATATTATTCTTTTTATAGAATGTCCTTTTCTTTTACAATAATTACCTTTATTAGATAATAATTTTATACATATTTTACATTCCTTACCATTTTTCAAAAATCCGGGTTTTATTATTTTATTCATTAATTCTTTTATTAAAATTAAAATTTATTCAATTTTTAAATCATTTCTAGACTTATTAACATTCTAGACACTCAATCTCATAATTATTTTTCTCATAAAATTTCTTTCTTTTTTCTGCCTGTCTTCCAAATATAGAGAATTTATCAACAAAATCAATTACTAAAGGAACAACTTTTCTATCTTCCTTTCTCATTCTAAGAATTCTTCCTACTGATTGTTCTATATTGCTTTTAGGTGAAGCAAATATTAAAGTATTCAGTTCTTTACAATCGAATCCTTCACTAGCCATAGAATACGTAGCAAGCATAACGTCTTTGCCTTCTGATTCTTTCAGGTGTTCTTGTTTCATCCCTCCTAAATAATATCCTGATGTACAGAATTTAAGTTCTTCTAATTTTTTTTTTAAATATTCTAAGTGTTTTCTTCTATCACTTAATATTAATATTTTCCTATTTTCTTTTATACATTCTTCTATTTCCTTTAGAATAATTAAACTCCTTGGTTCATAAGCACATATATTATTAATCATTGCAGGAGAATTAACTTGTCCCTTAAAATTAAATTTTATATCACTATATTTTTCATCTTCTGTATAGTATTCTATCATTTTAACTTTAACGTGTTCTTGTTCTCTCTTCTTTATTAAGTAAACTATATCACCTAAAAACCATTCAAATACTTTAGATAATCCGTCTGTTCTTGTAGGAGTTGCGGATAGACCCAAAGTATATTGACAATTTACTTTAAGTAAAGAACGAGAAAATACCTCCGCACCTAAATGATGACATTCATCATAAATTACCATACCAAAATCACTAAATACTTTATCATCGTAATCTCTCATAGATATACTCTGTAACATACCTAATACTATATCAAAACCTTCACTTTTAATAACTTTACCTTGTATTTTACCTATTTTTGCGTCTGGTAAAAAGAATTCTATTCTTTCTTTCCATTGATCCATTAAGAATTCTTTATGAACTATAACAAGTGCTTTTTTCCCTAAAGCAGCTAATAAATATAAAGCAATAACTGTTTTACCAAACCCACAAGGAACAGAAATAATTCCTCCTCCTATATCTTTCGCAACTTCTAAATATTTTTCAACTACAGGTTTTTGATTATCTCTCAAATCATATTTAAATTTAATATTAATAGATTTTCCTTCTTCTATTTTATTAGTATCTAATTTACCTAAATGTTTAATACCGTAAAATTTAGGTATATATATTTTTTTTTTACTTTCTAAATAAACTGGAAAAGGTTTATTATTTAAGTCATTTGCGTATTGATTTGGTATATAAGGTTTTACATATAGGGTTTTACATAGTTTTTTTAAATCTTGATTGCTAATATTTTCTTTATAGATAGTATATCCTTTTTTTCCTATATAATTAGATTTCATATATAATTATTTTATATTAATTATTATAAATCAATTTTATTAGAATTAATATTTTTTTAATTGAAAAATAAAATCTATATATAATTTATAAAAAATGAAAAATAACAATAATAATATTATAGCTTCTGTTAATCATTCAATTAATAACATTAATAATAATGTTAAAAAAGTTGCCAAAAATGATTTAATTGTTAATACTATAAGAGTATTATTAGTTATATATGCTTCATTCGTTATTCCACAATTAAATGCCAACCAATTAAACTATGTTAATAATACTATAGTAAGATTAGTTATTGTTTCACTTATTGTATACTTATCATTTATTGATATGGTAACCGCAATGCTTTTACTTATTTCTTTTGTAGTAACAATTCATACTAACAAAAATCATAATAAACAAGCAAATGAAGTAAATGAAAATGACAAGAATTTTATTAACAAAATTAATGATTTAACTAAAGCACAAATAGAAAATTATGAAAATGAAAAAGAAATTGGAAATAATGTAAGTGGAAATAATGTAAGTGGAAATAATGTAAGTGGAAATAACTTAAACTCTGGAAATAACTTAAACTCTGGAAATAACTTAAACTCCGGAAATAACTTAAACTCTGGAAATAACTTAAACTCCGGAAATAACTTAAATAGTAATGGAATAGTGTCAACTTATGACGATTCTAGTGAAATATTAGGAACACAAAATACTATTCCAAAAGCATTTAATAATGAAATAGATACTAAAGCAGTATTTAATTCAAATAATAATAAAGAAAAAGTAAATAAGGTTAATGTTGTTGATGTTAATGAAACTATTAATAGAAATAATAAAGAACAACCCGCATCCGAAACTATGACTGAAAGTTTAATGAGAGCCAAAGGTTTTAAAGATGATCCAAACTCTCCAATTGGATTAACAACCGCACAACACTTATATGACGTTTCGGAAAACGCTGTTCCGGGGGCAGATGTTAATGACCAAGTTAAAACATTTGAAAAACAATTAGGAATTCAAGGTATGGATGAAATTACTGGTCCAAATGCTAGAAGATATGACGGATATCACTACAATAATGAAGCAGAAAGACCAAATTTAACTAGCGAAATGATTTTAGATAGAAAATCTTCTTAATTTTTTATAATTTTTATATTTATTTCAAATTACTTTTTATTGTATTAGCAACTTGATTTGCTTTAAAAACTGCTTCAGTCGCAAATTCTGCTCCTGTTAATTTTGCTATAAGTTGACTAAATAATTCATGTCTAAATATCATTTTAACTAAATAAACTGAAATCACTATAAGCATAATAAATATCACGAATAATAGATATTTTTTCATATTACCTGCTCTATCAGGAACCATACAATGCCCCCATCTAACTTTAGGGTTTTTTGTATAACACCATGGAGCACCTTCTAATCCCCCGGGGTCTCTACATTTATTATGTGAATTCCATTTACCATTTATAGATTTATTAAGTAATCCATCTCTCGCAAGTGTTTTCGTATCAGTAGTCATTTCGTCAAATGTATAACCTGATTTAGATAAAATAGTATTTTTAGTAAATAAATTTAATATATTACCTTCGTGGTGAACTTCATTTGATCCCCAATCTTGACATTCATCTCCTTCTAAAGTATATGTTAAATCTTCTCCTTGAAATTTGAAAATCATATTTTTTAATTCTTCTACTACCTCTTTATTTAATTCTTGTAAAATAAAATTATTAATTTCATATTTCTCTTCTTTTGTATCAATTAGGTCTAATAAATTTACATATTTATAATTTTCATAAGTATCCATATGCCAACTTAATAAAAATAATAATAAAAGTTTTTTATCTTCAGTTGGAAAATGAAGTGATAATTCATTAATATTATCACCTTTAAATTTATCATTTACATTACTTTTAATTGTATCATAAGTATAATCTAGAGTTGTACCATTATTAAAAAAAGTATTATTAGAATTTAAATTACTTAATTCCATACATGCTTTTTCTACAATTGTATCGTAATCTTTTTCTGTATCTATAATTGTTTGTTTAAAACCTTTTTTATCCATATACGTTTCAAAATAATTAGTATAATTATATTTTTTGGCATCAAAAATCATACTTGCTACATAATCATAATATTTTTCGGAATCTTCTTCTCTTAAATCTATAATTTCTTGTAATGTTAAATCTTGTTCTCCTGCTTTACCTAAATCATCCCAACCATTACTGAGTATTTCCAATTGGTCTTCATTTGAATTATAATCTTTATTTTGACCTCCATAATAACTATCTATTATCTTTCTAGCACCACTTCTATATTCTACACCAGACCTTGAATCTGTAGTTATTCTTATAGGAGCAATCATTTTATTTATCATATCTGATTTAGTTTCCTCTTTTATGTCTTCTTCTTTTACTTCTACAGTATGATTATAAAATACAATTCTACCATTTAGAGGGTGTGTATTTCTATAACCAGAAGGATTTCCTTCTTGTCTAAAAATATCTATATATTCCTTCATTATTTCAATTTGTTCTTCAAATACTATCCAATTAAATGTTTCAAAACAAGGAGGCATCGGTAAAGAACCTTCATATGAAAAAAAGGACATTTTATTAGGTATTAAATCATTTATATTCCAGTCTTCACTTACGCTAATTTCTGTTATTTTATTTTCTTCATTTTTCCCTATTTTATTCATTTTCTTAAAATTACTATTTGTTATAAACTGTGATATAAACTTATTTCCCTTTGTTCCTATGTGTCCCTTCCCTTCTTTTACTAAAATACTTATAATAACACCTTTATTTTTTATAAAATTATTATTATGGGTTCCTTCTTCTACGTGGGCGTGGTCTTCTTTTAAATCTGTATCAATATGTGTTTCAAAACCTTCACCTTCTGGTAAAAAATCTGTTGATAAACTATGATAAAGATTTATTTCCATAACTGAACTATTACCATCTATAAGGTGATGACTCGGTGTATGAAAATATACTTTTTGTAAAGGTAATTTTTTATTATTAAAGGTTATTGAACTATTTTCATCCCAATCTAAATTAATTATATTTTGGTTATCCTTGGAAATATGACATTTACTCGGTTTATAATCAATACTTAATCCACACATTAAATTACAATCGTGAACCGATTTTGTATTTATGTTTATAGGTGATTGTTTTCCTTTCACTTTTACCATTTTACCTAAATTATTTAACTCATAAGAATGACAATTACCTATTATATTATCTTCATTATCTTTTGTAACGTTTTCCCATCCATCATTAATAGTATTCCTTGTTTTTTCTGGATATTTAAAGTCAACCATATTAAAATTAATAAATATTTTATTTTTTTGAATTATAAGTTATCTTATTTAATCTATTTTATATTTTATTATTTATACTACCCTGTAATACTTTTAACATTGGTTTTTATATTATTTACAGTTTGATTTGCTTTAAATATTGCTTCAGACGCAAAATTTGCTCCTGTTAAAGCAGCAACAATTTTACTTATAATTTCGAATCTAAATAGGTATTTAACAAAAATTACTGCTATAACACCAACCATAATAAAGACAATTACCAGTATTATTCTCGCAATATATTTTGTATAATCTGGTTGAACACAATAATTCCATCTTTTTTTAGGATTTTTAGTATAACACCAAGGTGCTGCTTTTACATTCCCCGGATTTCTACATTTATTATGTCTAAACCATTTTAATGTTTTTTCACCGGTATCATTATCTAAATCAAATGCTTCTTGGTCTGTTAAATTCGTATCTTTATTATTTCCGGAATGTGATTTTAATAATCCATTTCTAATATGATTTTTTTCTGTATAACTTAAATTATCCCAAGTTTTACCGTCTTTCTGAAAAATTTCTGGTTTTTCCCAGAATTTAAATAAGGAACCTTCATAATGGACTTCATTAGATAACCAATCTTGACATTCTTCATTATCTACAGTATGATCCATTTCTGGTCCAGAAATTTGAAGTTTAATATTAAAATCATTTTTAGCACACCAACTCATAATATTTCCTAAACATATGTCATATCTAGGAGTAAAAGCGATTATCATTCCTACCAGTTTATTCCATACAAACATTTCTAAATCAGCATTTAATTTACCATCTTCTACCTGTCTATTCCATCCATTCACTAATATATCATTTTCACCTCTATTCTCGTCTGTCCATTCATCCGTCCCACTTGTATTATATAAAACAAAATTTTTAATAACTAGAGAATCATACTCATTACCTAATACTGTTAATTTCATTTTATCTCCTATAATAGTTGCCATATCTACAAAAACATTAGCGTCTCCATATTCATCATCCCTATCAAATAATAACTGAGCATTTTTTTTATAAAATTTAAATTGATAATAGAGAACACCCTCGGGATCATTCGGTTTAGATTGGGGTATATCTATGTCACTATCTTTATCTACTTTATTAACTAGAGATTGAATTGGTAAAGTTCCTCTATCCCAATTATTCAAGTATTTTGGAGAATTACCAATTCTATCTCCGCCATTTTTTTTTGTTTCTTTTAAATTGTCTACATCATTTGGACTTATAATATATTCATATCCCGGGTCTTTGTCAAGATTAAAAATTTCTGCTATTTTGACATCTCCACTCCACAAAGTATTATTAAAAATAAACATATAATTTTGTTGAGATAAAATATTAGTAATTTGGTTTGGATCTGTATATCTTCCACTTAATGAAATAAAAAATCTATATACTTGTAATAATATTTTATCCTCTATTTCTTTATCACCGTCTTCTTTATTTATATTATTACTTATTAAAATATCAGTACCTATATCGTATATTTTATATACTGTAGTTAATTCGTCGGTTTTGTCAACTGAATCTATACTTTCGTCATTCTTAATATATGGGAAAAAATCTTCATATATTATATGTTCTGCTTTTACGGTTTCATCGTTATCTTCAGAATTATGTAATATGTTTTCATCTATTTCATATTTATAAATTTTATAATCATATTCCGAATTAAACTCTAAATAATAAGTTTTATAACTTTCTACTTCTACTTCACCTTCTGCTACTTCTTCTGCTACATATATATTATCAGTTGTTGTTAAAGTAATTAATTCTTTTAATATTCCTTGTATTGACGTATTTTGTTCTGGACTAATTTTTTGAAATTTATCTGTATTTGTAAATGTAAATTTATTTATACTTTCATATTTTATAAGTTTATTATAGTATAGTATAGATTTTCTTATATTATCTATTTTCATTAATTCCGTATTATTTTGCCAATATAAATCATTTACATAGTCTCCACTATTCATTGTTTCGTCCATTTGAACTTCGTTCATAGAGACCCCTATGCCATAAAATTTTAGAAAAATTGCTTCTAATTCATCTTTAAATTTTCTTTCGAACATACCTAAATAATCATATCCATCTGTATCAAATTTCAATCTTTTATAATAATTGTTTTTCTCATCTGGATTACTAATAGAACTAACTTTTGAAACAATAATTTTAGGAGTAATATCTGTAAATACTCCTTGCCCCCATTGATTCCACATATTTGCGACTTCTATAGCAGTTGATTCTTTATCTTGGAATGAACTTAAACTTCCTGTCCCAGTTGCTGAAGCGAATATATCATCTGCTCTACTAATATATTCTTTTGAACCTATAATATCGTCTTTCATATAATTCAATCTAACAATACTTAGTAAATCTTTTATTTGGTCTCTTTTACTTTTTTTATATTGTTCATCTGTTATCATTTCTACATTGGTTCTGTAAAATAAAGTTGCGTCTTTTAAAGTATCTTTTTCTTCAGTATTTGATATAGGAGTAAAACGAATATCTTTAATAAGTTTGAAAATACCACTTTCAATACTTTGTATATTATCAAATACGATTACATTATAGTCCTGTTCTCCTTTCTTATATTCATACATAAAATATGATTTTCTTTTAGGTAAAAGTTGGTCTAGATTCCAATTAGAATGAACACTTATAGGATCTAAAGAATCTAATTTATGGACGAATTGATTGAAAAAAACATTTACTTCACTTCCCTTATGTTCTCCTATATTAAATAATATACAACTTACTATTTCACTCTTTATTCCTGCTTGTTTTGCTTCATGGTGATTATCATCTTTTTGTTGCGAATGATAATGGAAATGTTTTCGTAAAGGAGTTGTATCTTCCTCATCATTATGATAATGATTATGGGCTATTATTCTTTCTCCTCCGTGATGTATATTCACCTCTAAATCAAATTTTTCACCGTCTATGGAATGCCTACTTGGTGAAAAAAAATAAATTTTATCTACTTCATAATTGGTATCACGATAATTTATAAAACTACCTTCTTCGTATTGAATATACTTTTTATTATCATCTTCTACAATATGGCATTTTTTATTAGACATATAATCAATAATAATTTTACATAATAAATTACATTGGGTTGCTGTATCGACAATTATATTTTTCTTATTTTCAATTGGAGTTGTCATATTTGTTTATAAACTTATATTAATAATAGATAATTTATTTTTTTTTATTAACTTATTTTAGTTATTTAATTTAATAATGAAAACTTTTATTCTATTTACAACATTTATACTAATAACAATATTTTACCTCCTATACAGAAAATGTTATTTAAATAAAAGTATAGAACATTTTAATAGTCCTACACCTACATATACACCTACATATACACCTACATATACACCTACATATACACCTACATATACACCTACGCCTACACCTACATTCATTTACTCAAAACCTTCATATACGAAAAAAAAAACTATAGATAACCAATATTTAAAGTTAGAATTTATTTATCTTAATCCTTTGTATAAAGATTTAACTATAAAATTAAAAGATGGTATACTAGTAAAAGAAGAAAATGACTGGAAAGGAAAATTAGAAAAAGAATTATGTAAACCAGATAATATTAACGCAAATACACCGAGTGCCAGTATAGAGTCTTGTACTTGTTTAAATTTAGGTATAAATAATGAAAAAATATGTGGCAAGGAATATTCAAGGTATATTTATGAATGCCCCAATAAGTGTTCTAGTTGTAATAAATGTCATACTAGTAAAACACATAAATCATATATAGAATGTAAAAATATAGAAAATAAGAAAAAATGTAAATCCTATAAAGATAAATTAATATTTAGTAAAGAATATTATACTTCTAATGATAGAAAATTTATAGAAATGTCATTTTCATCAGAAGAAAGTCCCAGTCCCAGTCCTGAAGCACCAAGAGGTTTAAAAAAAAAAAATAATAGGAAAACATATAAAAAAATTGTAATAAGAAGTAACCAAGCAAAAAATATATTCAAAACAACATTAATTAATGATTTTATCACGGATAATGATATCTTACTTAAAATAAGTAAAAATCAAAACTATAAGAAAGAAGAAAGTCCTTCTTCAAGTCCAGCAATAGAAGGATTTTCTAATAATACAACAATAAAAAAAATAGTAATACAGAATCTATATTTTAATATGAAAACTATAGAATATGATATTTTTTATGAAGGTAATGACGAAATTTATTTATTTATAGTTCCCAAAAAAAGACATGTTGGTAAAAATATAAAACTAACTATTAAGGGTTATTATAAATTAGATAAAAATTATGGTTTTGAGTTGGAAAAAATAATTAATATTTACGAATATATTGAAAAAGCAGTAGATATAAAAGAAATTAAGCAAATAAATGAATACGAATCTTCTCTAGCGAATGATTATGTCAATAATTATTTAGGTGATTCCGAATTAGAAAGTCCTCACCTTATGCGGAACCCTAGAATTATAAATGATATTAAAAATAAACCATTAGGGGATTTTGAAAGAAAAGAAATATTAGATAGTCCTGAAACATGGGTCGAACGAATTGATATTAATAGACCTTGGATTTCTACCTTTACAGAAGTATTTTCTGATATTTATGCCGAATATAACCAAAAGAAAGATATTTATGGTCCTTCGCCTTCTGGAACTATTGATGAAGATTTTGATTTCTTTGCTGAACTACAAAAACCTAATGCCAATAGAGAATTATTATATAAGAAAAAACTTCAACAAGATAAAATTAGATTTAAGAAACAAAGAAAAGAAGAAATAGAATATGATAAAAAAATGAGGGATCTTATAAAAAGAAAAAGAACAGAGAGATGGAATAAATTACTTATTAAAAAGGATATTGATACTAAAAATAAATATAAAATTATCAAAGTCCTCAATCAAATAAGAGAATTTGAAAGTAATATAGTTATTTTAGGAAAAGATAATAATTATAATGATAAAAAAAATATTATAGAGATTTTAAAGAAGAAAAAAATTAATATTAGAGATAATAAAAATGTTAATGCGAAAACAACTATCTTAATTATAGACGATAAATATTATGATAGTATTTCTAAGAATATACAAAATATACAAGATAAATCTGGAAATCATGAAGATTTAGAAAATTTAAGAACTAACTTTAAAAAAGCTTTAATAAATAAATTAGAAATAATAACATATACAGATTTCCTAAATGATTTAGGAAAGAATATCGTTATTTATGAAGAAAATAATGAAAATAAAAAAATTATATTAAATTTAATAAATAAAACAGGAAGAAATATTAGCACTGAAATAAATAAAAATACGTTATTCGAAATATCACCTGACGGAAATACAAATACTAAAATACCAAAAATGTCTTATAAAGATTTTTTTAAAGCTGATAAAGAAAAATATTTAAATTACATTACATTTATAGATAATAATATAGAACAAATTAATAATTTTTTTGAAAATAAAGTTAATGATGAAATAAATAAAGATACATTATTAGTAATATCAAATAATGGTAATATAAGACTTTCTGAAAAACAAAAAAAGAAAATACAACAAATGAAAAACCAAGATTTTATAAATAACTTTATAAAATAAAATAATTCTCTATAAAATAAAATATTTCTATAAAAATAAAATGTTTTCTTTATATTAATAAAATGGAAAATATATATAAGAATAATCTATTAGTTTTAGATAATTTGCCAATAGACGAAAGTATTTATTATACCAATAATACAATTTCTAGAGAAAATAGATATTTTGGTTCCATTAGATATGGAAACAATATAGATAAAATATTAGGAGTTGTCAATATTAGTTTTCTTCATTACTACAATTTGCTATTAATTGATAATGATGGTTCATCAAAAGAAGAAATTAAAGAATTACTTACTAAATCTATAGAAGGTTTAGAAAATTATAAAATTTATAGTAAAAATAATAATAGAGATACTAAAAAAATAAGTGATTTAATAGAATTATTCGAGAAATATTTAGATGAATATGAAAATGATAAATTTGCGAAAACACAAGGAAATATTAAACTTATACAAGATAATATTAATGTTATAGAAGAAGACTTAACAGAAATAAAATTAGATGAAGATAAAAACCAAGACACTAATAAATGTAATTATTTTACTAATTTATTTATAGGAATAAAAGATAGTATAACTGGATTTTTCATATCTATTTACAGACATATATTTGTATATTAAATTTACGGAGAAGGGTGTCCAGTATGTTTGTGTATTAGAGAACCTTCTGGATTTTTTATATTAGTATGACTCTGTTCTTCCCCGATAATTGTATGCGAATGAATATGTTTTGTATCATCTAATGTATCTACTGTAATTTCCGAACCCTTTTCATCTCTACAAAAACACCTATCGTCGTCTCCTTGTAAACCTTTTTCTCCTACTTTACCTTTATTACCTCTTTCTCCTGGTAAATCTGTCATAAAATAATGGAATAATACAGTAGTTAGAATATTAAGTAAATTTACTAATACCAAAGCAATATACCAATTGAAGAATAATTTAAAAGAAGGGTCGTCGCTAATATTCGATCCATATCTAGTAAGTATTCCTACACCTACAATAAAAAATAAAGTTATTATAGCTAATATTAAAAACATTGTTTTATCAAGTTTCATTTATATTTATGAATTATAATTTTTTTATACTATTTATTGATTTTGTTTTTGATTTTACTTTTACTTTTTCTTAAAAAGTATTTTTTATACTATTTATTGATTTTGTTTTTGATTTTACTTTTTCTTAAAAAGTATTTTTATACTATTTATTGATTTTGTTTTTGATTTTACTTTTTCTTAAAAAGTATTTTTTATACTATTTATTGATTTTGTTTTTGTTTTTGATTTTACTTTTTCTTAAAAAGTATTTTTTTGATTTTACTTTTTCTTAAAAAGTATTTTATGTTTTAGTATAAATATAATTAATTTCTTTTTGGTCTTTATCTTTATAAACCATTCTTTCACCTGTAAAAAACTTCTTACACTCATCTTCTTCTTCTCCTGCTTCATATATATCGCTTTTTAAAACAAAACTAGAATCTTTAAATATATAGGCGTAATTACTCATATTAGTATCTATTTTCTGATAATTCATCATAATAAATTGACAACCCCAATCTAATCCTTTTCCGGGTTCATAATTTATAGGAGTTATACCACTAAATATAGAATCTGTCTTTATTTCAGGTGATAGAATAGTAAAACCACATTTATTATATCTCTTTAAATCATTTCCAGATAATTTATGGAATTCCTCATTCGAATAATCCTCTATATCTTCCTCAGCATCCACAACATCTTCATGTCTAACATATAAAATTCTATACTGATTTTTATTGTTCTGTAATGTATAATTTGAAGCACTACTATAATTTACCACTTCCTCTAAATTAGTATCCTCGAAACCTGAACTACTAAATATTAATACCTTCCCTAAACAATCCCTTATAGTTATATCATTTATATCACTTGTTTCCTTATTTGGTGAATTATAAGCATATTTACTATCTAATAAATATTCCCCTAATATTTCATATATATATTTATGTACTTTATTCAAACACCTAACATTTCTATTAGTTTTAAGATTTAAATATAAAATAAAAGGGTCTTTATATACCTTTAAATCTTTTAAATTAAAAGCAACTTTCGCAATTTCTCTTAAAAATAATTTCAAATTAATACTATTTAATGTATATTTCCATTCCCCTTCTTCTTCACCTACAGATACAACTGGTTCAACGTCTTCACCATATCCACTATTAAATATTTCTAATTCTACGAATCGGGGTCCACATTTTAAAACTTCACTAAATACTTCTACGCTAACATAATCGAATTTATGTAGTCCACATACATAAGGTCTGTAAGCACTCGCAATATAGAAGTCCCTTAATTTTTTTTTATTAATATCTTCGATAGATATATAATCAGTTAAATTTTGTTGTTTTATTTCATTGGTTCTATAAATTGCCAATTTAGCAAGAGACATATAAACTCTAAATATTCTAGATACTAATAGTATTGCTCCTAATAATAATATTCCTATTAGTAAAAAAATGAAAAATAATACTTGATTACCCAATTTAGTGTCTTTTATTTCATCATTTGTTTGGTCTCTGGGAACTTTAATTTTCATTTTATTCATATTATTCGCAACATTATTAACTTTTTCCATTATTTTGTTTTTCATACCTTCTGCTTTTTCTTTTAGTGCCATTTAACTTTTTAATAGATAATTTTTTTATAAAAAGATATTTAATTATTAATATTTATCCATAAACATTTCATTTGTTAATATCTCAATATTTAGTTCTTCTGCTTTCTTCATTTTACTTGATTGACTTTCCATTGTTTCTACTATCAAAATATTAGTTTTTTTATTAACTGTATTTTGTATAACTCCGCCTTCTAATTCTATTTTCTCTAAGATTTTTTTATCTCTTTTTCCAGTAATAACTATATTTTTGTTATTGAGTAATTTTGGTTTTTCCTTTTTCTCATTTGTTTTATCTTTTTTAATTACAATTTTTTTCTTTTTAAATTTAAGTTTATTATGTTCTAATAGGAATTCCTTTATTTCCGGCAATTTTTCCATAATTTTTTTAGATGTCTTCTCTTGTATACTAGGTATTTCATTTAATATTTCTGTTGTTATATCCATATCTTCATAGAAAATATTAGGGTATTTATTCGTTATCTTCTTTAATATCTTATATCCTATACTATCCAGAATTGAACTTCCTGCGATAACTTTTTCTATCTCTAATTCTTTATCAATAACATTATGTATACTATCATATATTTTATTGGCACTTTTCTCTTTAATGCCACACATTTCAAGTAAGTCTTCTACTCTAATATTCATTATTTCCTTGATAGTATCAAAACCTGCTTCATACATTTTTTGATATAACCCAGGACCCACATTTTCTACTTCCAAAGTCTTAAAAAAAGTTATAATCCTTTTTATTTTAACTTCTTTATTTCCTTCCATATCGGATAAAATAATTTCTTTATGAGTTTTATTCCATTTATATTCAACTTCTGGTAATTGGGGTTCCGTTTTTTCTAAAACTTCTACAATCTTAGGTATTATCTCACCTCCTTTTATCATTTTAATTACTGCTCCTGGACCAATACCATTTTTTACAATAAAATCAGCATTGTTTCCAGTTGCCTTCCTATTAGTTGTTCCACATAATAAAGTTGGTTCAATATTAACAATCGGTTTAAGTTTGCCGTGTTTACTGGCATTCCATTCTACATTAATAACTTTTGTTATCGCAAAATCTAAATCCATCTTGAAAGCGAAACTATATTTTGGATTCCCTTCAGTAGATCTTGTATTTATATTATTATTAGTAATAATTACACCGTCTATCTCATAATTAGAATGTTTTTTTCTCTCCAACATATATGAAGATAAATCATTGAAATTTATTTTTTCCCTAATTTCATTTCTAACAACTTGAAAACCTAAATCCTTTAAGAAATCCATTTGTTCAGAAGGCTTCATAATCGGTTCTATCAATTCATAGACAACTAAATCTACTAATTTAAGATAGTCGTCCTTTTTACTAAAATCTTTTTGATTAGACATTCCCGCAACAAAACTTCTAGGATTGGAGAATTTTTCTTTCACTTTAATATAATTTTCTTTTGATACTAAGATTTCCCCTCTTACCATAAAATCTTTCTTTTTATTTAATTTCTTTTTATTAAGATTAACAAACTCCTGGATTTTACTAATATCTTTTCCTTCTTTTCCATTACCTCTAGTATAAATTTTTATATTATCACTTTTTTTTTCTAACAGAAATGAAATTCCGTCTAATTTATCTGATATTACTACTTCCCCCGGATAAGTCTTTATCCAATTATCTATATCTTTTTCGGTTTTCTTTTTATTCATACTACCCATATGAATTGGTAATTTTACCTTATCTTTCTTAATAGTTGAACCAATTTGTGATAGGAATTTACTATCAGGAAATTCTTGTTCTAAAATTGATTTAATTATATCGAAAACTTGATCTGAAATTAATATAGTTCCATCTTCGGTATTATAATAATTATCAGAACATTGATAAAGTAATTTCTCAATATCTTCTTGCGAAGCACTATTGACAAATTGTATTGGATTTTGTTCTATATAATCAAAATTCATATATTTATGTATGTTATATGTAATTAAATCAATTTTATTATTACTATATATTTTTCCTAATAGTAGGTTCTTTTACTAAATTAAAACAATTATTTTTTAATTCCTCCCAATTTTCATTTAACTGAATATTATGTATATGTATTTCTATTTCATTATTAAACCAGTTTAGAGGATTAATATTATCTTCTGTATCTATACAAACCCCTTTTATATAATTAATTGTTACAGGTATTATTGGTATTTTATTATCACTTGCTAATCTAAATAATCCAGACTTAAATTCCTTTACTATTTTATTTTTCGAAGGTTTACCTTCTGGAAATACTATTATATTTTCATTATTATTAATTTTATTTTTAATTATTTTTTTTACTTTGTTACCGCTATCTAAATTACCTCTATCATATGGCACTAATCTAAATGATTTTAAAAAAACTTTTTCCAGATATTTTAAAAATGATAAATATTCAGGCAAATCTTTATCTGAACATAAATTAGATTTACAAATACAATTTGTTTTTTCAAATAAATTTATTAAAATTGGCAAATCATTGGCATTTTGGTGATTAGAAATAATAATACATTTTTTCTTCTTTAAAATTTGTAAATCACCTATAATATTTATTTTATTATTGAATAATTTATGTTCCATCGAAAATTTAATAATTTTTTTAAAAATTTTATAACTCTTCTCTTCATTTAATATAAAAGTAAAAAACATATTTATTAAAATAAGAATTATTAGTAATAATACTCTAATACTGTTTATAAAAACATTATTAAAATTAAATTTTATAAAAGACATAATTTATAAATGTAAACTTATTTTTTAAATAATTTATTTCCCAGTACTTCCAAAACCACCCGTTCCTCTACTAGTTTCACTAAGTTCTTCCACTAACTCAAATGTTATCGGTTCCAAATTAGGAGCACAAATTTGAAGTAATCTAGTCCCCTTCTCTACTACATAATCCGTTTTACTATTATTATCAAAAAACCCTATTAAATGTCCTCTGTAATCTCTATCAATAATACCCACTGAATTAGCAAGTCTTAATGGTGTTTTTATAATGGAAGAACGAGGAAAAGTAAAAAATGATAATCCTTTTGATTTATCGTCGGTTAGTGCTTCACATGCGATACCAGTATCAATTTTACCCATTTTTCCTGCCGGAATAGTAATATCTTCCAAAGTAAAGATATCTAATCCGGCATCTCCTTTGTGATAATTAGAATGGTTAATATAAAAAGGTTTCGCTTGTTCGGTGGGTTTAATTAGTAAATGCATAGTTAAATAAAAATATGATATAAGTTTTAAATAAATTTTATTTTTTTATAAAAATAAATATATCGTGAAAAATAAATTAATATCTTAAAAATTAAATTTAATAAATTATGATTTTTAAAGTAAGTCAAAAAATATAAAATTGAAAAATTCTATTATACAATTTAAAATTTAAGATTTTTACTATAATATTAACTAAACTTTATAATGACTGAACAAAATATTAAAATTGAACAAACTATCGCAAATAAACAGGTTGATAATAACAGGATTGATAATAACCTAGTTGAACCTATTTTAAAGGATAATCCTAACAGATTTGTTTTATTCCCTATAAACCACCACGCAATTTGGGAGATGTATAAGAAACACATGGGACTTTTTTGGACTGCTGAAGAAATAGATTTAGGAGGGGATTTAGTGGATTGGCCTAAATTAAAGATTGAAGAACAACATTTTATTAAGAATATATTAGCATTTTTCGCAGGGAGTGACGGAATTGTATTAGAGAATTTAGGAACTAGATTTATGAATGAAATACAAATACCCGAAGCAAAATGTTTTTATGGATTTCAAATAGCAATGGAAAATATTCATTCCGAAACCTATTCTCTTTTAATTGATACTTATATTAAAGATAATCAGGAGAAAAGTAGATTATTTAATGCGATTGAAACTATTCCTTCAGTTGCGAAGAAAGCACAATGGGCTATTAAATGGATAGACGATAAAGACGCAACATTCGCAACTAGATTAATTGCTTTTGCTTGTGTAGAGGGTATATTCTTTAGTGGGTCATTCTGTGCTATTTTCTGGTTAAAGAAGAGGGGATTAATGCCTGGATTAACTAGTAGTAATGAATTAATTAGTAGAGATGAAGGATTACATACGGAATTTGCTGTCTTGATTTATAGTATGTTGGAAAATAAATTAAGTTACGAAACTATAAAAGAAATTGTAGTGGAAGCAGTAGAAATAGAGAAAGAATTCATTATTGATTCTATACCTTGTAAATTAATAGGTATGAATTCGGATTTAATGAGTGAATATATAGAATTTGTTGCTGATAGGTTATTGACGCAATTAGGATATGAAAAGATTTACAATACTAAAAATCCATTCAGTTTTATGGAAATGATTTCAATGGAAGGTAAAACTAACTTTTTTGAAAAGAGAGTTATGGAATATTCAAAGTCGGGATTAGGTGTAGAAAAGGAAAAAATGGCTTTTACTATGGACGCGGATTTTTAAGTAAAGAAAGAAGAAACGCTGATTTTTAAGGAAAGGAATTTATAAGTGATTTTTAAGTCGTATATTTAATACAATTTAATGAAAAATTTAAAGTATTTTTTTCATCTTTATCATTACTATCTTTTACAATTTTTTGTAAATCTATAAATATTTCATTTCCGTAATCTGATTTATCAATAAATAAATTTAAATTATGTATTTCATGTATACTTAATCTTTCATAAAAATAAAATTCCTTTAAAGTATATTGTATTGGTTTTGTTGAAAATATATCTTTAATATGAATTAATCTAACTATTATGTCGGATTTAACTCCTCCTGAAATTGTCAAGCCCTTAATAACCATCGATTCCTTTTTACCTAAACTATATTTAATAGTATTACTTTTACTATTACCTCTTGCTATTACTTCTTGAATAAATTTTGTACTTGTTTCGTTTTTGTTGCCAACTTCTGTAACTTTAAATATAACAGTATTTCTTATTCGCGGATCTTTAAATCTTAATAAATCATTTTCTTTATATAAATAACCAGGGTTATTAATAGAAAAATTTTTTTCGTTATCCATTTTAATTTCGCATTTTCTTCCTTCGCCGCCCTCCAATTCTAATATTACTTCTGAACCGGAACCATACATATCGGTATCAAAATTACCTATATTTGTATCATAATGATTTTTAATTAAGTCATATATAGTTCCAGCAGTAGCTCCAGAAGTAGTAAATTCGATTGGAGAACCACTTGCTCTAGATAAAATACTTCTATTATAAAAATTATTAATATATTCGCAATTCAAATAATTACAATTATATTGAAATTGATTATTATTATCCATTTCATCAATTGTTAACTTTTTAATACCTCCTTCAACACTATTTGTATCTATATTAGTTTCAAAATAAAATTCAATATTACCTCTATTAATTGTATCTGATCCATATTTTGTTATTTCAACACTAATTATTTTATAACATTCTAAATTTCCACTTGTATCCGATACTCCATTTGTTTTTGTATCAACAGTTTTTTGGCAAGTTTCACTCTCAACTTTTATATTTGTAGAAACTTTAATTTTATCTTTAGCTTCATCTTCATCTTCATCTTCATTTATTGTTAAATAAGAAATAGTAAATCTTAAATCCGTATTATTATCATTAGAATCAGAAAAATTAACTTTTAATACTTTGTCAGTTATTGAAGTAGGATTACTATTATTATGATATATATATTCCTCATTTGTATTCCATGACGCCTGGTGAAGACCTATATCAGATATACACGCGTGTAGAGAAACCCATGTATGATAATTTGTTTCATCTTTATTATCTTTATAATTTCTACCATGTATACCCATTTGGACATTTGTATTAAAATCTTCTATAGGTATAACTTTTCTACTATTTGCTTCTACATTAGTTAAAGTTCCAGTAGCTCTATTTCCTACCCATGTTACTGAATTATCCGTTTTTTTATAATTTAAGAAATAATCTGTAAATTCACTAGTTACTGCTGTATTTATTGTGTCAGTCGATGTTATTATATATTGTTTTGGTTTTTCTTTATCTGTAATAGTTCTTTCTGTATTATGATTATCACCTATATCACCTGAATCATAATTTAGATTTATATCTGGTAATAATATTGTATTATCTTTTGTTACAGTATTTTCGGCTAATAAAATAGTATCTCTTGCTTCCGTATTATCTTCTGTTTTATTTAATAAAATTGTAGCATTAGACATTTTTATTATATTATTATTCTATATTTTAAATACAAAAATTCTAATTTAAAAAATATATAATAATAATAATATTAAAATGGGTGGAGGATTATTAGATTTAGTAGCTAAAGGTGGACAAGATATATATTTTATATGTAATCCCGAGATTTCTTTTTTTAAAAAGGTTTATAAAAGACATACCAATTTCTCTATTGAACAAGAAAAATTCCTATTCGACGGTGATTTAACATTTGGTAGAAAGGCAAAATTTACTATACCTAGACACGGAGATTTATTAAAAAATATGTTTTTGCAATTCGAATTACCTAATTTATCAACAAATCAAAAATATGTAAATTATATAGGTTATGCGTTAATTGATTATATTGAAATTTCTATAGGAGGAACAGTAATTGATAGACAAACAGGAGAATGGATGTATATTAATAATGAATTATCTGTTAAAAGTGGATCCAAAGAAGGATATAGAAAAATGGTAGGAGGAATTGATAATTTTAAATTATATCAATTAAGTTCAGGAAATACAGGTGGAATATTTATTGTTCCATTAAATTTTTGGTTTTCTAAAGATATCGGACTTGCTTTGCCATTAGTAGCATTACAATATCACGAAGTAGAAATAACTTTATCTCTTAGGAAGTTTAGTGAATTATATGTAACAGATACGGGAACAGCACCGACAGAACCTAAATTAACAAATTGTTTTATTTCTTTAGAATATGTTTATTTAGATAGTAAAGAGAGAAAATTATTCGCACAAAGTAATCACGAATATTTAATAAAACAAGTTCAATATAGCGAAAAAAATACAATTATAGCAAATCAAACAATAAAAAAAATACCTTTAAACTTTAATCATCCTATATTAGAATTAATATTTGTAGTTCAAAGAAATAATGCTTTTACTACAGGGGGAAATTCCGGAAATGATTATTTTTATTTTAGTAAATCCATAAATCCGAATGAAACTATAAAAAACGCACAAATATTACTTAATAATCAAGAAAGAACCCCTCTAATGACAAATAAAGAATTAAGATATCTAAATGTTATTAATTCACATACAAGTATTCCATATAATAATTTCATTTATCTATATTCATTTTCCTTAAATCCGGAGTCATTTCAACCTTCTGGAAGTTGTAACTTTAGCAGATTTGACAATAAAGAACTCGCTATAGAATTTGCTGATAATATTACTGCTTCAGATGTAAAAGTATTTGCCGTAAATTATAATATTTTAAGAATTAGTATGGGAATGGGTGGATTAGCTTATATTAACTAAATTATATTATTTTTTATTCTGATATTTCTTTAATAAATTAAGTAATTGTTTTTTATTCATTTTACTTATCCCTTTAACTTTCTTTTCCTTTAAGAAAAATCTTAGCATTGGAACTGTATATTTGGTAAAATTATAATATTTGCCACATTCCACTACTTTATTTCTCTTTAATCCTTGTAAATTATATACAGAATTAGTACATATACCGTAAGGATTAAATTTAGTGTTTCTAACTTTCATAAGACAACTACAGAATTTCTTTTCTACAAATGATAATTTTTTTGTTTTAAATAATTTATTATATTTTTTTGTTTTCATAGAATTATTCTTTATTGAATTATTCTTTATTGAATTATTCTTTAAAGTAAAATAATCAAAAGTTTGTTTTTTAGTTTTTTTAGTATTTTTTTTTCCCATATTTAGTTTCTAGTAATAAAAAAATTTATTTTAATTGTAATTTATTTTAATTGTAATTTATTTTAATTGTAATTTATTTTAATTGTAATATATTTAAAAAAATAAAATTTAAAATAATATATAAAATAAAATAAATAAAATAAAATGACAAATTTTAAAAAAAAATTTACTACCTATCCTTTTCAATATTTTCCTCAATATTATACCCGAAATAATTTATTACATTCTATAAAGGAAAATATTACATTTCGGGAAGATAATATAATAATAGGGAGAGGAGAAGAGAAGGTAGAAAGTAAAGAACCGAGAAAAACGTGTTGGTTATCAAATGACGAAAATCTTACATTTGAATATTCCGGGAAAATAATGAAACCGGATAAAATACCTAATATAGTTCAAGAAATTATAGATATGATATATAAAGATTTTGGTATTAATTTTGACGGTGTATTAGTAAATTATTATGAAAATGGACAAGTAGGAATGGGATATCATAGTGATCCGATAGATAATAAATGGGATAATAATTTTATAGTATACTCGGTAGGGGATGAGAGAAAATTTATATTTAGGGAGAAGGGAAATACTGATAATAAGATTGAATATTTATTTTCTAACGGAGATTTAATTTATATGTATGATGATTGTCAAGATAGGTATGAACATAGTATTAGGAAGAATAAGAGAGAAGGGGAGAGAATAAGTTTAGTATTTAAGAAGATAAATTAATTATCATTTTTTTTACCTATATGAGAAGAATAAGATATGTCTATTTTACTTTCTCCACCTATGGCATTTGTTGTATCGGATAAATTAATATTTGGTTCTTGTTCATTTGTTCCTCCGCTATCTTTGGCTTGATAAGCACCCGAAACCATATCTGCGTAATTTGTTCCTCTAATTACAGTATCTCCACAAGTACCACCATATTCATTATTTAAATCAGGGGTCCAAATACAAGCGGGTATTAATGTTCCGCCTTTACCTTTTTTATCAGTTACGGTTGCGTCTTTACATAATCCCTCTGTTGTTCTTTTTTCACATCCTGTTATAGTTAATCCTCCCACTTCTCCTCCACAATCTGTAAATTTGAGTTGCATTCCTAAACCTAAATGAGAAGTTATTAGAAAAGCATATACTAAACCAGGAATATAATAATATAATGTTAATCCGGCACAAACAAGAATTTTGAACATTCCCATTAATCCAAAAGACATAAATACACCTAATGGAGGGCATATTATAGTTGCTATTATATTAAGATATCCTTCTGAAGTCATTGTTTTATAACATCTCATATTTCTATATTTATGGTATTCTGTATAATCACCGTCTTCTGGATTCCATTTTGTACCTCTGTCGTCGTGTTTGTGATGATGATAATAACCTCCTAAGTCTCTTTTATCTAAGTAACCTGTTCTATTATCATGTTTAATATGATGTTTTGGTTCGTGTGGTAAACCCCACATTCCTCCTCTAAAGGAAGAAAATATTGCGGTAGTCACTATTCTAAATATTTGTAAAACTATATCCATAACCATTAAAAATATCATTTTTACAAATGTTAATATACACCTTACAATTGACCTTATCATAGTAATTGGGTTTAACCATAAAACAATTATAGTTAATAGGTCAAAAAATATATTTACTATATTCATAGCAAGCATCGCAATCCAACCGGGTAATTTACCTATCCATTGTAGTGACTCTACTAAAGTCATAAATAAATCTACAATACTTAATACAAAATTTATAATGGCGTCTACCAAAACCATAAATAAATCTACAAAATTAACAAAAAAACTAACTATGGCATTTATAAAATCGGGTATAGCGGCAACTACACTTGCGAAGTGTTCTATTTTTTTCATTTTATTATTTACGTGTATTCCTAATAATGTTAATAGGATAAATATAATTGTAATAGAAAAATCATTCATTATTACAATTATATTAGAAATATTTATTCCATTTTATTCATTAAAAAATATTTTTATATCATAATATGAAGAATGCTAAACAATATATTTTTATTTTTCTTTTTGTAATTTTTGTCTTTATTATTATAAAAAAATATGAAAAATCTAATAACTATTTTTTATCTTTACATAATTCTATTAATATAATGACAAATGAAGAATATTTTACTCATTTTAATAACTATGATTATAAACTTAGGAAATGTTTTGATATTAATAATTGTAAAACTAAATATCGAGAAAATGTTTTAGAATTTAGTAATAATGAAAAAAATGTTTTAACAGATATGCTAAATCAATTCCTAAATAAATTAACTAAATACCAAAAAATATTCCTAAATCTTAAACTAATTAAAGTTGGCAACTATATAGAATCAACACTACCACATACCAGAAAAACCGCTATAGTATTATCACAAAAATGGATTACACAATTTGTTAGTAGAAATATTAATAATAATAGATTTATAACATTAATTAGTCACGAACAATTTCATATATTCCAAAGATATAATCCTCAATTAATGGAAGACTTATACACTAACTATTGGAATATGATTAAATATAATAAATTACCACCTAAATTAATGGAAATAAATAGAACTAACCCAGACGCCCTACCTAATAATATTTGGTTATTTCCTATAAGTAAAGGTGATACTAAAGCATATAAAAAATACATATTACCACTTTGTATTTACGATACTAAAAATAATAGTAGTATAAGAGATACTAAAAATGTTTATTTTAATTTAGAGAAAAAAGGAAATAAAATAGAATTTAGTAATTTAGATGAAGAAATAAAAAATCAAAATTTACTAAGTCAAAGTAAAGAGTTTAGAGATTTTTTTGGAAGTGAAACAAGTAATAATTATCACCCAAATGAATTATCTGCGTCTTTGTTTGAAATAATAATAGAGAAACATTTAGATAATATGGATTTACCTAATATACCTGCTATACATAAATTTGAGGAGTTTTTGAAGAATTTATAAATAATATTTTTGTAATATTAAAAGGTGTTTAAAAATTTTTACTTATTACTATTTTATTTCTACTTAATTTATTTTTCATAAATATAATTAAGTAGAAATAAATTAGTTTTATTTTTTCAATCATATAAATCTAATTAATAGAGTATAATATTGTTTCATTTAATTTTGTATCAGACATAGCACAGTAATATGGAAATTTATAATCTCCATACAATGTTTCAATATCTTTATAATATTTTTTTGAAATATCAAATGGATTTTTTGCTTTATATAATAATTTAATAATATGTATTTTTTTTTTTTGCCTAGGTATTGGTAATTCGTATATTTCATTATTGCTAAATGAACACCAAGAATAAATATGACTTTCTGTTAATATTTGAGGATTTGCTTCTTCGCTATTAAAAATAGGCGCTATAAATCCAATAACTTTTCCTTTTATATTTTTAGTATCTATTTTTGTAATATTATTACCATAAATACAATAATAATCTATTCCGTCATATATTAATAAACAATTTCCTTTTCCAAAATTTTTATTTTTTATATAAATATTTTCCGGATTTACATCATATCCAATAAATATTTTATAAAATTTAGGTAAAAAAAATATTTCTTTTTTATTAACAATAATTTTAGATTTTTTTTTTAAACTTACATAATTATCAAAATTTAATATTTTTTTTTTGTTATAAATATTATTTGAATTGCTATTAATAGTTTTATAGACTTTTATGCTTTTATTATTAATAACAACAACAAATGAAGGGGAAAATCTTGGTCCAATTAAATAATATTCTTGTTTTTTTTTCTTTAAAGTTTTCTTAGTTATTTTTTGGTATATTTTGTTAGTCATTTATGTATAGTATATTTATAAATAAAAATTGACTTTTATATTTCTAAATATATTATATAAAGAACTGAAAATGACTAAATCTAATAAAAAGGAAAGGTGTAGTATGGAAGGTTGTAAAAAAAAACTTAGTGCGGTTAAATTTACTTGTAATTGTGGTAAAAATTATTGTACAGCACATAGATTGGCAGAAAGTCATAATTGTACTTATGACTTTAGAGAAGAAGGGAAAAAAATTTTAGAAGAAAAAAATCCATTAGTCGTAAAACCAAAGGTTATTAAAATTTAGTTATTTTTATAGGGTTATTTTATAATTTTTGTAATTCGTCTTTAATTTCTCTTTTTTTTTGTTCAGCTAATGAAGTTTCTACTCCATCAACTAAACTTGTAAAGGCGTCTACAAATATCTTTTGACACCCTACATAAAATTCTAGTAATGCCTGTCTAGTTTTCTTTTCAATTTCGAATAATTTTTCAGAATCTATTTGTCTTATTTTATATTGATTATTTTCATTAATAAGAATTTCTCCTACTAAAATCCCCATTAATTTAGAGTTATAGTCTTTGTAATGTTTCTGCATTAAATTATAATTTTCAAAGTATTTACCATAAGGACCACTAAGTGAATATTCTAATTCGGTAGGTAATACATTATTTTTACAATATTTATTTTGACTAAGATCAGTAGGATAATCGTCTATTTGAACCGATTGTTCATTATTTATATAATCAGCAGGAACATCATTTCTTCCTACTAAATTCATAAAATCATTAATAGTTTTATATTGTTTTTCTTCTTTTTGTTCTACATTATTACCTGTATTAACACCTTCATTATTTTCTTCTGGTGTTTCTTCTTTTTTACCAAATAATCTTTTAAAGAATGAACCGCCTCTCATTCTCTTCTTAGTTCTTCTACCTCCTAATAGATTACCATTATTGTTATTGTTATTTTTATTGTTATTACCATTACCGTTATTGTTATTGTTATTGTTATTACCATTACCGTTACCATTATTGTTATTGTTATTTCCGGCACCTACGCGTGGACCTCCTCTATATCTTGATTTTTTTTTATGTCTTCTTCTTCTTTTAAATCCTTGTTGTTGTTCAAATTGTTGTTGTGGTTGTGGCGGAACTTGTTGTTGTTGTGGTGGTTGAGGGAATTGTTGAGGTCTTGGTGGTTGAGGGAATTGTTGAGGTCTTGGGGGTTGTGGTGGAACTTGTTGAGGTCTTGGTGGTGGAACTTGTTGAGGTCTTGGTGGTGGAACTTGTTGAGGTCTTGGTGGTGGCGGTGGAGGCAGTTGAGGTTTAATATTATTTGGAATATTTTTACCAAATGTATTTATGTTATTGTTATTGTTATTTTTATTTTTATTGTTATTTTCATTACTATTCTTTTTAATAGTCATTGTAGTACTACTTTTATTATTATTATTATTATTATTATTATTATTATTATTATTATTATTGTTGTTATTATTATTATTATTATTATTATTGTTGTTGTTATTATTTTTATTAATATTATTTTTATTAATATTATTTTTATTAATATTATTTTTGCTATTGATTTTAGGTTTAGATATTAATTCATCTAATTTACCTTTTATTTTTGAAATATTATTTTTAATACCTTCTTGATTTTCTTTAATTATTTCTATTTGTTTAAAATTTCTATTTGTAAAACTTCTAATTTCCTTTATATTTCTTCTAATATTGTTATTATTGCTATTCGCTTTTTTAGTTCTTTTTCTATTTACATTATTATTTCCTTCATTGTTTACATTTATATTATTTATATTTCCTTTATTATTATTACCTTTATTATTATTATTACCTTTATTATTATTATTACCTTTATTATTATTACCTTTATTATTATTATTTCCTTCGTTATTATTAATACTTTCACTAATACTTTTTTTGATTAATTTATTAATAATTTTATTATTATTATTTGAACTTTTCTTTTGATTTTCTGCAGAGTATTTTCCTCTAAAGTATTCTTTTATTTTTTCTTGTAATAATGTTACTTCTTGTTTCATTCTAATATTGTTTCTTTCTTCCCCTTCTATATTATATACTCTATAAAGGTTAACTAATTCTTTCATTCCTTCGACATTTAAAAAATTTTCAGGATAAAGTTCTTTATCTTCATTACATAAAGATATTTTACCTTTATTTGCTCCTTCTCCAATAGGTTGGTAAAGTGCGTTAAGTCTTCTAATAACCATATTATTATTAGGGTTAATACCAGTGATAATTGCGGCTATAATTGTTAATATTCTAATGTAGAATATGGAGATAGTATTACAAATTTGTGCTTTAGATTTAAGTTTTCCTTTTGCTCCATATAAAGGTTCTCTTATTTCAGGACAATCTTCGGTTGAACAAGGTTTAAATTTTCTGTGTGAAATATATACTCCTTGGTTTAAATTTTTTAATTGTACTTTTTTAAATTTTCTCATAAGTTCATCCTCTAAGAAAATATTATAACTATTACATTGTTTTGGATTTTGTAAACTAAGTAAATCTTGATATGTTCCTTCTGTGACTAAATCAGTAACTACCTCATTCATTTTTTTCCTGGTGTCTGTTAAAATTTTAATAATTTCTTCCATACTATATTATTTAAAAAGAAAAAAAATCTTTTTAGAAAATATATTAAAATATTTAAATTAAATATAAAATTTTTAATAAATATAATTTATTTAGCAAATGTTTTTGCTTTTTTGTCTGTAGGTAAGCAATAATATCCGCAAAAACCTGTATAATTTATAGGATCGCTATCATTAGGTTTAGTATAATCTCTATTCGCAGTAAAAGGGGAATATATAGGTAATCCATTTGCGTCCTCTCTAGATACTTTTAATGTTCCGGGTTTATGACTCCATGTTCCGTCTTTATTTTGTCTATAAAAATGGAAAGTACTTCCGGGGTCTGTAACCATTGCTCCTTTATAACTATCTTTACCGCAACTTTCTGTTAATTCTGTTTTTCTAATAATTGGATTATCACTCATAATTTTCTTTTCCATTTCTTTACAATCATAATTAAATGTTTTTTTATCTAAAGAACCATGTTTTTTAAATAATGAATAATCCCCCGGTTGTGGAATTAATGAACGACATTTTTGAGGTTTAGTTGGACAATTTTTCTTTTCTTTATGGCATATAGTTTCACATTTTTTTTTTAAACTAGTCATAATATCATCTAAAAAATAAGCATAACAATTATGAGAACCCTCTACATAAGGATGAGCCCAGCTATCTGGGTTAAAATCTGGTTCATTTCCCGAAGTAAATTTTTTAAGAAAACTTTGACAATTTTTATGTTTATGACAGAAATGTTCTTTACCTTTAACTGAATTATTACATTTTATTTCAGTAGGAACACCATTAATAACTTTCTGTTTAACATATAAATTATTATTTTCTTCATAGTAATCCACACATTTACACGTCCCTTTTTTATTTCGGTTCATATATAATATTAAAATATTTTAATTTTTCAACTGTTTAATAAATATTTCAATCGAACTATTATATTCTAATTTGGGTTTAAATGCGTCTATTAATTTAGTTCTTATCATTTCTATCGCAATTTCTTTTGTTAAATAACCATATCTTATCAAAAATGCTAAAATTATTGTAGGGGATTTCTGTAAACCAGACTCACAATAAATTAATATATTTTCACTTTTTAATATACAATTTTTCATAAATAAAGTAATTTCTTTTAAATAATTTACCATCTTTAATATCTCATATTTTTCCACATTTTCTCTTATAGTATCATTATATTTAGCACTCTTCCCCATAAAACTTAAATCATTATCCACATTAATTATATTAGTAATATTTTTTTCTTCTATAAGTTTACTATCAAATTTATTATTTACCCATATTCCAGGCAAAACTTCAATTTTCATTTTAAATTGTTTTAATTAATAATAAAATTGATTTTTATTTAAGCGATAAAACTTAATATATAATTATGTTATCTTTAAATAATGAATTATTTGATTTATTAAAAAAAAATAATTTAAATGAAACTGAAATAACGGCGAAAGAAAAGGAAGTAGATTCTTTTTGTGTTCATTGTAATAAATATTCTTTAACGAATAGAAAGGGTCAATTAGTATGTGTTTCTTGTGGTAATATTGAGGGATTTAATATTGATAATGGGGCTGAATGGAGGTATTATGGCTCCGAAGATTCCAAGGGTTCTGATCCTAATAGGTGTGGAATGCCAACTAACAGTCTTTTACCTGAATTTTCTTTGGGTTCGGTTATTCCTTTTAAGTGTAATGAAAGTTGGGATATGAGGAAAATACGGAATTATAATACCTGGATTGGTTCGTGTTATAGAGAAAAAAGTTTATATAATGTATTCGAAACTATGACTATTCGGGCAAAAAGTAAAGGCATTCCAGCATGTATTATAGAAGATGCTAAATACAAGTATAAAATTATTTCAGAGGCAAAAATTTCAAGAGGTGAGAATAGAAAAGGAATAATTGCTTCTTGTATTTATGAAGCGTGTAAAGAGAATAATAGTACTAGAAGTACTAAAGAAATAGCGGAAATTTTTAGGATTACTTCTACTAGTATGACGAAGGGATTTAAGAAATACAATGAGATAATGCAGACTATAGATATTGAAAAGAAAAGAATAAAAGAAGAAAATATATCAGAACCTTTAGATTTTATTAATAGGTTTTGTTCAAATCTTAATTTAGAACATGAAATATTAGATATTTGTAAGTATGTTTGTGTTCAAATTGAAAAATATGATTTGGTTTCTGAAAATACACCTACTTCTAAAGCCGCCGGGAGTATTTATTTAGTATCATATTTGTTTAATTTGGATTTAAATAAGAGAGATATATCAACTATTTGTTTAACTTCTGAAGTTACTATAAGTAAATGTTTTACTAAACTTATTGAGTACTATATATATTTATTACCAAATGAAATGTTAAAATATTTAGCGTTAGATTTTATTAATAAGTTTGGTGAAATAGTTAGTAGATATTATAATCCTAAAATTTATAAACATTTCTTTACAGAGAGTTTATCTTTATTTCAAAACTTAGTTAAGTCTAAAGATAAAATAATAGATAATGAAAGATATATAATATATTTATCAGCAGGTATAGTATATTATTTTATTCGAAAACTCAATTTAACTAATATAGGAATAAAGGAAATTTCTAATATATTTCATATAAAGAATAAACATATTTTAGAATATTATGAAATTATAAAGAATATTAAAGTTTAATTAATTAGATATTTAATTATATAAAGGACCATCTAATATATGACTAAAATTATTTATAATGAAATAACTAATAGGACGATTAGTTTTTATTAGATTTATACTGTCTTTTTTATCCATATTTTTTTTTAATAATAAGTATAATAAAATAATAGTTGTTGATCTTTGAAATCCGAATTTACAAAATACTAAAACTTTTTTATTTTTATTTAGGTATTCGTCAATTTTATCTAAACAATCTATATATTTTAGAATGTCATTATTTTTGAATATATAATTATCTTCTATAGGTATTCTTATTTTTTCACAATTTATAATATAATAATCTAAATCTTTAGTACAATTTATTACTAAATCATATTCTTTTAAAAATAAGGAACAATAATTCCCTAAATATAAGTTAGGTATTATTTGACTTATTTTATCAATCTTTAGAAAATGAAAAATATAGAAAATAATATAATAATGTAAATTCATTAACGTTTAAAATAAAATTATTTTTTAAATTAGATTATATAATGATAGACCAAAATATTATACTATTAATTTTAATATTAATTTCCGTATTAGTCGCATTTTACTCCTTATATATAGGTTTAAGTAACAGTAGGAAAATTAAAAAACAACAACAAGAATTAATTAATATTATAAACCTAAATAAAGAAAGTTTAAATAATATAAATAATCAAGACTCTCCTCCTCAACCAGAAGAAAACCCAGAATTCCAAGAATTTCCTACTCTAGAAGAAGTAAACGCACACTCTCAAGAAAATTCACAAAATGATATGACTCCTTTAGATGAAGATATTAAAAATAAAATAGATAGATTAAATGGAGGAAACGAAAATTTATTCGAAAATAATGAAGATAATGACGCAGATAGTGAAGAAGTAGAAGAAGAAGAAGAAAATGAAGAAGAAAATGAAGAAGTAGAAGTAGAAGTAGAAGTAGAAGAAGCAAATGAAGAAGCAAATGAAGAAGTAGAAGTAGAAGTAGAAGTAGAAGAAGCAAATGAAGAAGCAAATGAAGAAGTAAATGAAGAAGTAAATGAAGAAGCAAATGAAGAAGCAAATGAAGAAGTAAATGAAGAAGTAGAAGAAGAAGTAGAAGAAGCAAATGAAGAAGTAGAAGAAGCAAATGAAGAAGAAATAGAGAGTGGAGAATTTTTAAGTTTATCAGAAATGGATGAAAAATATTTGAATGATTTAAATTGTAGACAATTAAGGGAAATTTCTAAAAGGGAAAATTTAAAAACTAGAGGATTAAAAAGTGAATTAGTTGAAAGATTATTAAAGAAAAAAATAGTATATGATAATTAAAATTTAATTTAGTTAATTTATTTAATATAATTTATTTTAATGAAAAATAAATTATATTTTTTTTATATTTATAATATATAAATGGCCGATTGTTATAAAACAAGTAATAATAAACATTTTGGTTGCCCTCCAAGAATGGCGGACGGAAGACATTTTACTGATTATCGTCCTAGTTGTCATATTAATAATATAATTAGAACTGGAAATAAAGTATTAAATAGTTTTCAATATAGAAATTTTTTAACTAATAACGCAGACGAATTAATGAATTTAAACAGAAATTATGCCTGTCAAAAGAATTGCTGTGGTCCATGTAAAGAACCATACCACTCAGTTAATACTTTACCGGAAACTAATAAAGTTAAATGTAATGCGAATAATTGCGAATTGGTTGGATTTGACCCTAATGGATTAGGACAAGGAAGAATCTTTAATGACGAAGAACAAAAATGCGATAATGTAGGACAACCTAATGTTAATACTAATGGATGTGCTAAACCAGAAGATAATATGGCTTACTATGGTTCACAACTCACTAATAAAGATAATTTAAATAGAAATGCTACACCGGGTGGAGGAACTATGTTAAGTGGGGGTGACGAAAGAGTATTTTCTTAAATATGTTATAAGATTAATTTTGTAATTTTTAAAAAATAATTAAAATTTATTATAAAAATAATTAATTTTAATTAATAAAAATATATTTATATAGTATAATAATGTCAACAGAATGGAGAACTAAATTTTTTGAAAAAGTAGATTGTAAAGGTATTGCTATTAATGAAGGTCAAGGAGAAATTCTTGTTCAAGGAGAAGTTAAAAGTAAAACTCCTAACCCTGTTATAGTATACTGGGCCCCTAATCCACCTACATATACGACAAGTTTCACTGGTAGTGCCTTACCTTATCACGATTCTATTCAAGCATATAATAAAACTCCTAATATAGGAGCAACTCAATGTACCAATAGAAAATTTGAATTTAGAATTAAATACCCAAATGCTTATTATATAGGTTTAGGTTCTTTATATGTTCCTCCGCACGTCCACTTTAAAATATGCGAAGAATCCCACTGGGAAGAAGGAACCGGGGGTGTAAGATTTGTAATCCCTGGACCAAATAATGTTAATAATGCTCCAGGTATATCAGAAGAAAAAAATACTGAAAAAATTAATAATAAAGTACAAGAAGTTATAGATAGTAATGAATTCCATACTATTCAAATTGATGAAGGAATACCATTTAGAACATTAACTCATCCTTCCCCTCCTTCTAAAAATCCTAGAGATTCACCTATGTTCTATTACTGTGGTGTTAATAAATTACCAGTCAGAAGTCAAGAACAAGTATTAAGAGACGGAGGATTTCCTGAGGTAAATAAGATGCCAAATGATTTCTGGGGTCTTAAACCACCATTATAAATTTATATTTTATATTTCATTTTTAATTTTCATATTATTTTATTTCATTATATTTACATAATAATTTTGTCAGAAATATAACACCCGCAAAGGTTTCGTCATATTTCGTCATAGGTTTACCTCTTCAGATAAAAAATTATTATTTAAATTTATTTATTAATTTGAGGTGTAAAACCTAGGTTTTCCTCCTCATCCACCTTTTTGTTTTTTTACCTTTTTTACCTTTTTTACCTTTTTTTGTTTTTTATCTTTTTTATCTTTTTTTTTTCTTTTTACAGAATTAAAATGTTTCATTGGCATAATTTGTATAGGTTCTCCTCAACCACCTTTTAATTTAGTTGATTTCTTTTTAGTATAATTCCTCTTAGTGCTAAGTTTTAGTTTAGTAGGCATTTTATATAATATAAAAATAAATAATATTTTTATATTAAAAATTAAATTAGTAATTATAATATGAATAAAAACAAAGTTATTTTTGATATAATACACGGATTTATAGAAGTAGACGATATTACATTATCTATTATAGATACTCCCGAATTCCAAAGACTTAGGAATATAAAACAATTAGGATTAGTTCATTATGTTTTTCCTTCTGCCAATCATACTAGATTCGAACACTCTTTAGGAGTTTATTATTTAGCGGGGGAATTAATTAGTAATTTAAAGAAAAATCAACCAGAATTGGAAATTAAAGATAAAGATATATTATTAGTAAAAATTGCGGGATTATGTCACGATTTAGGTCACGGTCCATTTAGTCACTTATTAGACACTATATTAAAATGTAATAACAAAAATAAATTTGTAATACACGAAAAAAGGTCAATATTAATATTAGAACATATTGTAAATAAATATAATATAAACTTGCATAAAGAAGATATAAAATTTATAGGGGATTTAATTAATCCATATGATTTAGATTTTAGTAAAATAGATAAAAATAAACATTTCCTATATGAAATAGTTTCTAATAGAAGAAACGGAATAGATGTAGATAAATTTGACTATCTAAAAAGAGATACATTTTATTTAGGTCTTTCTTTCTCTTTAGATTGTTCAAGAATTATAAAATATGTTAGAGTAATTGATGGAAAACTTAGTTATTTAGACAAAACCTATTATCATATTTTGGAAATGTATGAAATTAGAAATAAATTACATAGACAAATTTATAAACATAAAACTATTATAGGTATAGAACTTAGCATTAAAGATATAATAACTAATTATCTTGATTTAGGTAATTTGTTAGAAGATCCTGAAATATTTTGTCAATATGATGACAATAATATTTTTAATAAAAATGATAATAATATAAATAATAATAAACAAATATCTAAATTGTTAGAAAAAATAAATAGAAGGGAAATATATAAGTTAGAATTAGAAACTGCTACAGAATTACTAAACTATAATTTTCATAATAAAGTATTAAAAATATTTGATTTTGGTTATAAAGAAAGTCCATTTAAAGATATATATTTTTATAATCGCAATGACTTATATAAAAAATTTAATATTATTAAAGATAATTTAGATAAAACGAAAGAAAGGGTATATAGGGTTTATAGTAAAATATATTAATCCATTAATCTATTGTCATAATCTATTGTCATAATCTGTAATATCCATTCCGGTTTGTGCTTCTTGTAATGTTTTATCAAGGTATTTCTGTTCTGAAATTTTAACTCTTGCTTTACAACTTAATTCATTTATGGCATAAATAAGACCTGGTAAATAAAAACACATAGTCAATAATAAACAAGTAAAGAATTTCTGTATAGTTTCCCAAATACTATAATAACCTAGGTGCCAATTCCAAAGAATTGATAAAGGGGGGAATATAACAGCCATAACTACTTGAGGTAATTCGTCGGGAATACAAAATTTACCATATCCAAAACCACCCTTTAATATTTTATCAGTAAAAGTCCATTCATCTCTGTCTATTTTATCTTTAATATCGTCTGGTATCATTTACTATAAACTAATATTTTTTTTATTTGTTTATTATTTAATATTCGAATATTTTTTCCACCCCTCTTTTTCTAATATATAACTAGCCATAGTCCCATCATTTGTTTCTATTAGTTCCTTATCATAACAAGAATTACACGCAGACTGGTCTTTATATTTCCAATATTTTTCTGTATTTATTTCTTTTTTACATTTAAAACATTTTTCCATTTTTAATTAATTTTAATCAATATATTAAATCAATTTTATATAAAATTAAATACTCGGGTGCCTCATATTATAATTATTTAAAATATATAAAATTAAATACTCGGGTGCCTCATATTATAATTATTTAAAATATATAAAATTAAATACTCGGGTGCCTCATATTATAATTATTTAAAATATATAAAATTAAATACTCGGGTGCCTCATATTATAATTATTTAAAATATATAAAATTAAATACTCAGGTGCCTCATATTATAATTATTTAAAATATATAAAATTAAATACTCAGGTGCCTCATATTATAATTATTTAAAATATATAAAATTAAATACTCGGTCTCCCCGTACTTTTAAATACACAAACTCCTGCTTCATCTTTTGTTGTAAAAAAATTAAATTTAGGAACTTTGCACATTGTTTCTCCTTCTTCATATGATTTAATTTCTTCACCTTCAGAATTAAGAGCAATTTGTGTCCCTAAATACCATCTTCCATCTTTATATTCTGGTTGCATACAACAAGATGAAGCAGTAGGGTCATTTGGAACAGGTTTACCCTCTCCTGCGTGGCATTTATCTCCAACAACTCTATTACATTTTGCTTTATTATCTTGGTCACTGATAAAGAAACTCTGTTTGGAACCATCACAAGAACCAAATTTAGCATTTTCTATTTGTTCTGCTACATCAGACCGATTCATAACTATTATAGCATATATTAATCCTGGAATATAATAAAGTAAGGAAAGAACACAGCAAATTATTATTTGAACCCAACCTGTAATACCATATGCCATAAATACTCCTGCCGGTGGACATAACATAGTAAGAAAATATCTCCAATATACTTTATTGATACAATATTTTGTTCCTGGTTTTATACCAAAACTTCCTGTTACATTTTTAGGTATCATCATATCGTAAACAGCATTGAATGATTCTCTTACCAACCACCAAAAAATTGAGAAAAATTCACTGAAAATTTGAATGAAAAAATTCATTATGGGGAAAATTAAAAAAAATGGATTATACTCAGTAAATTCTGATAGCGCCTGTTCCTTATCTGGTTTAAATTCTATTCTTTTTCTTTGAGACATTCCTTTATATTCCATTTTCTTGGGATCTAATGCACCTATAGAATCCTGACTTTGTTTACAAAATGCCTGTGTAGTTGCAGATACTCCATGTTTTCTTTTTTCATTAGCGTCATTATATTCTTTAACATTAGGATTATTCGCAAGTCGTGGAATAGTTCCAGCATTAGTATGAAAATTCTCTATTAAATTTTCTTTTCTATTGTTAACACTTATATTTTCCTTTTTAACATTATCATTTTCTTTTTTAACATTATCATTTTCTTTTTTAACATTATCATTTTTATAATCTTTTCCTTTTTTAACATTTATATTATGACTTATCATATTTAATTAAATCATAGATAATTTATTTTATAAAAAAAAAATTGATTCATTTTAAATAATTATTTAAAGATAAATTAAATAAAATTATTATGTCTTTACAAACAAGCAATACTGAAATTTTAGAAAATACGGGTAATGAAACTGAATTACCTAAATATGAATCATTTGAAGATTTAGAATTAAAAGATAAATTACTAAGAGGTATCTTTGCCTTTGGTTTTGAAAAACCAAGTATAATTCAACAAACTGCTATTAAACCATTCTTAGATGGAAGAGATTTAATTGCTCAATCGCAATCTGGGACCGGTAAAACTGCCACTTTTGCGATTAGTGTTTTACAAAGTCTTAAAGAAGAACAGAGAACGCAAGCATTAGTTATTTCTCATACTAGAGAGTTATCAAATCAGATACATACTGTCTTTAGTAATTTAAGTAGATATATGGATATTAAGGTATGTTTATTGGCAGGTGGATCTAGTATTCGGAATAATATTGACGAATTATCATTGAATCCGCAAGTTATAGTAGGAACACCCGGTAGGGTGTTAGATATGATGTCTAAAAATTACATCGCATATAAGGATATTAATTACCTAGTCGTAGATGAAGCGGATGAAATGTTATCGCGTGGATTTGTTACTCAAGTTCAAGATATCTTTAAATTTCTCAGGAGTAATCAATTACAGGTAGGTTTATATAGCGCGACAATGCCTAAGGAGTTCTTTGAAATTACGGATAAATTTATGGATAAACCTTTAAAGATTTTGGTGAAAACCGAACAATTAACTTTGGAAGGTATTAAGCAGTTTTATGTAAATGCTGAGAGAAATGACTTTAAGTTTGAAACTCTATGCGATTTGTATAATATGATTAGTGCCGCCCAGTCTATAATTTATTGTAATTCAAAAAAAATTGTAAATGATTTGTCGAGAAGGTTGGCGGATAATAACTTCACAGTTGCGACAATTCACGGAGAAATGCCTCAAGAGGAGAGAACCGAAATTGTTGAGAAATTTAGAAGGGGTGATTCGCGAATTCTATTATCAACAGATTTATTATCTCGTGGTATTGATGTTCAACAGGTATCAATTGTAATTAATTATGATATTCCTTATAGTATAGAGAATTATATTCATAGAATTGGAAGAAGTGGTAGATTTGGAAGGAAGGGTGTCGCAATTAATTTTGTAACACACGTAGATATTGGAAAATTACACGATATTCAAAAGTATTATCATACGATGATAGAAGAATTACCCGAGAATTTCTCCGAATTTCTATGATTTTATTTAAATTTAAAAAATTAATTAATATTATTTCTTTTGAGATTTTCTTTTTATAGATTTTCTCTTTTGGTATTTTTTACCCAATATAGGGGTTTTTGTTATTATTTCTATTTTATACCAATCTACACCTTTTTCAATATCATTAATATCATCCCACTGTATGTTTAATGTAAGAGTATAAGGGACACCAGTATTAGTGTTTATTACTATACCATCGGGTCCTCCCCTTCTTTTTCTAACTCTATCACCTATTATTGGTTTCGTTGCTTGTTCATTAATTTTTGTTGGTAATCCATTTTTAGAATTTGATATCTTTGATATCGTATTTATAATATGTGGTATATGTGGCATTTTATAATATCTTATTTAATAAATTTATATATTATAAAAATATAATAAATTTTTATTCTTTTATATTATTAAATGAATAAAAACTCTGAAATATTATTACATTCTTTAATAATTGGTTTATTATTATATATAGTATTTAAATTTTTGGTAAGATTTAGTGAACAATCCGCACAATCTGGTTCTATCGTTGTTGCTTGTTTATCCTGTATATATTTAGTAGCAATGAATGAACTTAAAAATTAAATTTAAAGATTAAAATATTATAAATAACTAAATGAGTGTTAAAGCATCAACTGACAAAGCATTAAAGAGAATTAGAAAAGAATTGGGAGAAATAGAAAAAGACCCTCCTGCAAATTGTACCGCGGGTCCTATTGATATGTCTAACTTATTTGAATGGAACGCTACTATTATAGGACCTTCTAATTCTCCATATGCGGGAGGATTATTTAAATTAAGTGTTAGTTTTCCTGATAGATATCCTTTTAAACCTCCTAAAGTAAAATTCATTACTAAGATTTTTCATCCGAATATAAATATAAATGGAAGTATTTGTTTAGATATACTAAATACTAATTGGAGTCCTGCGTTAACATTAATTAAAGTATTATTATCTATTAGTTCTTTATTAACAGATCCTAATCCAGATGATCCATTATCTAAAGAAGCAGCGAAAGCATATTTATCAAATAAAGACGAATATAATAAAAGAGCAAGAATTATGACATTACAATATGCTACAAGTTAATTTTATATATATTTTTAAAAAATAAAACAAAAAAATATTTATTTTCTTTTGTTTTATCTTTAATCTACATTCTCTTATTAACAAGGAAATGAATTAATTTTTTCACCTCCTAATTTTTCCATCAAGTATTTTTCAACTATAAGAAATTCTTCTTTCGCAGTTTCCTGTGAAAATCTCGCATGCTTAATATCATATATATAAGCAGAATTCTGAAATGGACAACCATAGGATTTTCCAAAATCTTCATCTCGTCGAAGCATATATGTATATAGATTGGCTTTAGCTCCTTTAAAACCAACTCCTATCATTACATTCCATTCTCCATTTGCCTCTCTACAATATGTACTTTCATTGAAAATTTGAATAGTCATTTTGTCTTCAAGGTCTTTCTTCAACGTTTCCGCTATTTCTTTTAATTCTTCAAAAGTATATAGTTTCCCAAACTCTAAGTGTGGGAAAACTGTACACCTTTGACTGAGTTTCCATTGTTTAATTGATTTAGACATTTTATACTTTATTATTAAAGAAAATTAATATTCAATTTTTATTATGTTAGATAAAATAACTAAATTTATAATAATATAATAATGAAAAAATTATTTCAAATATTATTAAATAGACAACCTACAGATAAAGAAATAGAACTACTTAGAAATAAAAACAATACCTTTATTAATAGTTATATAGTAGGTTTAGAAGAATATAAAGATTTTTTATTTCAAAATCAAAGGAATGTAGAAAATTTAGTAAAAAGAGAATTAAGTATTACTGTTTTTAATAATAATAAATTAAACCATACTCTAATGGAAACACTTAGGAATGAAAATTACTCGATAGATAAAGTTAAAAATATTATTTTAAAGAAAAAAAATGAAATAAAAAATAAAGTAGATTTAGTTATCTTTAATATTACAGGAAAAAGAAACTATACTATTAATTATAACGAATTTAATCAAATATTTATTAATAATGATTTTGATTATAGACAATTGGAATTTATTATAGTTAATAGTGATATCTATAATAACTTAGTGGAAAAGGAAATAAACTTGTTTTACAAGAAAAATAAAATTAGTATTTGATTTTTAGATATATTACAAGAAAAATAAAATTAGTATTTGATTTTTAGATATATTTTCGATGTTTAGATATATTTTCGATGTTTAGATATATTTTCGATGTTTAGATATTTTTTCTATTTTTAGATATATTTTGGATTTTTATACAGTATTTCCTAATCTTTTTTTTATATATAATATTATAAAATGGATATTGATATTTATTATAATGAAGTAATTAGATTAAAAAAGAAAAAGTTTAGGAAATACTGTATAAATAAAGAAAAAAAACTAAATAATATTCCATTACCTATTATTTCTAGAGGAAATCATATAGAGGCAATTCTTATAGAAATGCGGAAAATGGATCATTTATCATTTATAATAAAAAACGCAATTTTAAAATTAGGAAGTGAAGTATCATTTACTATAGTATGTGGAAATTTGAACTACGAATTTTTTAACAATATATCTAAATCAATTAATAGAGATATTCGTATTATAAATATTGGAAAAGATAATTTAACCAGAGAAGAATATAGTATTATGTTACTAACTTCTAACTTTTGGAAACAGTTTTTAGGTCAAAAATTAATTATTTACCAAGAAGATACCATTATCTTTAGAAAATTGGATAAAAAATTCTTACAATATGATTATATAGGGGCACCCTTAGAAAATAGATTAATAGGAAATGGTGGTTTAAGTCTTAGAAGTAAAAATATAATGATACAAATTTGTAGATATTATTATGATAAATTTAGAACTAAGATGGAAAAAAATGTTAAACTGCTAAATAAACACAAACAGATTTTAACAAAAAATAAAATAGATTATATAAGAATAAAAGATTTATATTTTTTTTATGTAGTTGAAAAAAATATTTTAGAAGATTGTAATATTACAGATATTATGAGACTATATAATATAGGAAAATTACCACCTTTTGAAACCGCAAGGGAATTTTCAGTAGAAAAATTTTCTCATTCAAATCCATTCGGTGGACACGCTTTTTGGTATTGTATATTTAAAATGGAACCGTGGTTAGATTCAAATTTAAAATATTGATTTTATATAATTATAGGTTATTATAAAATGAATTTATATGAAAAAATAAAAGAAATATTTATTCTTCATACAAGTAAATACGGTGATTATCCTTCTAAAACTATTATAATAGATGAATTGAGGCGAATAAAAAATAATATAAACCAATTAAATAAAAATATAGAGATAAAACGAGATATAAATTTGAATAATTTAGATATATTATTTATTGTTAAAAATGGTGAAAATTACTTCAATAATATTTTCCCTTTTATAAAAAATAACTTAGATAAAAATATTAGCAATCTGCGATTTTATACTTATGAAAATAATTCAACTGATAATACTAAAAAAATATTACAAAAATATCAAAATCCACATTTTAATATAAAAACAGTAAATATACCAGAACATATACAAGAAAATCAATTTACAAGTATAAGTGATATAAATTTATATTTAAAACAAGGGAAATACAAACGCTATATAAATATTTTAGAAGCCCGTAATAATTTGCTAAGTTTTTATAAAGATAATATTTGTTTAGAACATAATATAATAAATCTCAAAAATAATTGGCTAGTTTTAATGGATATTGATATAATATTTGATTTTAATACTCTTATCAAACTATCCAATAAAATAAAAGAATGTCCTGACGGTATTATGTTCTGTGCCAACACTAACTATATTACCAATAATAAAATAGATAATAAATACTATGATATAATGGCTCTAAATTATGGTAAATATTTTAATTCTAATAATAAACATAATCATTTTGGTATTAAAGAATTATTTAGTAAAAATAAAGATGTTGTAGAATTAAAAACAGGATTTGGAGGTTTAGCTATTATAAGGAAAGATATATTACTTAGTAATAAATGGGATTATGGTATTCCTAAAGAAGCAAAGAAATATAACTGTTTTACTGAAAATTTTGTCTGTGAACATTGGCAATTCTGTCATAATATTAACAAATATGGGAAAATTTATTTAGTCAAAGACGCAAATGCTATTTGGATTGAAGAAAAATTATACGAAGATAAAAAATTTAACCCTAAATTATTCATTAAACAATTTGGTTTATTTTAATATATTTATTTTATTTTAATATATTTATTTTACTTTTATTTATTTTATATTTATTTTACTTTTATTTATTTTATATTTATTTTACTTTTATTTATTTTATTTGCTAAGTTTTATTATAACTATTTTTATATAATAAATCTCTAATAATGAAGATACTGTGTATTATTCCCGCGAGGAGTGGTTCCAAAGGATTAACAAATAAAAATATTTTAAATTTCCAAGGTCTTCCTATGTTAGTATGGAGTATTAAACAAGCACAACAATCTAATTATAATAAAGATATAAGGATTATTTTATCAACTGATAGTGAAGAATATAGACAAATTGGTTTAAAATATGGGGCAGAAGTTCCTTTTTTAAGACCTAAAGAAATATCCGGAGATTTATCAACAGATTATGAATGTATTAAACACTGTTTAGATTATTTAGAAAAAGAAGATTATATACCTAATTTTATTATACAATTAAGGCCAACTTACCCTACCAGGAAAGTAGAAATATTAAATGATTGTATAAAAACTTTTATAGAAAAAAGAAATGAATATGATAGTTTAAGAACTGTTATACCATTTGAAAAATCACCATATAAAATGTACAGAGTTTTAGATAATAAGTTAAAACCGTTATTTAATAAAGTGTATAGTATTATAGAACCTTATAATGAGTGTAGGCAAAAATTACCTGATACATATTTACATAATGGATATATTGATATTTTAAATACAAATATAGTTAAAAATGGAACTATTAGCGGAGATAATATATATCCATATATAATGTCTAAAAATGAATATCACGATATTGATACATTAAAAGATTTAGAATTAATTATTTAGTATTTGTTAATTCCATATTTAATTTTTCAAAAAAAAATAAAATATTTGTTAATTCCATATTTAATTTTTCAAAAAAAAATAAAATATTTGTATATATTATAAAATGAAAAGTTCAAGAAGTGTCCGAAGTGTCCGAAGTGTCCGAAGTGCAAGCAATAAAAGTGATACCAATACTTTAATTGTTTGCGTTTTAGTTATTATTTTAATTGCGATTGGTTTATATTACGTTATTACAAAAAATAACAAATCAGTTGAAGGTTTTGAATCTTCGCCAATGGAATTAAATAATCTTGTAGAAAAACCAAACCCAAGAGGTAAACAAGTAGTTTTAGTATTATTCTACGTTGACTGGTGTCCACACTGTGTTAGTACCAAACCAGAATGGCAAAAATTAGTTTCTAAGATGAATAACCAAAAAGTTAATGGAGCAAATGTTAAAGTCCACGCTTGTAATGCTGAAGGATCGGCGGTTGAAAAAGAGTTCGCTAACGAAAACAGTGTCCAAGGATACCCAACTATTAAATTATTAAAAGAAAATGACGTTGTTGAATACAATGGCGCCAGAAATGCGGACGCATTAGAAGATTTTGTAAAAAATAATGCCAATTAATTTTCTATTTTTTTTATATCTTTAGTATTATCTATTTCTTTAGTATTATCTATTTCTTTAGTATTCTCTATTTCTTTAATATTATTTTCTTTAGTATTTTCAATTATAATAGGTAATAATTAGTTAGTAATATAACCTTTTTATAAATTTTATTTTTTACCTTTATTCTTTCGTGTAAGTTTTTTCTTTCGTTTACCTTTATTCTTTCCTGTAAGTTTTTTCTTTTTTCTATTCTTCTTTAAATCTATAATGTGTCTATATCCTTCTACATGCGCGTCTACATTATCACGTATTATTATTTCACAATCTTCTGGAAAAAGTTTTTTATTATCTATGTGTTGTATGCCTTTATTGTTAATTTTAGTTTTTGAATAAAAAGAAACATTCTTTAAACCATCTGAATCAAACGCGTATTCATCTATATCAATATTTTCTATTTCACTAGGAAATATTAATGTTTTTAAACTTTCACAGTATTCAAATGCGGATTCATCTATTTTTTTTAAATTTGTAGGTATATTAATAGTAGTTAAATTCCGGCAACTGTAAAATGTATTAGCATTTATTATTTCAATATTATCTGATAATTTTATTGTTTTTAACATACTACAATCTACGAAAGCACTGTCTCCAATATATTTTAATTTATCTGGTAGTATTATTGTTGTTAACATTTTACAATTTTTGAAAGCACTGACTCCAATAGATTCTAATTTTGTAGTCTTCTTTAAATTTATATCTTTTAATTTTCTACAATCTTTGAAAGCATTATCTCCAATATATTCTAATGTATCTGGTAAATCAATAGTTTCTAAACTTTTACAATTAAAAAATGCCTTTTTTTCTATTCTTTTTAGATTTTTAGAGAGAGTAATTTTTGTTAAAGAAGTACAGTCATAAAATGTTTGTTCATAAATTATTTTTAATTTTTCAGGTAATCTAATTTCATTGAGATTTGAACACTCCTGAAACTCTCCCTTATGATCTTGATAATGGTTTAGTTTATCACCTATTTTCATAACAGAATTTGGGATGTTTATTTTTGTTAATTTTTTACAGTTTGAAAAGGACATACTTATAATTTTATTTAATGTACTAGGTAGGTCAAATGTTACTTCAGTTAAACTAGTACAATTCTTGAAAGCACTATCTAATTTTTTAACATCTTTTCCTATTGTTATTTTTTGTAATCTTGAACAACCAAAATATTTTCCTACTGTTATATTATTATCATATTCTATTTCTGTTCTAATAGGGCATCTTGCCGCTATTAATGTGTTTATTGAATTCGCAAGCGTTGGTTGTATCATATCATGGTTTTTTTGTTCAAATGGTCTACACGCCGAATGAATATATATACCAGGTCCATTAATTTCTAATAATTCTGATAATTTTATTTTATCCCAATTAGTGGACGAAGAATATGATAATTTTTGTTTTAATACACCTTCATCTTTGGAATATTTATAATTCAATTCATCATCTACACCATTAAAATAATAATAATTCATAATTTGAAATATATTTGTATATTTATCAAAATAATACTTAGATAGTTGTTCGGAATTACTAAACGGCGGTTCGCTTTTTGTTGGATGTCTAATATCAAAATAAGGCATTTTATTTTTAATATCTTGTAAATTTTTCATTCCTAACCATATTTTATGTGTGGAATTCCACCCCAATCTTTGTTTTGTATGATATGGACTAATATCAAGTGAATTGCTTACATTTTCTTTCATATTATTAACAAATTGGTCTAATGTGGTAAATCCGGCAGTACGAAGACTATTGTTACAACTATATATATTATCATAATAAGATTCGGTTGTATTAAATTCGCATTTTTGTCTCTTACTATCTCCCGAGGGAGTTATACTAAAGTAATTACTATAATGAAACGTTATCATTGGGTACCAATTTCCATCTAGAAAATCTTTTAATCTTTTATCCATTTCCTGTTTGGTAGTAATTGGTTGTTTTAATAAATCAATAAATCTTGGATTTGTTATTGATTGTTCACTACCAATTCTCGAACTTTCCCCACTAGCACCAAGAAAAATTAGTAATGTATTTTTAGGAACTTTTAAACAATCAGTTGTTTGATTAGAATGACTATTTTGCATAAATATACTAGGCTTAAGATTAGAATGGTTTCTTAATTTTTTAATTTCGTTATCTTTTTTTTCTGTTTCAACTTCTAATCTTCTGTCTTCTTCTGCTTTTATTTCAAGATTAATTCCTTCTTCTGTTCTGTTTAAAGCGTAATTTCTTTTTTTTAAATAGCTCCTGTTTTCAACAGTTACCTCAGCATTCATAGAAGGACCATAGTTTAGTTTACTTCCGAGCATACGTTTTATACCTTTTAATGCCCCACCTTTTAATTTATGATTATTTTTTTTGCTCATATTATATTATTATTTTATTTTACATAAATAGAGAAATAATAAATGATTCGTGTACTAAAAGATTTCATTAAAAATAACTCTAACTAATTTTCTATTTTTTTATATCTTTATCTTTAATATTTTTATCTATAGTATTTTCAATTATAATAGGTAATAATTCTTTAGTGATATTATAACCTTGTTCTATAAATTTTATTTTATTTTCTTCGGATAAAGAAAATTCAGTATATTCGTTTTCTTTCTTGAGTATTATTGTTATACTATTTTTCTTTTTTTTCTTTTTTTTTTTATTATTTCGTAAATTATAGAATATTAGGTTAGTAAGATAAGATTGAAAATCATTACTTTCTACATTATCATTTTCAGTAATATCAGATTCCAATATAAAACTAACAGTCTTGTCTTGATTTTTAAAATAATTACACGGACATGGATTATTTAAAGCACCGTCCACATATAAATTATCTTTATATTTATAGGGTGTAAATACTAAAGGAATACCACATGATATTCTAATTGCTTCCCATAATTTCATATCTGGTTGTGTTCTATAATTAAAGAATTCGTCTTCATTTTTATTTACATTACAACCTACTATAATTAGTTTAGTGTTAAACATTTTATAATGTTCTTTAAATGTTAAATCTGGATTACCTGTTTTTTTTTTTATTAATATTTTTAAAATCTTTATCATATGTTCCCCATTATCAAAACCATAATTATTTACTATATCTAAAATATTATTATCTTTATTTATCATTTTAGTAATATCCATACCTAAAGTTATACCTTTAATTTCATTACTTGTATACCCAAGTGATATACATAATGAAATCATTGCTCCAACAGAACAACCCAATATATTTTTAATATTTTTATGTAGGTTTTTTTCATATATATATTGGTAAGCACCAACAAAAGCAAACCCCATAATTCCGCCACTACTGAAAACAATATTTTCAATCATTTATATTATATTTTACAATAAAAAATAAGATTAGACTTAAATAATTTTTTCTAATTTATAAATATACTAATATGTCTATGATTAACATAAATGAATTACATAAAATTAATGTTGAAAGACAAAAATTTAAAATTACAGTTTACGATAAAATACTCAAAAAATGCCACGAAAGAATAAAATTTGTTTCCAAAACACCTAAAGGAGCAAATTTCTGTTTCTATATTGTTCCCAATATTGTATACGGATTTCCTATATATGATATTAACCAATGTATAGTATATATAGTAAGTGCCTTAATTAAAAATGGATTTTATGTTGCTTACACACACCCTAATTTAATCTATATATCTTGGCATAACAGACAAAATAGTATAGAATATAAGAAAAAAAAAGAAGAGAAAAAACCAATAATAGAATATAAGAAAGTTGAAACATTTAAACCAAAGAATAACTTTCTATATGATGTAAAGACTTTAGATTTTTTAAAGAATAAATAATTTTATTATAGATTAAACTTTTACTATAGATTAAACAATAATTCTTAATATACGCTACTTGAATTACTTTTACCTAACTTATAGATAGAATCTAATATAAAGATAATAAAGATACCGAATAATATAAATAATATAAGGTCGTGGATATTATCTTGCGAGTCATCGTCGAAGAATTGACTTTTATTCATTTGTTTAATAATAGTATTCATACTACGATTTAATGAATTAAGTCTATAATCAATATCTTTTTTTGATATTTTTTTTAAAGGTTCGACTTCCCCAACTTCTTTATTTTTTTCTATAGGTAATTCATCATCTGTAGAATTTATATCACTATCTGTTTGGGTTTCTTCGTCTGAACTCATTTCTTCAGATGAAGGACTTTCAGTATTTTTTTTTTGATTAAGTAATTTATCAATTAAATTACCTGCTCTTTTAGATTTATTATTATTAGATAATTCAACATCTTTAATTTTATCATTTCCTTCGCGAGAAATATTTTGACTATCTAATTCGTCTCCTTTACTTTCAAAACCTTCTATTAAATCCATATCATATTTTTGCGTTTGTAAATATTCTCCGTCTTCCATACCTTCATTAAAATCATTTTGTATTCTAGTATAATCAGGTTCTTCTCTATTAATAGGTTCATTTTCCATCCCATTATCTAATTCACTGTTATAATCGTATAATTTTTCATTGTCACTAAAGCCAGAATACATACCCGGTGCAAGATTATTATCAGCAATTATTCTTCTATCTCTTATATCATTTTTACTTTCTTTAATTCTTTTAGTTTCTTTCTTATAGCGATTATATTCTTTTTTAGCGTCATTATAACTAATTTCAACATTTCCCTGTTTACTTTTTTTTATTCTACGTGCTTTCTTTCCATGTTTATGTCGATTTGTATGTTTTTGATTTAAATCAGTATTTTCTCTTATTTCACAGTGGTCATTATGTATTCCTTCATCATAACTTTGTTCTTCTATATATTCTGGTATATGTGTATTATACATTCTTTGTTCTTTCTTTTTTTTTTTCCTTTTTTCTTTATTTAATTCATCTCCCCATGCTTCTTCAATTGTACAATAGGACATTTAATTATAATATAGAAAATATTTTTTAAAAAATAAAACAATATCTTTATAAATTTAAAAAAAATGATAATTATAATTCTTTTAATTTCCCCCACATTAACTTTATAACATTAAATAAAATAGTCAAATATATAATGATTGGGGCGGCAGGCAAAGATATTAAAAGAAATAATAAACCAACAACTATAACGAGTGCTTTAACAGCAAAACCTACATATTTCATAACTCCTCCGGTAGGTATATCAGTACTGTCTCCTTTTCCTCCAACTTGTATCATATTACTATTACTAAAGAAAACTAAATTTATTTAATTTAATTATTCTTAAATTAAAAAAATAATTTCTTGATATTAATTAATATGAAACAAAATATTTTATATAATTTATTATTATTAATTTTGATTGTAATCGTTTATTACGTAACTGTATCAAATAATATTGTCAATAATCCTAAAGTAAATAATATAATGAATAGATTAACAGAAGGTTCTGTTAATACTGTTTTATTATTAGTTATTATAGGATTAACACTTACCGAAGATTTAAATGTAGGATTTTTATTAAGTATAATTTATTTAGTTGTTCTTATTAGAACTAACCATACTAAAGAACAATTTAGAAGTGGACCTTCTCCATTAAACTGTAAAACATATGGAGATAGTAGAGAAAAAACAGGAGTTGCTTTCTATCCTTTACACGATAATATGGAAGAAAACTTAGCGTGTTAATTATAGATAAATTTAAAATTTTTTAATTATTTTTAAAATATTATATTATAGTAATATTTTAAAACTAAAATGGATGTCTATAAGAAAATAAATTCTCTTAACCAAAGTAAAATTTTCGCGGGTATTTTAATGATTCTTATGAATTTAGGTTCTAAATATATTGCTTTAGAACTTAGTGAATCTCAAGAAGAATTTCTCAGTAATATAGTTATTAGAAGAATTGTTATTTTCGTTGTAGCCTTTATAGCAACAAGAGATATTATTATTTCACTCATTTTAACTGGTGTATTTATCTTATTAGTTAGTGGATTATTTAACGATAATAGCGATTTATGTATTATAAAAAAACATAATCCTCAAACCAAAATGATTACTAAAGATGATGTTATTAAAGCAAAAAAAATTATTAAAAAATACGAAAATCAAAAGTTAACGAAGTCAAAGGTGTCTAATTAATAAATGTCTAATTTATAAATCTAAATTAATACTTTTACTACCACTACTTGAATTTAAATTATTATTAGATAGTGTTTCCATTAAACCATTAACATCGGGTGGCCCATTCATACTTGGTCTTGAACTAGAAGTGCTGTCATTCATATCACCCCCCCCTCCTCCTCCCCCTCCTCCGAATAAATCTCCCATTAAATTACCAAAACCACCTAAACCTCCTCCGCCACCCCCACCCCCACCTAAACTACCCATTAAATTACCTAAATCAAAACCTCCCCCTCCTCCACCTCCTCCACCTAAACCCCCAAATCCTCCTCCGCCTCCTGAAGAACTCGGAACTGGAGAAGAAGCATTATTACCCATAGTGTTAGCAGCAGCACTAGCAAATTGTTTCATTAAATCCGGATTCTGTCTCATTACATCTTCCATTCCAGGTAATGAAGATTTAAACATTGTATTTGTTAAATGGAACATAAAAGCACTACCTCCTAAAGATAATAATAATCTTAATTCGGGAGCCATACTTGCTTTAGATTTGTATTTTTGGTGTAATTCCTCGAAAATATCATCATACTCATTAATACCTTCGTGAACGTTTTCAGACCAACCTTCTAATTTTACATCAAACGGGTCAAATTTATTATTAAGAAATTCTATAGCAGTAACAAAAGCAATTAACATTTTTCTCTGGAATTTTACACTTTGGTCCATATCTCTCTGATTCTTTAATCTATCGAATTCGTGTTTCATCTCTTCGTAACTCGAAGACATACTAAACTTTTTATGAGTTTTAATACCCTTTTTTTCCAATCTCTCTAAAATACATAATAATTTAAACTTTTCTTCTTGTACCTCCTCATAACTCATTTCCTTAGGAGGTATTACTACTTCTGGTATTTTTTTCTCTTGTGTTTTTATAGGTTCGGGATTATTAAAAATAGTAGGATTATTTAAATCCCCTAAAGGATCGTTTTTTTTCATATCCATAATATTTAAAGGGTTATCATTCAAATCAATACTATTTAATCCTTCGGGTTCTTCCTTCTTTTTCTCTAAAATATCGTCCCCAAATAAATTTAAGGTAGGTTCCGCCACTTTATTAATATCAAATTCTTTTACATTTATTGATACATTTTCCTTTTTAAAATTATTACCTAAATTAATACTATTATTCATACTCCCTAAAGAATTTTCTTTTTTATCGTCTTTACCCAATTTACTCTTATTTACTAATAAATCTAAACCTATATCTGATTTTTTATTATTAACACTTAGATTAGGTGATTTAAAAGAATTATTGCCTAAAGAAATATTTTTAATATTATTGTTAGGGGTTATATTAATTTCTGTAGCATTCCCTAAATCTAAATCAAGGTCTAAATCAACTGTTTTAAGATCGTCAGAATCTAATTCTAAATTTAATGAATTCATTTAATCAATATTAGAAAACTATTATTTGTATATTACGCAGTATATAAAATCCATAAATTATATTTAAATAGTAAAACTAATATTATATATTTAAAGTTATTTACAATCCAATTGTATTTGATAAATATTCATTAGAAATGTATCTGCCAAATCGTCTCTTTTTTTATGATTATTAAATATTTCTATCCATTCTTCCTTATTTTCCATAAATTCTAATAATTCTAAACAAAACTTTTTAGCAAGTTCTTTGTTTTTTTTATATTTATCTTTAATATTTAATTCTTTTTCTATAGTTTTTTTATTTTCTATAAATTTATTTTTTTCGTCAGTTTCCTCTAAATACAAATTTACTTTTAATTTATTATTAGCTGATAAAAATAATATCTTATCAATTTGTTTAGTAATATCATTTTGGTCTACTCTCCCCCTAATTAAAAAATATGAATACAAAATCATCTGTATACTTTTCATTTTAGGATTTTTAAATGCCGGTTGATTTTCTATAGTTATTACATCTACATTTAATAAATATTTTCTATTATCCAATTCTCTAATTAAATTTTCAGCAACTAATTCCGTTTCATTCTTTTTATCCTTCTTCTTCTCCACTAAATTATAATCTTCTATACTTAATTTTTCAGATTTAAAATGCTTACTACAATAACCTATAAATCTATTATCCTTCTTTTCATAATAAATCTTTTTTTGACATAATTTATTATTTTTTTCTATAAAACAACAACCTATTTTATTAACCTCTATCATTTTATTACTATTTTTGAATTTTTTACTATGTGTTTTACAACAATAAGTATCAAATTCTATATTATAATACATTGAATTTTTATTACACATTTCTTTATTCTTTTTTAATTGTTTACAAGTAGGTATAGGTTTAGATTTTTCACCTATATTTATTATTTCCCAATTTAAAATTTTAAAACTATTATCATTTTTTTCCACTAAACAATAAGATAAATTTTTAATACCTATATCCCAACTTAGATATTTCATATATACTAACAAATATAATATATTATAAACCTAAACAAATATTTATAATATATTATGTTGATTTAGAGTTTTATAATCTCTTTAATTCTTTATAATTGATTTTGTCAAAGTTTTTTTATTTTTTTGATCTAATTACTTCGTTATATAAACTTTTTTTACATTTAGGAATATTCATATCCTCTATTTTTATTTCTACTAATTTTTTAGTTTTTTTATTATTATTTTTAGATTTCAATAAAGTCTTACAATCTAATTCCCCTTTACTAAATCTTCTATCTCTCAATCTAATTTCAGTATATCCAGATTTTTTCTTAGTATTTAATGTACATAATAAAGGGTATTTGCGTATTAAATATACCGCACTATCGTGTATCCTATTTTTTGTCCTATTTATTTGCATTCCACCCGGTTCTTTATAACACCTTGTTCTACAAGTTACATTAGTGAATCTTAGAACTCCGCCGTCTTTTAAATAATATTTTATAGATCTTTCGTAATCCTCTTTATCGTCAATTGTCCTAAGTTCTGCTTTTTTATTATTTACTACTCCAGTCATAAACCCTATAATATATACTAATTTAGTAGTGGTATAATCGTCAATATTTTTAGTAGTAGGTTTCATAAAATAAGGATTTTCAACTGGATATACACCCCAATTATCACATTTCTTCTGTTTTGCAGTTTCAAATGCGAATTCTATAAATTTATGTAAATCTTTCATATTATGTAATCTATTATTTTTCTTATCATAAGTTTCGTCTATTTTGTCTATTACAACACCGTCTTTATTATTAAAAATTTTAAATATATGACTAATATCGTCATCCATATAAAAAATTCTTTGTTTCTCTTTGAAATAATTTGCCATAAAAATTCTAATATTTTTTATTCCGGGTTTCCCTACTACTATTTTGTTATAATGTTTTTTCTCTATTTCACCTTCATATATCTTTTTTTGTTCTTCATCTGAAACGAAAATTATAATTTTTTTAGGGTCAATTTTATGTTCAATTAATAATTTTAATGTTTTTTTTTTTAGTATAAGAGGTCTTTTATAAGAGGGGATTGCTACTATATATTTATTTAGCATATACATTATAAAAATATTTTTATAAATACAAAACATTATAAAATAAAAAGCATTTTTATAAAAATAATAATATAGTAATATAGTAATATATTAATATGTCAAGTCCTCATTGGTTAACTGGAGAAATAATAGATGAAAATACAACACCTTGGGTTTTAGGTATGAATAAAAGTTATTTTTTATTAGGTGTTAAAGCAATAGGAATATTCTTATTAGTGTTTATTATATTAACATTGGATTTCCTTGCTTTATCTGTATCTTTACAATGTAATAGAAAAAGTCCTAGTTTGTTATCAGCAATATATGCCTTCTTTTTTGGACCTATATATTTATTAATAAATTATTATTTTGTTAGAGTATTATCAAAAGGAGAATCCTGTGAATTTTCTTCGGAAAACCCTTTTTCACTTTAATAAAATGAGTGTTTAATAAAATGAGTGTTTAATAAAATGAGTGTTTAATAAAATGAGTGTTTAATAAAATGAGTGTTTAATAAAAATGTTTGTTTAATAAAAAATATATAATAATAATATAAATGAATTTACAAGATTTTAGAAATAACCAAGAACTTATTGGTGCTTTAGTAATAATATTTATAATTATGGCAACCTATTACTATTATTTATATAAAGAATATCGAAAAACAAAAGATACTTATGATAGTAAAAGACACGTAAGTATTTGCCCAGATTATTGGATTTTAACAAGTAATTCTAATCCAGAAGATAAAATTATTAAATGTAAAAATGAAAAAAATATTGGAAGGTGTAATCATAATATAGATAAAGATTTCAGTTCTAAATTATATCAAGACGATATCGCAAAATGTAAATGGTCTAAATATTGTAATGCTCCGTGGGAAGGAGTTGACCACTTATGTGCGGATTTAACTGTAACCCAATTAGAAACAAATAAATAATTTTTTATTATTTCTTATTACAATAATTAGTTCTTAAAACTGATTTATAACTTTACTAATAATAACTTGTTAAATACTAATAACTTGTTAAATACTAATAACTTGTTAAATACTAATAAATTGTTAAATGAATTTACTATTAGTAGATAAATATAAACCTAAAAAAATAGAAGATATACAAGGAAATAAACTTCAAATAAAAAGATGTAAAAAATGGATTACTGATTTCAAAAATAAAAAAGAAAATACTAAACCCTCTTTATTATTATCCGGTCCACCCGGTATAGGTAAAACAAGTCTAGCTTTATTACTTTTAAAAGAATTTGAGTATGATATAATAGAATATAATGCTAGTGACGTTCGAAATCAAAAATTAGTAAAACATAATTTACAAAGTATTATTGGTAAAATTAGTATTAGTAGTCTTATGGGAGGTTTAAAACATATTGGAATTATTATGGATGAAGTTGACGGTATGAGTTCAGGAGATAAAGGAGGAGTATCCGAACTTATTTCATTTATTAATCCAAATAAAGGAAAAAGAAAAAAGGACAAAGTAAATTTACATTATATTAATCCGATTATTTGTATTTGTAATAATGATAATGAAAAAAAAATGAAAGATTTAAAAAAAGAATGTGAACATATTAAATTCGTTTTACCCAGTATTAGTGAATTATATTCTTATGCCGCAATAATAATAGAAAAAGAAAATATTGATATTTCAGAAGATGATATACTTTCTATAGTTACCTTCTGTCAACACGATATTAGAAAAATGATTTCTATTATTGAAAATATAAAATTAAGTCTTAAAAATAATGATAAGAAAAATATTCAAACAATTTTGGATTCTATGGAACAAAAACATAAAGATACATATTTACTAACAGCAAGTTTTAATATAATGAATGAATATAAAGATATAGATTCAACGATTCGTATTTATAATACGGATAAAAATATGATAGGATTAATCATTCACGAAAATATATTCGGTTTTATGAATAATTATAAAATAGATGAATCTGAAAAATTTAATATAATAAAAAATATCTTCCAATATATGTCTTATAGTGATTACTTTGATAAAGAGATATTTACCAATTGTAATTATGGTTTTCACCAATTAAACGCAGTCTATAAATGTTGCGTTCCTTCATATTTATTAAATCAACACAATAAATATTCCACATTGAAATTTACATCAAATGACATTCAATATACTAAAATTCTTAGTAAATTTTCATTACAATATAATAACTACAAAAATAAAATTTATATAAATAGGAAAATAAATAACTTATCCAATGAATCACAACATATACTATATTCATATTTCATAAAATCAATCGTTTTAAATAATAATATATTAAAAATGGATTGCTATAAAGAAAATATAAATACTAAAATAAAATTCTTAATTGAAAAATATGACATCAAACCAGAAGATTTAGAGAAAATGTATAAATTAATTCTAAATAGAGCAAAAAATACTAAATATGATAAATTATATTCTCAACTCGCAAGCAAAGAATTAGATAAAAAATATTTTGAAAAATACCTTAAATTACTTTCCATTTGAATTATGATTTATTCTTTTTTTATTTGTCTTATTCTTTGTTTTATTTTTATTTGTCTTATTCTTTGTTTTATTTTTATTTGTCTTATTCTTTGTTTTATTCTTTTTCCTTTGGGGTCCAAATTTCCCCTTTTTATTTTTAGATTTTTTTTTCTGTAAAAGACCTTTTTGTCTTAAAGGATTTTCTTTACTTTTCATTAATTTGGATTTCCTTTTACTTACTATATAACCATATTCATTCATAACAAAGTCTTCTTTTGTTAATCTTCCCTGTGTCATTCTTGCTTTTCCGTGCCATACTTCTGCTCGTGTTCCATATCTTTTAGTTCTTAATCTTCCCATATATTATATTAAAAGATATAAAATAAAATGAAAATTATAAATTAATAGTATTTAATAAATTATTTATTTTTTCCTATTTTAATTTCTACTTTTACCTTTACCTTTATTATTTTTTTTACCTTTACCTTTATTATTTTTTTTACCTTTACCTTTATTTGTTCTTTTACCTTTACCTTTATTGGTTCTTTTACCTTTACCTTTATTGGTTCTTTTACCTTTACCTTTATTGGTTCTTTTACCTTTACCTTTATTGGTTCTTTTACCTTTACCTTTATTGGTTCTTTTACCTTTACTATGTTTTTTTATTCCACTACCTGCTGCTGCTGCGGAATTAGGAATTTCACATTCTAAAGTCATATATTTAAATTCTTCTGCTAACCCACTAACTGTATGTAAATTAAAATTATTACTATTTAGATTTTGGGAAAAAATTACGGATAAAAGTTCATCTTTATAAAAATCAACTAAAGAATTATATGTGGAATCAAAATGAGGGTAAAAGTATGATTCGGTAAACAGACTATCGATAGAAAAACATATTGGTTCTCTAGCTGGAAATTCTTCTCTAAAATATAAACACATTTTACTTATTGATATAGGATTTGGTATAGGTGGCAGTGCTCCGCACTCTATATTATTGCATTCATAAATGAAAAAATTTGTTTTAGTGTCGTCTTTTTTAATCTCTTTTTTAACATCATCATCGGTCTGAACCCCTAAAAACCATCCAGGTATATATCCAGAGTTGTCTAATCTTTCAGGGAAACTAATTCCAGCGAACTTTTGTTTTATTAAATTTATATGAGTGGTATTTTCTGCCATTTATATATTATAATTAGAAAAAAATATAATATAAATTATTTATAATATAAATTAATTATAATATAAATTATTTATAATAAACTTCCAAGAGGAATTTCACTAATTACTTTCATAATTCTGTCAAATTCTGCTTCCATTCTTTCCGGTTCTTTTATAAAATCTTGACTTGCGTCTATTGTTATAACTTTAATACCATTTTCTTCTTCCCTTTTTAACCATTCTTCGTGTAGTTTATTGAGTTCTTCCAGATAATCTAAAGGAATACCACTTTCCCCAGTTCTATCTCTTTTCATAATTCTATTATTACAAATATCTTTACTCGTCTTGAGATAAATATAAACGTCTCCTTCTAAATTAAATTGCTCAGAAAATACATTAAACCATTGTTGATATATATTATATTCTATTTCACTAATGTTTCCTCTCCTATAATTACATTCCATAAAAACATTCTTATCTGTGTAAACTGAACGCTCCACAAAATTAATTTTTCTATGACATTCGGTACTATTATCTTTTCTCATATCTAAAATATCCTTAGTTCTACTAATAAACGCGTTCATCTGAAAAGCAAAACCATATTTTTCCTGGTCTTCATAGAAATACTCTAATAGATTTTTACCGGTTGAATCTTTTGTATTTAACCACTGTTCCACTGGTTCCTTCTTTATAAAAGCATTTTCAATATTTTTTCTTTTAAAATACTTTTCAAACTCTTCGATAAAAGTTGTTTTTCCAGCGCCAATATTTCCTTCAATATAAATAAACATTATAATATAATTATTCCTTTTTTATAATTATTCATTTATATATCAATTTTTTTTTATTTAAAAAAACAAATGTAAAAGGTAAATATGTCAAAATCAATTAATATCTATTACACTGGAATAGGAAGTAATAATAAGACAATATTTAATGAAAAACAATTTAGAAGAATTATTCATAATAATATATACCGTTTTCATTTATTAGGATTAGAATCATATTTACAAGAAGCAGTTGAAAATCCATTAACCTGTGATATTCGATTATTATTAGACTTAACTGGTGCCTATAAATCTATATTATAATTCTATATTATTAACATTATTTTTCTTATAATAATCTAATTCATACGTTTTTTCGTGACACCAATCTCCGTCATGTTCTCCTTGTTTTCTTGAGAAACCATATAAAAATATATTTTTTTTATTTGTAATAGAATTAATATAATGATAACAAACAAATCCTGTTTGTGGTTGTTTTTTACCTGGATATTTTTTTATATATTTTTTATAATCTACTATTCTTAAATTATACGGGTTTTTTAAATTTTTTGTATTATCAGATAATATAATAATAGTATTATTTCTATTAAAAATTTTTATTTTTTGATTATCATATTCAGTTTTACCCCAGAATGAGTTTAAATGATTGGAACGCAAAAATAAAAGTTTTTTACAATCACTATTATTTAAATTCTTTAAATCATTCGAATTGAATTTTTTAAATGGTTCAATATGATTGAAAAAAATAAGTGTATTATTTATATTATTTGCGAATTTCATAATATCACTTACCTTAATTTCTGGATTATTGGCTATTAAATAATATTTATTATTATTATTATTCTTAAAATGTTCTATTTTACATGTTGTTATTAAAATATAAAGAATTATAATAATAAATATTGACGCGTAAAGTTTATCCATATATTTATATTTTATATTTTATATTTTATATTTTATATTTTATATTTTTTTATATTTTTGGTAGAATGTTCAATTTGTGAATCATTTCCTCCCCATGTACTACTAGCATCACATAATCCTTCAATTACATATGCATTAATTATTTTATTTTTAAATAATTCTAATAAAAATAAATCAATAGGTCTGTTAATGGGTAATTTTTTCATAATTTTCTTTACACACTTTAAATTGATAATATATCCGGAAGTAGAAAAACCACAAGTAGGAATATAAATATTTTTCGATACATATTTCTTCTTACCTGTATTTAGAAATGATATATAAATAATATCCCAGTCATTTGGGACTTTAGATAAATATTTTTTATAAGTATTAAAATTTTTATTAGGTTTTATATCATCTTCTACAATTATACATTTCTCTATATTTTTATCTAACATTTTTTCCCATAATCCATAATGACTATATATACATCCAATTTCTCCTTTTGATAATTTTAAATTTATTCCTGGTTTTATATTTTTGTCACATAGTGAATTAAGATTTGTATCATAATCTAATTTAACTTTATTTGTATCTACTATTACATTATTTCCGTCAATTGCTTCAAATCGAGTAACAGATAAATTTAAGTTTTTAAAATTTTTATTTATTTTTCGCATTCTATCTTTCGATTTATCCAGATTTATACAATAAATAGTCATATTTGTTATAAAATGTTCTGTTGATTTATTTGTTATAAAATAAATAAATAATACTATAATAATTGTTAAAGCAACAGATATCATTATTAATATTTACTAATATTTTTTTATAATTAATAATTTATAATTTTTTATATATAAGAAATATAAAAGAAAATATAATATAGAACTATTAACTATAGAACCAATGGAAGAACCACTACAACTTCAAAATATTTTAGCAAAAGAAAATAATTTTGTTACAGACGATTATGAGTGTGCGATTTGTTTAGACAGTTTAGACAGTTTAGACAGTTTAGACAGTTTAGACAATTGCGAAGAAAATAAAATTATACAACTCAATAATTGTAATCATAAATTTCACGAATCCTGTTTAAAACAATGGCTACTACATAATAATACATGTCCATTATGTAGAACAAATATTAATAATTTTATCGAAGCTAAAATTAGTTTATTATGTGGGAATTTATTTAAAAAAAAAACTATTATCGAAATACAAGAAGATAAAATTATATTTCATTCATATCCAAATAAAACAAATGAATTATTTAATTTAGACTATTTTAAAATAAAAAAAATGAAGATAACATTTAAAAATTGTAAAATTTATTATGCCAGAATAAATGGAAATGAAATTACTATAAAAAAAAAATATATTTATTTTGATAATTATAAATTATGTCACGATTTTTTTAAATGTCTTACAGAAATCATAATAAAATACTATAAGAAATATAATTTAACTTTTAATTATGTTTGATATTAGAAGAATTATAATATATAACAGAATTTACACATTTTAAACATATATTACTCCCAGATATACATATACCACAGAAACCGCACAAATTAGAACATACATATTCATTATCTGAAATATATTTTTTATGTTTTTCCCCTTTACACTTCATACAAATAACTAAATTATTTAGAAATTTTAATTCTTTTATTATTAGATATGATATATCTTCATTTATTAAATCTGTAAATATTTTTTCTACTTCTAAATAATATTCATCCATATAATATTATATATATTTAAATTTCTTGATCTTTTGTTTGTTCTACCTCTGTGTATAATTTGTTTTCAATAATACGGTTATTTGATGCTTCTACACCATTGTATAATGTGTTTTCTATTGTACGGTTTTTAGAAGTTTTATCATAAATATTACTATATTCTACATTTGAAATTATCATATTATCTTCTTGATTATACATAGGATTTGGTGTTAATTTAACACCCTTATTTTTTTGGACTTGACTATACATTTCTTCTTCTTTATATAAAGGATTATTTCTTTCACCGTTCCAGACTTCGCTATATGTGGGATTATTACATTTTTGTATCATACCATATTGTTTCGCGTCGGCATAAATAGGATTATTCATACTCCTTCCATTATTTATAACATGTATCTTATTTACATTTGAGTAATAATATTTTACACATAATATAAAAGATGCTATTAAAAGTAAAGATAATACAAATATTAATATTATCCAAAGTAAATACTTATGACCAATATTTGTTAGTTCACTATCATAATTAATTATTGTAATATTTGTATATGGTGTTGTTTGTGTTGATTTAGTAATTATAGGTATATTATTTGTTTTTGTAGTGGTTGTAAATATAGTAGGTTTTAAAATATCAGTTTTTTCAGTCATTTGCGAAGTAGTTGTTTGTAATATAGGAGTTGTTTGAGTTGTTTGTGATGTAGTTGTTTGTGGTGTAGTTGTTTGTGATGTAGTTGTTTGTGGTGTAGTTGTTTGTAATATAGAAGTTGTTGTAGTTATAGAAGTTGTTGTAGTGGTTAAAGAAGTAGTAGAAGTAAAAGAAGTAGTGGTTAAATGATTTATTAAAAAAGTATTACTTACTCTTGAAATATTATAATCTTCATTTACTACTTGTATCTTATAATTTTTATTATAATCATTATACTCTAAATCCCACAAATAATAATTATTTGAAAACTTATTTTCAACTAAATTCCTTATTAATTTATCATTATTTTCTAATAAATTTATACTAAAATTATTATAATTAGAATTATCCTCTAACCAACTAATATTAATTTGATTACCTTCCCTACTTACAAAGTCATACCTATTTTCATTCGGTTTTTCTACCAATAAACCATAACTATTAAATATGGGACTATATCTCTCGATTCCGGTGTCTTGCTCTTTTATCTTTATTCTTAAATCATAACTCGCAATATCATTAAAAATATCATCCAAATACCAATTATAAATATCTATTTGACTATCTATATTATCGACTATCGATAATTCTCTCATCCACTTAGTATTTACATAATATTCCAAATCTATATCTATGAAACCTTTAAATCCATTCCATTGAATTTCTAAATTTTTTTTAGGTATTATCACTGAATCACTAATAGGTTGTGTTACATTCATATTAGTTTTGATACTAAAATAATCTGATAAGATATAATTATTATTAGTATTAGTTAAAGAACTAGAAAAACCCTCCGTATTCGTAATTACTAACTTGAAATTATGATTTAATAAATCATAATAATTTAAATTTCTGGGAACGTTCCATAAATAATCCCCTTCAGTTACTAAATCATCTAACACTAAATCACCATTTTCATATGTTGATAAAGTATTAGATGTAAAAGAGTTCGTGTCTTGGTGTAATAAATAAATATGATAATCAGTTAGGTTAGATAACCAACTAATATTATATGAATGATCAATATATAATTCATCATTCATAGTAGGAAATATGAAATTTCCACTTGTAGCATTTACCGTTGGAAATATGAAATTTCCACTTGTAGCATTTACCGTTGGAAATATGAAATTTCCACTTGTAACTAAAATAAAACAGAAAAAAATTATATTCTTAAACATATTAGCATATATTTTACTTTAAAATCTTAAATATATTATTCAAAATTAGTTTTTATTTATTAATGTAAGAATAATCTTCTCCCAGAAATTGCCATATACATTCCATATTCGTCGCATGCATTTATTACCCCTTCATCTTGTATACTTCCTCCAGGATTTAAGATATATTTTACATTATATCTTTCGGCATAATCTATATTATCTCTAAAAGGGAAAAAAGCGTCAGAACTTAAAACTAATTCCGTCATATTCTCATTCAAAAATTTATCCTTTTCATCTTTTGTTAATAATTCCACATCATCCATAAATAATTTCCGCCATTCTTCCAATTCTATTTCCGTAAAATCCCCATTTACATATTTTATAACCGCATTCACCTTATCTTGTCTTTTTATTCCGTCCTTAAATTTATCTAATAACGCGATTGTCTTAGGATGTCTCTTCAAATTAAACACATTTGCTTTATTTCCAGCCAGTTTAATACAATCCACTCTATTTTGTTGTCCAGCACCAATACCTATAACTTGCCCTTTATTCGCAATTGTTATAGAATTAGAAGGAGTATATTTTAATGTTATGGTTGCCAATATTAAATCTTCTTTCTTTTCTCTACTTATTTCCCTATTTTCCGTCGGTACTTTCTCAAAATAATCATTTAATACCTTTTCATCATTACAATCTTGAGATACAGCAACACCCATTATTTCCCTATATTCTACTCTATTATAATCTATATCCCATTCACCCTTTATAATAGTAAATTTTCCTCCTTTCTTCTGTTTTAACATATTAAACGCATCTTCTGTATATCCTCTCGCTATTATACCATCACTCACTTCTCTTCTAATTAATCTAGCACAAGTTTCATCTACTATACCACTAATCGCTATGAAATCCCCAAATGAAGAAAGAGGGTCGCAATTACGAGCCCTAACAAATGCCCTCCCACTATGCGATTCATTCAAATCTTCATTGGTATATTTCTCCAAATCATATAATACCTTCTCTAAGTTAGTTATCACTCCTCTTGAAGTTCCTACTCCAGCAGGAGCAGTATGTTTAAATGAAGTAGCAGTCATATATCCTAAGTTTTTTTCAGCTTCATTAACTAGAAGCCAAGAATTAAATGCATCTAAATAATTAATATATCCGGGATTACCATTTAATACCTCAATAGGTAATTTGTTATTATTGATAGTAGAAATAAAAGCATTTGTTTGATATGGATTACAACCGTATTTAATTGGTGTTTGTTCAATATATTTCCTAAATTTAATCCTCTTATCGAAATAAGTAACTATATTTTGGTCATATTCTACAGTATGTTGGAATGCTTTTAAGGCTAAGTCTTTTCGTAGAAGTGTTAAGGATACTATATATTGATAAGAATCCATTAACTGCTGATAATCACTTGGATCCGTTAAAACTAGAACATTTTTATAATTTTTGGCTGCTGCCCTAATTAATGTTACACCTCCAATATCTATTTTTTCAATTATTTCCTCGTCTGTTGCGTTTTTTATATTAAAAGGATATAAATTTACTATTACTAAATCTATTTTCTCTAAATTATACATACTATTATTAAATTTCTCATAATCTTCTACATGTTCTAATATAGTAGGGTCATACAAAATACCTCCGTATATTTTGGGATGAAGAGTTTTAACTCTGCCACCTAATATTTCAGGAAAACCAGTGAAATCACTAACAGATTTAATTCTCTTAGTATAATCTACATCATTTAATTCTATATTTCCGTTTTGAATATTATCTACAATGTGATTATATGTCCCACCAGTGGAAATAATATTGTAATCATTATTGAAAAGAAATTTGACTAAGTCTATCAAATTACTTTTATCACTAACACTAATTAATGCGAGTTTCATTTTATAAACAAAATAATAAAAGATATTCTTAAATTAAAATATTTCACTATAAAATATTTTAAAAATTGATTTTTTTTTTACAAATTATAAATATTAAAAATGGCACAAGAAATAAAAATTCAAGAAACTAATAATAAAAATACTTCATTACTGGAAGATACTTATCCCTAATGTATGTGTAGTAATTGCCTATGTGGAAAAAGGAGTTGCTTCATCTGTGGTAGCGGAACTCTTCCATTAGACTATGAATTATGTAAAATACGCGATTTTTGTAGTGCTGGTTTAGAAGGATGTTTAGAAACTTCTATGTATATTGTAAATGGGAAAAAACACTATTTGGGTCCACTTGATAATTATGAAAGGACTGATTTTATTGGTCAATTGGCAAAATGTAATAATTGTCGTTCTCATAAAGATTATGAATTAAAATAATTTTAAAAATTGATTTTTTTTTTGTAAATTATAAATATTAAAAATGTATAAATTAACTGTTGAAGAAGAAACTATAAAAGAAACACAGGAAGAAGAAAAAATTAATCTTCTTTCTTCTAATGATATTAAAGGAATTTCTGAATATATATTAAATGAAGCCAAAAACATTATTGTAATGACTGGTGCCGGAGTAAGTGTATCTGCTGGAATACCGGATTTTAGAACTCCGGGAACAGGTATATATTCTAAATTAGAAGAATATGATTTACCTTGCCCGGAGGCAATTTTCTCAATTGATTATTTTAAAGAAAATCCGGAACCATTTTATACCTTTGCGAAGGAAATATACCCTGGATTACATTGCCCAACGCCTGCACATTATTTTATAAAATTGCTGGCTGATAAGAATATTCTACAGAGAGTTTATACACAAAATATAGATAGTCTTGAACATATTGCGGAAATAGACAAATCACTTATTGTTGCGGCACACGGAAACTTTGACACGGCAACTTGTATTGAAACAGGAGAAAAAATAGACCCCGAAGAAGTTAAAGAATATATACTTTCGGGTAAAGAAGGATGGGAAGAAATGAATGAAAAATATGGTGGTCTTGTAAAACCTGATATTGTATTTTTTGGGGAACAATTACCCACTATATTTCATAAACTACTTGAAGAAGATTTCCCTAAATGCGATTTACTTATTGTTATGGGGACTTCCTTAAAAGTTAGACCTTTCTGTTCTCTTATTGACTATGTTCCTAAAAATATTCCAAGATTACTAATTAATAGAGAGGAAGTTGGAGTAAAAGAAGATAATGAATTGTCTTTTATGATACAACAAATGGAAGGATTTAAATTCGAAGATGAATGCGGAGATGTTTCACTTCTAACAGATTGCGACAAAGGAGTTAGAGAACTAGCAGATGAACTAGGATGGTTGAATGAGTTAGAAGAATTAATTTCAACTGGAAAAAATAAATTGGGAAATAAAGAATGAATTTTAATAAATTAAAATATTTCACTATAAAATATTTTTAAAATTTATACAATTATCTTTTTCATTCCATATTTTTCTAAATCTTATATCTAATTTTATACTTTTATTTTTTTTTATACTTTTATTTTTTTTTATACTTTTATTTTTTTTTATACTTTTATTTTTTTTTATACTTTTATTTTTTTTAATAATGTTTTTGTTGTTAGAAATAATATTATTGTTCATTTTATATTTTAGTAAATTTTTCAAATATATTGTTTTATCATTTGATTTTTTAACATTTTTAATTTCTTTACCTAATAAATTAGTAATTTCATTTATAAAAAAATTGGCTATTTTAGTTTTGGATAACGTTTCCAATTTTTTAATATTTTTTATTTTAAATTTATCTTTATTATTATTTATACCTCTATCACTATTTATACTTAAATTATTAGTAAATATTATTCTAATTATTTCATTATCTTTAATTAAATCGCAATAAAGTGGTATATGATCTGAATATAAATTATTATACCAATTTTTTTTATTTATACTTTTTATATGTTCTTCTCTATTTAATTTTTTATATTTAGTACCTAAAAATCCATACCTATATTGTTTATAAAAATCGGTTATCTTAATTTTATTTTTACTCACTTCAATATAATGTTCTTTATCAAATTTTATATCTAAATCTTCTGGATAAGTAATTATCATTGTTTCGGCGTTAGTCCAATCTCCTCCCTTAGTAGCGGATTGTGCGTTTTGAAAGAAATTATAGGGTCTATATTTCGCAACAATATGTCTAGATATTAATAATTTATATTTCATTTTAGATAATAAATTACCTAAATAATTTATATCGGAAATGCCATCATTTTCATTTACATTACCATAATATACATTACTATCTCCTCCTAATATTATTTTGAATTTTTTATAATCCTTCGAATTTTTTATTTTTTTTAAAAGCTTAATAATTTCATTTGATATTTGTTTTCCTTCCATATTAGAAGCACTGTGAATATTTACTAATATAATATCTTTATAAATATGATATATACGGTGTTTAATAATATATTTCATACCTTTATCTTCGCATTTAGTCTTATTATGCGTAATAGGTTTTATAATATTACCCAAAAATTTAATTGGATATTGAGTTTTATATTTATTATTATCTACATAATCTATTTCTTTTTTTAATGTAATGAATTCATCATTTGGTCCATTTACCTTGTAATTATGCCATTCTTCATTCATAGTAGTTATTATAATTTTAGGTTTGTTATTAGATAAACAAGGTATTTTATGGAATATATTATAAATTATATATAACATATCATAATGCCAATTTTCTCTATTTTGTATATCATTATTTCCTAATTTTGTATATAATGATTCAAAAATACAGGGTGTTTTAGAAAGTTTAAAAGGAGAATGAATGTTTCCTGCATTATTATACACTGCTTCAAAACCCGCAATATTATTAAATTGTGGTTTGCCACTAAATAATACATTTGGTATTTTTTCAAAATTATTCCTTTTTTTTATATTAATTAATATTGATATAATGGAATTTTTTTTATGTTCTTCGTTAAATATATTATCAATATTATTGAATATTTTTAATGATTTAATTAAAGATTTAAAATTATCATATATATTTTCTAATTTATTATCCATTTATACTATAAAATATATATTTATTTTTTAAAAATTAAAATATTCTATAAATATACATGGGAGAAACAAATAATTTAATAGTTTTAGTAATAATAATTATAGTATATATATATTTATATAAACAACAAAATACCATAAATGATAATATGGGTAATATGGGTAATTCAAATCCGTGTACTGATAAATTAAGTGATTTGGAATATTTAGAACATATGATTCCGCATCATCAAGTTGCCATTGATATGTCTGTTTTATTACAAGAGAAAACTAAATCAAATGTAATGCTTAATTTATGTAGAGAAATAATAAGAATACAATCCTATGAGATATTGGAAATGGAAAAAATGAAATCATATAAAGGAAGTCTTTTTTCTAATAATAAATGGGCAAAAGAAGATATTAAAACAAAATTAGATATGTATAATCCTACTTTATCAAAAGCAAAAGAAGGCGATTGTAATCCCTTATTTTTTAAACCAAACGACCATTCAAAAATGATGAAAGGGATGAAAATAAACGAAAAAAGTTATTTAGAACATATGATACCACACCACCAAGTTGCGATTGATATGAGTAGACGTTTATTATTACATACAAATAATTCTTATTTGTTGGAATTTTGTAGAAACTTAATAATAGACCAACAAAGAGAAATATTATATATGAATAATTTACTTAACAAAAAAAATTATTTATATAAAAGTGAATTATTATAAATAAAAGTGAATTAATAAATTAAAATATGTTATAAATAATAAATAAAGTGAATTAATAAATTAAAATATTTTATAAATATAAATGGGAGAAGCAAATACTTTAATTGTTTTAGTAATTATAATTATTGTATATATATACTTATATAAACAAAACCATATTTATCAAGAAAATTGGGAGGTTTATAAACAAAAACCATACGGACATATTAAAACAGGTTCCGAACCTATGAATTATTATGTTCAAAAAAGGTATAGGAAACCATATAGATATCCTTTTCAATTTATGAAAACAGCACCTTTCAATCATTTATCTCACTTGGATTAATTTTATTTCTTTTTATTAGATTTATTCTTTTTAACTGATTTCTGTTTTTTTCTCGTATTCTTTCTCTTAGCCGAATTTGGTTTTTTTTTCTTAACCGATTTATTTTTCTTACCCTTTTTGGAAGTTTTTTTTCTTCTTTTTAATCCGGCAATAACAATATCTGGAGGCATTGTTAACGCTTGTTTATAGGAGGGAAGCGTAAGAAGATCCACAACATCACCATAGCCTTTAGCTTTGGCTAAGGACATAGCTTTACCTTCACACTCCTTGTCTCGGTTGGTTGGTATTTTGCCATTATGCTCCCCCAGCAGTTCCCTGACAACATCAGCGTGGCCTTCCCTCGCCGCAATACACAGTGGGGTGTCTTTATTATCGGTCCTCTCCTTATTTGGGTCGGCGCGGTGCTTCATCAGCTTGGCGACAACATTAAAGTGGCCATTCTGCGCGGCAACGAACAGTGGGGTGGCTCCATCGTCGGTCTTTGCCTGGTTTGGCTTGGCGCCTTTCTCCAGCAGCAACTTGACAACCTTATAGTGGCCTTCCTGCGCGGCCACGAACAGCGGGGTGGCTCCTTCGTCGGTCCTTGCCTGGTTTGGTTCGGCGCCGTGCTCCAGCAGCAGCTTCAAACACTCGGTGTCGCCTTTCCACGCAGCCATATACAGCGGCGTGGATCCTTCGTCGGTCCTTGCCTGGTTTGGGTCGGCGCCGTGCTCCAGCAACAGCTGCAAGCACTCGGTGTGGCTGTCCTGCGCTGCCATGTACGCCGGGGTGGCTCCATCGTTGGTTGTTGCTTGGTTTGGTTCGGCGCCGTGCTCCAGCAACAGCTGTAAGCACTCGGTGTTGCCGTAGTGCGCGGCCATGTACGCAGGGGTGATTCCATCGGTGGTCCTCTTCTGGTTTGGGTCGGCGCCGTTCTCCAGCAGCAGCTTCAAACAGTCTGCGTGGCCTTGACCCGCGGCAACGTCCACCGGGGTGACTCCATCGATGGTCTTTGCCTGGTTTATGTCGGCACCGTGCTCCAGCAGCCGCTTCAAACACCCTGCGTGGCCGTTCTGCGCGGCAACGAACAGTGGGGCGACTCCTTCGTCGGTCCTTGCCTGGTTTGGGTCGGCGTTGTGCTCCAGCAGCAGCTTCAAACAGTCTGTGTGGCCTTCCTGCGCGGCCACGTACAGTGGGGTGGCCCCAGTGTCGGTCGTTGCCTGGTTTGGATCTATTTCTGGATGCTCCAGCAGCAGTTTGACAACATCAACTTTGCCCTTCTTCGCGGAAATGAACAGTGGGGTGGCTCCATTGGTGGTCATCGCCTGGTTTATGTCGGTGTTGTGCTCCAGCAGCAGATGCTTGACCTTTTTATCGTTTCCATTCTTAGCGGCTTTAAATAAATCATTACTATTTGACATATATATATATAATATATTTTATTTTTTATTTCAAATAATAATTAATTTACATTCCACATTATCTAAATATTTAATTTAATGTATTATTTCATACAATAAATTATATATTTAATTAAAAAAATATTTTAGATTATTCCTTTTTAAAGGATTTATTCTTTTTAAAGGATTTATTCTTTTTAAAGGATTTATTTTTTTTTCTAGTATTCTTTCTTTTAATAGATTTATTATTTTTTCTAGTATTCTTTCTTTTAATAGATTTATTCTTTTTAAAGGATTTATTATTTTTTCTAGTATTCTTTCTTTTAATAGATTTATTCTTTTTAAAGGATTTATTATTTTTTCTAGTATTCTTTCTTTTAATAGATTTATTATTTTTTCTAGTATTCTTTCTTTTAACAGATTTATTCTTTTTTCTAGTATTCTTTCTTTTAATAGATTTATTTTTCATACCTTTTTTGGAAGTTTTTTTTATTCTTTTTAATCTCCCACCCCCCCCCAACCCTTTCCAGTAGCGGCTATCGTCGGATTCTTCGGATTCTTCGGATTCTTCGGGTTCAGAATGTTCAGAATATTGAATAAATATAATTGCTTCATTATCTGAATATTCTTTTGCTACTTTTTCTTCTGCGTTTGACACTGCTTTTTTTGCTTCTGCCAATGCTTTTTTTGCTTCTGCCAATGCTGCTTTATTTCTTCCTTTTTCTGATGCTTTTAATGCTTTTAATGCTTCTAATGCTTCTTCTAATTCTTTTTCTGCTTTTTTTTTTGCTTCTTCTCCTTCTACTTCTTCTCCTTCTTTTCCTTCTACTTCTTCTTCTACTTCTTCTGTTTCTATTTCTTCTTCTTCTTCTTCTGCTGCTGCTGTTGCTGAGACTGCTTCTGTTTCTATTTCTTCTTCTTCTTCTTCTGCTGCTGCTGCTGCTGCTGCGTCTTCTGCTTCTGCTGCTGCTTGTGCTACTTCATCTGCTGCTTCTGCTGCTGCTTCTGTTGCTTCATCTGCTTCTTCTTCTTTTACTGTGGTACACTTTATTCGTTTCTTTTTATATCTAAACATAAAAATATGTTTCATTTCATCTTGTAAATTTTTATTTTTTAAATCACTACCTACATAAGTAACTCTAAAATATTCTCCTGTTTGTGCACCCTTTTTAACTCCTTTCTTATTACGAAAGTCTTTGGAATCATAATTAAAAAAAAATGGGTTTTCCCAGTCTAAAACTGGATAATTATTTATCATATGGGATGAGAATTTATTCGTCGTTTTTATATAATTATATTTTATATGTGCGTGTGAAGCTGTATTATCAAATTTTTTAAAATTGAAATCTTTACAATTTAGTTTTTTGTCCTCTGTACCAAAAAATTCTGTTATTTTTTGTGTTATTTCTTTATTTTTTTTTTTTTTTAAAACGAATTTTTTTTTTTTTTTTTTTTTTTTTTTTTTTTTTTTTTTTTAAAACGAATTTTTTTTTTTTTTCTTTTAATATTTCTAATATTTGTTTATACGTAATATTGTTAGACGTGTCACCTATTAACGATTTAAAGTACTCACGACTTTTTTTAATATAATATTTATTTTTTAAGTTATCTTCAAATCCACTTATATTACCTAAAATTATTTCCCTAATATTTTTTTTTTTTTTTTTTTCTTTTTTTTTTTTTTGTTTTAAACTCAGATTTGAATCATTTGAATCATTTGAATCATATGGATCATATGGATCATATAATTTTCTTTTAAATATATAACCATTTAATAATAGTAAATTCACCATTTTGTTTTTTTCATCTTTTAGCGGGGTGTCTCCATCGGTCTTATCCGCTAGATTCTGGACAAACTCCATCGGGGTTTCTCCGGTACGCTTCCTGTTTGGGTCGGCACCGGCATACAGCAGATAAGCGACAATCATACTTTTGCCTTTAAGCATGGCAACTTCAAGTGGGGTGTTACCATTATAAACTTGATCAATATTAAACTTAACATCATTATTAAACTTAACATCAGTAATTTCGAGCAAATATTGCACAACTTCTTCGTGCCCTTCCCGACAGGCAGCCCACAAAGCAGTTGCTTCGTTTTTGAGGACGGTGCCGGGGTTGACTCCTTTGGCGACCAGTTGCTTCATAAAAAAAATACGGCCTTCCTGCGCAGCCATGTAAAGTGGGGTGGCTCCATCGTCGGTCTTTGCCAGGTTTGGCTTGGCGTCGTGCTGTAGCAGATAGTCGACAGCATAACCGTTGTTATACTTAACGGCAACGTGTAGCGGGGTGGTTCCATCGGCGGTCCTTGCCAAGTTTGGGTTGGCATTATGCTTCAGCAGCTCCCAGACACCATAACGGTAGCCGCTCTTAGCTGCTATCCACAGCGGGGTGGCTCCATCGGTCATTGGCAAGTTTGGGTCGGCTTTGTGCTCCAGCAACAGCAGCAAGCACCCGAGTCGGCCATTCTGCGCGGCCACGTGCAGTGGGGTGGCTCCATTGGTGGTCGCTGCCTGGTCTGGGTCGGCTTTGTGCTTCAGCAGCAGCTCCAAACACCCTACGCGGTCGTTCCGCGTGGCCACGATCAGTGGGGTGGCTCCATCGGTCATTGGCAAGTTTGGGTCGGCGTTGTTCTCGAGCAGTATCTTCAAACACTTTGTGTGGTTTTTCTGTGTGGCCATGAGCACCGGAGTGGCTCCATTGGTGGTCGCTGCCTGGTCTGGGTCGGCTTTGTGCTTCAGCAGCAGCTCCAAACACTCGACGTAGCCTTTCTGCGTTGCCATGATCAGTGGGGTGGCTCCATCGGTGGTCATTGCCAAGTTTGGCTCGATGCCTTTATGCTCCAGCAGCAGCCTCAGACACTCTGCGTGCCTTTTCTGTGTGGCAATGAGCACCGGAGTGGCTCCATTGGTGGTCGTTGGCAGGTTTGAATCTATTTCTGGATGCTTCAGCAGCAGCTTCAAACACTCTTCGTGGCCATTCTGCGTGGCCATGATCAGTGGGGTCCGTCCATCGGTCTTAAACATGTTTGGGTCTATTTCTGGATGCTCCAGCAGCAGTTTGACAACCTCAACGTTGTCTTTCTTCACCGCAATCTCCACCGCAATGTGCAGCGGGGTGGCTCCATTGGTCTTAAACATGTTTGGGTCTATTTTTGGATGCTCCAGCAGCCGTTTGACAACATCAAAGTGGCAATTCAGCACGGCCACGTGCAGCGGGGTGACTCCTTCGGTCTTATCCGCCTTGTTTGGATTCGTTATATCAATACCTTTTCCTGCTGCTTCTATTGCTGCTGCTGCTGCTGCTGCTTTTTTTTTTTCTTCTTCTTTATTGAATTCTGTCATTGTTTCCAGTGCGTTTTCTGTTGTTGCTGTTGTCATTTTAGCCAGTTTTTTCGTTGTGGCATTGAATTCTATCATTGTTTTCTGTGCGTTTGCTCTTATAATGTTTAATTGTGTTTCCTTTAATCTTTCTAATCTACTTTTCAGTAGAGCATTTACAACCCCAACGTGGCCTTGCTGCGCGGCAATGAACAGCGGGGTGGCTCCGTATTTGTCGGTCCTTTCCTGGTTTGGGTCGGCGTTGTGCTCCAGCAGCAGTTTGACAACCTCAACGTGGTTGTTCTTAGCGGCCACGTACAGTGGGGTGGTTCCATGGGTGGTCCGTGCCAGGTTTGGGTCGGCTTTGTTCTCGAGCAGCAGCTGCAAGCACTCGGCGCGACCGTTCATCGCGGCAACGAACGCTGGGGTGGTTCCATCGTCGGTCGTTGCCAGGTTTGGATCTATTTCTGGATGCTCCAGCAGCAGCTGCAAACAGTCTGCGTGGCCATTCTGCGCGGCCATGTATACAGGGGTGACTCCATCGTCGGTCTTTGCCAAGTTTGGGTCGGCGTTGTTCTCCAGCAGTATCTTCAAACAGTCTGCGTGGCCTTCATACGCGGCAACGCACGCCGGGGTGCCTCCAGTGTCGGTCCTTGCCAGGTTTGGCTTGGCGCCTTTCTCCAGCAGCAACTTGACAACCTCAAAGTGGCCGTTCTCCGCCGCAATGTACAGCAGGGTGGCTCCATCGGTGGTCCTTGCCAAGTTTGGGTTGGCGCCGCTCTCCAGCAGCAGTTTGAAAACATCAACGTTTCCCTTCTTCGCGGCTTCAAATAAATCATTACTATTTGACATATATATATATAATATATTTTATTTTTTATTTCAAATAATAATTAATTTACATTCTATATTATCTAAATATTCAATATCCGTTTCTTTATAATTATAACTATCTTTTTTGACATATTTAACATAATTTATATATTCATCAATAATATAACTTTGTCTTGCTGTAAATATTATATTATATTCTACCATTTCCTTAAACTTTTCAAATATTTCAAAACCAACGTGTCCCTCTAAAAATACACCACAAGAAACTATATAATCGAATGACCCTATTTTATCTTTTATTTCTTCTATATCCATTTCTAATAAATTCATATTCCATATTTCGTCATATACTCCTTTATTTTCTGCTTGTTGTATCATATTATCTGATATATCTATACCTATCAATTTAATATTTATTTTCTTACTCTGACATAATCTTCTAATATTTAATCCTAATAATCCAGTTCCGCAACCGAAATCTAATATTTTTATTACTTGGTTATCTTCCAAAAATTCATTTCCTAAAATCATATTTGTAAAAATACATGCAAAATTGGGCGGTCCTTTATAACCTATACTACTTACATATTCTTCATAAGTTTCCGCCCAGTGATTATAAACATTTTTTTTATCACATTCACTTTGAAGTGATTTATTATGTAAAATAATATCCATTATTACTTATTTATTATAAAAATAATTTTAAATAAATAAAAATATAAAATCAAAAAATAAAAAAATCAAAAAATGAATTAATTTAATTCAATATCTTTTTACAAAATAGAAAGCAGTTTTCAGGGTGTAATATAGTCGCAACTGGAACTTTGCTTGGCATTTGTAAAGTAGAATTAATATTAGTCATCATATCTACCTTATCACTATGTGGAGGGCACGCCACAACTGGATAATGTGTATTACACGCGGTTATACCAGATAAGGCATTACTCATTCCAGCAACAGTAATAAATACCATTTTTCTATTTATCCTTTTTCCATAAATAGTATATTCGTCTAAAATTTTCAATAATTCCATAGTGTTTTTATGCGCTGAACATACGTGTTCTCTATGATAAATCTTATGTTTTATAAGGTGACCTCTAAGTTTTTCAATATGCGATTCGTCTGATTTAGACCCACTGAGAATAACCACACACGGGGAATGAATATGTTGGAAATAGTAATCTATTATAGGAGTTTCCATATCTGCTTTAACTTGTGAAATTATTGGTTCATCGTATTTTAAATTAGTTAATAATTCATACAAACCTCGATAACAACCAAAAACCTTCAATTTCTGTTGTTCTGGAACTATTGGTATTTTATCTACTTTATATGGATCACATACACTCTTAATATAATCTCTGGCCGCATCTTTATCTAATTTCACAGGATTTGGATTAATATTGAAATCTAATAAATTACTCTCCTTTTTCCAATATCTAGAGGAATCGCAAGTATGAATTTCGTCTATCAATATTATATTTCCCTTGGGGTCATATCCAAACTCATATTTAGTATCCACTAAAATTAATCCCCTCTTATCCGCCTCATACGAACCATATGAAAATAATTGCCTCGCTTTAGAATAAATAAAATCTAATTCCTCTAATGTTACTATTCCTTCGTCTAAAATTTTCTCGGAACTAATCAATTCGTCTCTTTCTCCTTTAGTTGTTGGTGTTATAACAGGATTCGGTAATTTTTGATTTTTAACATATCCTTTGGGGAATTTCAAACCACAATAAATAAATTCTTCATTTTTACTGTCTAAATTATAATGCTTATTATAATGTGTCCATAATGAAGTTTGTGTATTACCTGTAATATATCCTCTTACAATAATTTCGAGAGGAATAACTCTACATTTTTTCGCAATTAAATAACTACCACTGACATATAATAAATGATTTTCTATTATATGTCTTGTATTAGTCATCCACCATAAAT